CCTGCGATGATCTCTGAAGGGAGTATAGGGTCACAGCGTTTCCGTACTTTTCCCTACCGATCGTCGGGCCCCTGTGTCCCAGGGTGTCACGAATGTAATTAAAAAAGTCCTCGTCCTGATTCTTGATTGTTCTCATCAGGACGACTCTTCGAGTGCCATCCTCACTTAGAAGCTGAATGTCGTGCCGGATGGCTTCGCGCATCAGCTCCTTTCTTCGAATCAGCTCCTCCTCCTCTCGAATGATTTGCATAAGCTTTCTTCTACTAATTTTCAAGGCCCTTCTCCTCGCACAAAGATAGATAACATAGACTAATTATTACACACCTGGGCTACTTACCACCTCAAATTGCCAATAGGGAGAGTTAAACTTCATAAGAACGCCGCCAACCAGGACAGTTCGCGTAACTAGAAATGCGGCGGTAGGATCATCTGCCGCTCCGATCAGCGTTTCCTGCGTCTCAATGAACAGCCCAATGTGCTCCTCGGAGACTGGTGAGTGTTCGGGACGCCGAACGCGAACTAGGTCTCCGGCCTTAGCTCTCTTATAGTCTTTCATGTCTCTTTTTCGTAGCCGAACCTCGGCTAATTCTATTCCCCTCAACCACCGTGATGGGATTCTCCTGAGATCATATCCTCTAGATGATCGAAGATTGCCGCCCGTGTTGACTTGGGGCACGTTGATCCACTCATCCGCATAAGACTTTCAATGGCCATGTCAATTAGATCTGGATTTGCCTGAAGAAACATTCGAACCTTGTCATAGCTTTCGGAGTGAGGAGCATCTCTCGTCTCATCTTCTCCACCTAGCCCCATCATTCCTGCCTGGCGGCCTAGTCCCATTGCCTCTTCAGGTGAAAGGTCAGAAAGGTCGCCTGTATAGTCAAAAACCTCTCTCTCATCGTGACCGCTAGCATACCCTGCACCAAAAGCTTCTTCCGGAGACATCATATCTTCTTCTGGAGGTTCAACCATCGACATTATCTGATCCTTCATGTCACATCTATTGCATGTTCCGCATCCACAGCCGTGTCCTTCTCTAATAAGCTTAGCTGCTTCTTGAATCACCATTGTTCTTAAATTCATATTTCTTTCCTCATTATTTTCTAAATCAGCTTCGCAGGCAGCATAGCCAACTCCTGCTGCCTCACCAGGCGTTAGAGAGTCGGGATCGTGAGACCATGATATTGAATCATGTGGGCCTGCGTTGCTCTCTTGTGTTTCAAAGTATGCGTGATCAAGGTTGTCCTCAATGTTATCCCCTCCAGCCCAGGCATCTTCTCTTGGTACAACTTCCGCAGGATGAAATGCATCTGTTACATCCCTAGGTTCCACTTCAATTGGTAGCGGGGAGATTAAAACAAGCCCAATCTCTTCCTGAATAATTCTTTTCAATCTTTCTCTAGTCACAGTCATGATATATTCTCTATCACAAATAACTATTTTGATTCAAGGGTAACGATCCATGATTCTGCAACATTTTTTACGCTTCCTCCAACGAGGACTGCCCACATTCTGTACCTCTCATCGTAGTGGGTGGACAAAGATCTTATGACAAGTCCAAATTCTCGTCGAACCTCCCTATCGGGAGGAACTACTAAGACAACGTCACCTGACCTAATCCAACCCTTAGTCATCCTATCTTCACAAAGAACTGCGTGTTATAAGTGCTGACAGTTCCTTCAAACAAAACTTCAGCTAGATCAAGTATCTTACCCTCCGTCGTCCTATAAGTGTATACCCTAAGTATGAGTCCTATCGATCCAACACTCTTGTAGAACGCACCTGTCTCTGTTGCGTCAATAAAATAGGCTAGGTCATTTTCACCTATTTCCATCTAAAATAGAAGTGCACCAATTGCACCGTAGAGAAGAACACCAACCATAGCAGTGAGAAACCCCATGGCCAGAATGACTGATATGAAGTCTTTTACGGTCACGCCCCTGCTGTCAAGAAAATCAGTAAGCTTATCAAACATATTACCCCCTTAAAAATACGTATGGGGGTCAAGAAGATTCAGATATGACCTCTATCATTGATCCGCTTCTCTCGGTGGTCATAAAGCAGCGCTGACCTTCTGAAAGGACGTAGACATGATCTTGAGAGATGTGGGTGATCATTCCCCTTCTGGGAATAGATGTCATGACGACCTCGCTCTTGCCAGCTCGTGATATGACGTACATTCCTGAGAAACTAATCAGATCGCCTGCCTTGTATTTCAATTTCGCTTATCACCTCAAAATGCTTAGGGGACACCCACGAAGTAACTCTTTCTCCTTTTGTAGACATCGCCTTCGCATTAATAGGTATGTCGCTGCCCATCCACATGACTCTAATTCTGTGGTGATATTCTGATTCAGGAGAGCTTTGATCAATGATCATTCCCATGGGTCGGTCAAATGAGACAACATCACCCCAGTACATCTTTACATTGTATATCACTAGATCGCCAATCTTCATTTTTAAGCTCAATTTATTTTTCGTAATATGGGTTTTCCGCTTTGTCATGATCTGTAAGATCTACGATGTCTGTCACTTCTGGAAACTCTTCTGTGAGATACGCGCTAACCTGACCTTGCAGCGTTTGTTTAGAAGCAGCGCAGCCTTGACAACCTCCACTAAGTGAAACATACAGAATGCCCTCTCCATCAATGTTTTCGACAGCTAGGTGGCCTCCATGTCCTGCAAGAGCTGGGTTGATATACTCATTAACAAAATGCCTTATCTTTTCAATCATGCTTCACTTTCCTTCACTAATCACCCTCAACTTATCAGCGTACCACCATCCCATTGGATAAGATGGGCTGTGCCAAAGAACATAGACGTCAGCTCTTTCCGACCACGAGCGAGTATCGAGGATCATCCCAACGCAGTGAAGGCCTCGACGCGCATCCTCAAGGGCAATGACAAGATCACCCTTCTTCATCTGTCATCTTATCCCAGGTGATCTCAAACCCCCAGTGAAGAGACACAAGGAGAAGGTGAAGCAGCATCGTAAATCCAGATGCTTCCTTCACGCTACCGGTCACTGCCCATGTCAAGATAAATGTAGCTGTGAGTGATATCAGTCGCCACGTGATGACCTTATACAGCCGATTCATTTATTGCCACCGATCAACTTCTTCTGATTGACAAGCCACATTGGAATCAGAGCGCTGACTGTGTCTCCGATCTTTGCTCTTCTAATCGAGTCAACCTGGCTAAATGGGACCCACGCCTTCTTTCCGTTTGTCGTAACAATTAGTGCAGCCTTGTTAGACTTCTTCTCAACTGTAACAATGATGGGAACTGCGTTGTTTTCACGCTCAGCCTTCATAATCTTGTCATAAACAGTTGTGTCAGGCTCTGGGTCAACAACCTCAACAAGGGAGGTCGAAGGCCAGTGCTTCTTTCCTGCCTGATCAAGTACGATCAGCTTTTCTGTACCCCAGTTGTTAGTGAACTTCCTCTCGACGAGACCGACTGTCCCAACCTTTTGACGCCTTTCAATCGGTCCCCTGCCTGCCTTAACGATCTTCACAAGCTTTCCTTCTGACACCGTCCATCGTGCAAGCTCTTTACTGAGGTCGCCTGCAAGTTGCCGCCAACGATGGTCAAGAGCATCAAGCTCTTTGGACTCTTCTGGCGTGTATGTGGGATGCCAGGTTGAATTCCGATTCCACTGATCATACTTGCTATTACCTGGAGCTAGACCAGACATCTCCCTAGAGTCAGGAGTGCAGCTATCACTCGGGCAAGAAGCATACTGTGCGTAGCTTCCTCGAATACAATCAAGGGTGTCCCACGTGACAACCCATCCTCGGCCTCGACACTTATCACAACCACCTGCGTCGATAAAGGCTTTCTCAGCGGCGACACGATGTGCTGCCTTGAAAGAGCCAAGCTCCTCACCGACTCGCTTGTATTCTTCTCTAATTTCTTCGGTCCGATTCTTGAGTCGCATATTATCTCCTTGATGTTCCCATTATACCATGGAAACAAGCAGCTTACATGCTAAGCATCATACCAATAAATAATCTCTTCAAGGTCGTTATTGATGCTCAATGCAATAGAGCAATATGAACTTTCCTCACACAATTTCTCTAGACAGCCACTTTCTTTTTTTCCTGACTTCTTAGATGCCCTGTGTATTCTTTGAAACTTTTCATCCTCTTCTGGGCGATCCCACGTCATCCTGTGAAATACAGATGAAACAGGTGTGACCTTAGTCATCTCTCGTTACGACTAGGATTGTAGTCGTCACCCCTGCTAGCATCAACACTACAGCTACTACCAAAATTGTCATATTCATCACTATCTCCATATCTCTTTTTAAGACGGCTTGCAATTCTCCCTCTAAGAAGAACTACGCCTATTCCTACAAGCGCTGTAAACCCAAGTGCCACATAGTCAATTGAATCATCAAGCCTTTCTCTTAGAGATTTTCGATTCATTATGACACAGCCTCAAGCCTAAAGCCTACTTGCGGGGGAGACTGGACCCAGAAATCAAGTTTACTAAAGAGCTTATCTTCTCTCGCATCAAGTCTGGACTTATTGTTCTTCATCATAGTTTCAAGGTTCTGCTTCTTTTTCACAGCTCTGTCAGAACACTCATTCAGTCGGTGAGTGAGCTCACTTCTTCGGGTAACATACTCAGATTGTGCAGCTGTTATCTGAGATGAAAGCTTATCAACTTCGGCGTGGTTTCTAATTACAACCTCCCCAAAAAGAACACTGCACTTCTTCATTGCCCGACCCTTTTTCATCCGCGCCTTTCCTCGAGATCCCGGAGCGGCCGGGTGAAAGTCATCAGGTGTTAGCCCTTCATAGAAGAGAACAGTAAATTCTGTGAAGCCTTCATTGGCGATTACATACAGGTAGTCAAGAGATCCCTTTTTCTTAAGGGTGGCAAGGTCTGTTTGAAGATCATACCCGCCAGAAGTTCTACCTGAAGTTAGCTTACACTCAAGCTCCTTTCCAATCTCTCCAATAACGATATCAGCCTTTCCCGTACGCCCATCAGCATCAACTCCGCTAAACTTCTTAGCTAGCTCCTTAGCAAAGAAATGCTCCTGGGTTTGTGACATAATAACATTTCTTCGACCAAGATTGCTTTTAAAGTCCATCCCCCAGTCAGCAAATAAGGCAATCATATTCTGGTGGAATCCCATCATGTTCTTCAGGGCAGCTTTTGTCATCTCATGTGTAATATACGATTCCACCCTATTCCTCCAGATCTCGAGGTCGACTAAACATATTTGTCTTCTTTTCATCATCAAGTCTTTCGACACAGTCAAGAGGAACGGGTACTGAATTTATAGACTGTCCGCTTTTAACTTGGATGCCTTCAAAGAGGCTTACCCAGAGCTTATCTCCGACAGAAATGACTACACCATTCCCGTAGGGTGTCTTAACTCTGGCTCCAATTTCAATCTCATCGCTCATTTTCTTTCTCCTGTTATGTGGTCGGGGTAGCAGGATTTGAACCTACGACCCTCTGCTCCCAAAGCAGATGCGCTACCAGACTGCGCTACACCCCGAATAAATGGTACGCCCTGAAGGATTCGAACCTTCGACCCACGGCTTAGAAGGCCGTTGCTCTATCCACTGAGCTAAGGGCGCATAGGTCACTATTTCTTCCTTTCTTTCTTCTTGGCCTTGGGCTTCTCAACTGACTCACCGGTCAGGACCTTAAATCGAGATCCTCCCGCGCCACATCGTCGAATCTTTGTAAGCTCTCCCTTTTCATTGAGAGCAGCTCTCTTCTCATCAGCATCTTTATATGTGCTATAGATGCCTACCTTATTCCACTTAAACTTCTGTGGATTGTGTTTGACTTCTTCTTCCACGATTTCTCCTGTGTTAGAATAGTTATTGTAAAGGGTTAAGGTGTCAGGCGGCCAACCAAGGAGGCTTCACAGAGGCATCCCGAACCGCCTGACACCGATGTCTTCTACGAGACTGACACTCGAGACACCTCCATGAAACCCTTCTCTTGAAGCTGAAGGAAGAAGATGTGACCGGCACCGCCGAATCGGTTCTTCTCAACCTGAAGGACTCGGCATCCAGCCAAGTCCTGGTCCTTTCGCTCCACATCAAGTGTAACCATTGCGTCCACCATGTGCTTAAGGACATTGGCACCAGCCATTTGTCCGTTCTTCGTGACCTGTCCAATCACGATGGCATTGCAAAAGTTAGCCTTGCAGTAATCTGTAATCATAGACAGCGACCGCTGTGCTGTCTTAGAGTTAGTCTGATGGTCGCCGTACTTTCCATCATTGAGACACTGAAGAGAGTCAATGATCAGAAAGAACGGCTTGTTTGGATTCTTAGCACGGAGCTTATCACAGTCCTCAAGAAGCTTCGGAACCATTGTCTCTTGCCCGGCAACAAATCCGTGTCGGAGGCGAAGCCTCTCAACAGTCATCTTAAGCTGGAAGAGAGATTCCTCTGCTGTGTTGAATAGAACTGTGGCGCCATTGCCAGTAAATGCATTTGCCAGCTCCAGCATCATTGTGGTCTTTCCAGCACCGGGAGTCCCAGTGAAAAGTGTAACCATCGAAGGAGTAAACCCACGTCCTCCCATTGCATCATCAAAGTATGTAAGTCCGGATCGGACGCGACGTCGCAACTGCTGTGGTACTTCAACATCAAGAATGTTGGTTCCAAACTTAATATCACCTGCGTTTACATTGAGCTTCATAACATCTCCTTGGTTGTGTGTGCTGTTAGCTCTGTTTCCTTTCTAAAATATTATACCACACCACTTTGCTGTTTACACGCGGCATAAAGTAACTATGCCAAATCATGTGATAGACTGCCCTGTGCCCCTCTTTAAGAAGACAATCGGCAAATTCAGTGATATCTGGTCTCCGAAAACCCTTTGAGCTATTGTGATAAAACCAGCCGTCTTTATAGTCGACATCGTGATCCTTTGGGTCAGAGCCCGCGTCTGAGAGAATATCATTGAATAGTGCAATGCACATCTTCTTTTTCTCGTAACTGTTCCATTTTGCCATAGCTTTATTATACAGCAGCTTCTAAGAAATTACACGGGTAATGCTAACTTAGCTGCCTAGATAAAAGGACTAAAGATGTTCCACTTTCAATTGTGGGATTTTTATCATCTTTTACTGGAACCTGATTCCAGAAGACTTCATATTCATCACACAAGGGCCTGTGAGCTCTCGTGTAGCAGCTTACTATGATTCCAACACACTCAGGAAAGACAGAGTGTCTAACAAGATCACCCGGGGAAAATGAATCTTCTGCCCCCACAGCTCCTCACACAGATCCTTTGTATGCCTCTCTCAAAAGCTTTCTAATTAGCAACCTGGTCTTTTCAGACTCTGAAAGCTTTGGCTTCTCAATTTTTTCTTTTGATCCGGGATCTTTTAAAGCTTCGCTAATTAAAATCTCTCTCAGCTGTCTTCTGGAAATTTTCATGGCTTCCTCATAAGATAACTATATCTCGCAATATGAAATAGTATTCACTGTCTAGACTTCTTCTTCAGATTCGTCTAAAAGCCCAAGAGACTTAAGATAGTCTGATATCTGCCTATTCACAGGAACATCACTATATGCACTTCGGGAAGGACCTTCAGGCCAGCCGCCGTGTGACGTATCCCTGTCTAGAAACAGATTGCTGTCAGTTGCGGTGACATACCGCTGGTCGGGATAAGAGCCACCTGTGGACTTTTTAAGCCGCTCCCTTATGATGGTGCGAAGTTGTGTCTCGCTAATCTTCATCTTTACTTTAAGAGGTCAGCAAGACTAACATTTCCATCCAGGTAGGAGGCTGCTCCTCGCACCCTGTGTCTCACGACCGACTCGTTCATGCTGAGCCCAGTTGCTGTGGCAGTGCCAGCTCCTAAAGCTGCGGTACCCCTTCCATATTTAGGTACACGTCTACCACCAGATCCGGCAGGAGCTGCACCGCCTGCGGGTGCTGGAGCGCTGCCGCCACCAGTTGGAGCTGGAGCTGTCCCCCCAGACGAACCACCAGAAGCTCGAGAGCCACCGCTTGCAGGAGCAGCAGCAGTTCCGCCGCCTCCGGCTGGTGCAGCAGCTCTACCCGTGTCTGTGGCTGTTCGACCAGTAGCAGTTACACCTGCCGGAGCTGGAACTGCAGTTCCAGCTGCTGTCAGCTCTGTTCTTGCCGTTCCGATCACAGCGAGATCATCCACAGAATTCTTAAGTTGCTGTCCCCCGGCAGCGAGAACAAAATCATCTGAGAGGTTTTGAATTGGGACCATAGTTCCTCTTCCACCTGCCAGCCCTGTATTTACTGTTCCAAGACGTCTGACAAACTCACCGTCCGGCCCACTGGTCATTCTAAAACTTCGACCAACCTGGCCAACGCCTTCTGGTCCGCGTCGACCGACTTTGGCAATTACGGCAAATGTCTGCGTAGTTCCATCATCAGCTGTCTGAGTAACGAACTTTCTAATTCCAAATCCTGACGGATTGGTGAGTGTGACTGTCCTTCCTGCAGCATTTTTAACTGTGAGCTCTGTCATTTCAGTCGCAGCTTTTCCGACAACCTGAGAGTTCATAGCCTTAAGTGTGGCTCCTTCTGCCCTGGCGATCCTAGTCGCAACCACAGCTACATCATCCGTCGCGCTAACACCGAACTTAGAAAGGTTTCTAACACTCTGTCTAGAGATAATGGTGTTAATTGCAGTAGAGGCTCTCTGAACCGCAAGACCGAGCATTCTTCTAACTGCGTCAATTCCCCTCTGAAGAGCAGTGGCCATCTTACTCATCATGGTTGGCGCTCCACCCTTTGCTTGGATTCTAGCCGCGTATTGACCTGCCTTGTCAACTGGGAGGGCTTTCCACATCTTCATCACCCATTCCCAAACAGTTCCTCCGGGCTTGAACTGCTTGGTAAGGGGAGTGATCACTTCGACAACTTTCTGGCCGATCTTCTTAATCGGGCCCCATCTCATGATTCTTGCAACTGCCTTTCCTGCAAGACCCTTAGCTTTATTTACTTCCTTCCCTAGCCAGAAGATGGGGCCGGCTGTTAGGCCAAGGGCATCACCAACAGCTGGAATTGCCATAACCATAAATACAGCTGACATGAGAAGTTCAAAGTTGCTAGTAGACTTAAGAAACATGTCAAGAGAGTTGACAATATCTATAACAGCTCCGGAGCCTGGGGCAACTAAGTCCGCGCCCATTCCCACAAAAGGTATGATCAGGTTGATCCACTTATTTTCAACACCAAAGACACCTTGTGCCCTGATCGGCTCCATTCCCTGGGAAGCTGCAGCATCGACATCAGCATCAGTGGGCGGAGTAACTGCAACAGCCTGTTCTCTTAGAAGCTTTTCAAGATTAGGAAACTCAGATTCAAAAAGCATATCAGCTTCTTCATTAAGCCTCTCAATCTCCAGCTTTATCTCAGAAAGTCTCGTAAAAGAAGTTCCAAAGTTATCTTTGTAGTATTTATCTAGATGCTCACGAATGGTATCACGGGCCACAAGCTCTAGAGAAACTCTTCTTCTTGCCTCAGCCTGGACAAGTGTTTTGGTAACCTCATAGGATATTATTGCTCGAGGAGATGTAAGTTGCATTATAGACTTCTCGTAACTTTATTTGATCGACATTATAAATATATCGCTCAGAAGACAATAGCCTATAGAGCAGTTCTTATAATTCTTCTAATATTCCTTCTAGTCCTGCGGTCCGAAATGTCAGCAAGATTTGAGATTCCTCGGAGTATTTCTACCTCATCAATCATGTGAGCAGGCGTCACCCAGATAATGTCCTCAATTACCTGTGGGACAAATGCCCTCTCAACAGAAACGCCCCACAAGATTCCTACAAACCTTCCCCTGTCGTCATACACCCCGGAACCTGAACATCCGAACCATCCGTATGTGTGGAGCATGACAACAGGACCGTTCGGAACTGTGTGCTCATATCCGGCAACTGTTCCTCTGATTGACATCAAGTTTAAATCTGAAGGGTAGCCAGAATATAGTGTAGTTGTTCCAATAGATGCGCTTATATCAAGAGGTCTATATCTCATCGGAGACTGTCCCTCAATAGGCTCAACTAAAATTGCTGCAACGTCAATGTCCCTGTCTTGATAGACTAGTCTTCCAACTGTTCTTGAATCACCTCTGCCAACTATCTCATAGGGGTCTCCAAGAGCTCCCTCTGTAACGTGAGCAGCTGTTAGAATAAGGTGAAATCCTCGATACTTGATGTATGTCCCAGATCCATGACCTCCTCCCGCAAGGACCTTCACAGCAGAGTCTCGAATTCTTCTCTCAGTGCTCCTAAGTGATGCTACATCTTGAACACCCGCGGAGGAAATGCTGGCATCATTAATAAGATGTGCCTCTGTGACCTCATCAGCGGCAAAAGAACTTAGGCAAAAAGCCCAAAACAATAAAGCAACCCTAAAAATAAATTTCACACGACACCTCCTTGGGATTCACCCCTAAAAATAACTAATCATCTAAGTCTCTTTCTCTACTCTTTTTGGACAATGAATGACCAAGTTTACAAAACAACATCATGGCAAGATGCCAGATCATCATTCCCGGATCTTTGTACACCAGGAAGACAAAGAAGCAGAAGATATTAATGAATATGAAGACAGTCCACACGTACGGTGGTATAAATTTAGTAGGATCCCACCTGTCAGGCAACTCAAACCTCGTTGATTAATTTAATCTACTGTAATACGTATTTTATGTGAAAGGCTTCAACCATACCTTTAAGCTTTTATTAGTAGCTATGATGATTATAGCTGGCTCAATCCCATTGATGGCTGAGGCTTCTACAAGAAACAGGTTTAGACAGCGTCCAGTTGAGGATACTGTTCAGATCAGAAGAATCCCGATCCAAAACGGATCCTGGCAGATGACTCCAACGGTCGTAATATGCAATTCGTCAATAGCTGACATCCACGATGTTGAATCAGCAGTCGAGTGGTGGAGAGAGAGGGGCCATATGATTGGACAGGTAATTGTCAATGATTCGGGACAGGTTTGTCATCAAGCCGGAAGAGATGGATTTATTACAATTGAAGGTCCCGATGCTAAGTTCGACTTTGACTTTCTTGCAATCACACACAGAAAATCCTCGCGAGACGAAATATTGTCTGCGAGGATTCAACTAAGAGGTTCGAGTGAGAGAAGTAGAGTTCTAGAACATGAAATTGGCCATGCTCTAGGATGGAGTCACTGCAACAGGCGTGGTCACATTATGAATCCAGAGTGGTCAAGAGGCGGTTGGAATGACTCTGGCCTCGAGAAACAATAGCAGCTAAGACACTGCTTCCTGAATTTCATGGGACTTAGATTCAAGAATGTGTGAAACCATCATCTGAATATGACCTGAGTCCTGAAGACTTCGATGGACCTGGGAGACAGAATCTACTGACCATCTAACAGATATCTCATTCCACATTAAAACCATAGATTCAACTTTAGCCCCTCTCATTTCAAGGAGAACCCTGCTGATTTCATCCTCAGATGCAATGTGCTTATCCTTCATTTCACGACACCAGCGCCACATGGCCAGAAAGAATTGAGCCCTTTCCATACATTGCTTCAATCATTGCCTTGGCAGCCATTTGATCTGGAGCTTGAACGGTAATGGTTACTTGACCAGATGGGAAGCTAATTAGTGCCTTCCAAGTTTTCATTTTTTCTCCTCTTGATTTTCAGAAACTTCATCCTGAACATTGTTGTTAATTCTCTTTTCAGAAAGCTTTGCATTCGCTTCAGCTGACTTGCCTGTGGAGACTCCGTAGCAGATATCAGTCCCTTTTACAAAGAGTCCCCACTTTTCTTTGGAGATCTTTCTTGCTTCGTAGATCATTTTCTTCTTTGCCATTAATTCCTCCTGATAATATTATACCATGAGAAGGTATGAATTACACGCGATTGATATGCGTAGAGCTTTCAACTGAACCTGCTGAGGTTTGTCTAATGAAGCTAGAAGCTGCTTGCAGCTCAGCAATACTACGGGCACCTGTGTATGACATTCCACTTCTAACACCCGTCATAATTTCACTAATGATATCTTTGACATCTCCCTTTAGGGGAACTGTCGATGAAACACCTTCGATAGACGCTGTATGTCCCCTCCATTGAATTTGTGCGTCCTTGCTTGCCATTCCCCTATATGCTTTGCAGCGACCTCCATCAAGATAGATGATCTCACCAGGAGTCTCTGTTGCTCCTGCAAGCATTGATCCAAGCATAACCATATCAGCACCGGCAGCAAGAGCTTTGACAATATCTCCAGAATTCTTGATACCGCCGTCTGCAATTAGAAGTGAATCCCTATCAGTTTGAGAGCAATCCATGATAGACTGAAGGGTTGGGATACCGTGTCCGGTTTGAATTCTTGTAGAGCAGATCGAACCTCCTCCGACACCGACTCTAATTGAATCTGCTCCCCAGTCTGACAAATCATTGAATGCTTCAAGAGTTGCAACGTTTCCTGCCATTATGTGAACTTTATCTGCAAAAATCTTGCGCAGCTCCTGGATGGCAGACTTCATTAAGATGTGGTGACCGTGAGCGATATCGACACAAATGACTCTAGCACCTGCCTCTGACGCAGAAATTGCCCTATCAAGATAATCTCCAGAAACTCCAACAGCTACTCCGACCAGCCCGGTTATTGACTGCCTAAGAGTTTCTGAAACTAGAGACGACTGCCTCTCAATTGTGTTGTATCTGTGAATAATTCCAAGGCCTCCACAATCAATCATAGCACCAGCCATTGAGCTTTCAGTCACAGTATCCATTGGACTAGATACGATAGGGATCCCTAGTGTCGATGCACTGCTAAGCTTAACGTTTGTATTGACCTCTTTTCTAGATCGAATATCACTATACTGCGGCTTGAGAAGGACATCATCAAAGCAAAGACCCTGTTTAATTTTATTCAACTTTATTCTCCCAATTTTTCTTGTAGTCTTTCTTGACTTTTTTCTTAATAACTTTTCTTAGCCCTGGGTTGACTCTAAGGCACTGCGGAACAATTGAATGACGAATAATTGATCTCATAAATTTTTCATCATAGTTGCCAGGATCAGTAAGATATTCAACTTTATTTTTCTCACACCATCTAATGAATGATGCCTTTGGCGTCGTCAAAAAGGGTCTGATTACATTGCCCCTTCTATACGGAATCAATCTTGTGTTCCCATGGAGAGAGGTGAACAAATACCACTCAAGGCAGTCATCAAGATGATGGCCGGTCACAATATCACCTGGTATGCAGTCAAGCCACGCATACCTCTCATCTCTCCAGTGTTCTTCAAGAGACTTATCTATCGGCTTAGAAGGAAAAATTGAACCAATTATAACAGGAACTTTCTTCTTCTTGCACCAGTCAACGATAAACTCTCTCGCTTGGGTCCCGTGAGATGTTCCGTGATTAAAATATGCAACAGTTACATTCTTCTTTCCCTTTATTAGAAAGTCGACGATGGCCATTGAGTCTGGACCGCCGCTGCATGCAACTGTAATATCATTCGGAATCTTTCCAAGAATGCGAATCATTTTTTCCTCATGGTATATCATACCACAACAGTACTCGATTTACACGTCTTGATCTTTTGTGCTAATTAGAACTAGTTCAAAGTTTCCGTACATATAGCAGGCACCACTAACATAAACGTGAAAATACCTTTCAATGTACATTCCCCCATCGTCTTCGCTGAATACGGAAAAAGAAGAGTCTACAGGAACAGAATCAGCTTCCTCAACTAAAATTCCAAGCTTTCCGCACATGCTATCTCTCATATCTGTGCTAACTTTAACAAGATCGCCTGGCTTCATTTTTTAATTTAACTTTCTTGATCAACCATCTTTAATTTAAGAATTTGATCTGTTCCGTCTATTCCTTGATATTTTATCTCTTCGTCATGCTCTTCGTCAAGAGTTTGTCTATATAACCCGTCTAAAACAACCTCCTCTCCTTGCTTGACTTCATTTGTATCTCTATTTCTATAGACAGTTTTCTCCACCTTTCTAAAAAACCCATCTTCATCTCTGATAAATGAAAATATCTTTTCTTCCTTAACATCAAGCACAAGGCTTCTTATTTGCTTCATCTAATTGTAACCTACCTCAATTACTTCATCATTGTTGACCACGAGAATCAGCCCATGAGACATGACAAGGCTCTTCTCACAATCATATTCAGACAATAAAACAATTTCTGAACCCCTAAGTGCCCTGGCCATTTGCCTTGTTTGTGGGTTCCAGAACCATCCGTAACCACTTCCGCTAAGAATGCACTGGGGAACATTGTCTTCTGATGCTGAAGACAATAGAAGCTGATCTACTATCTCTTGAACTTCATCAGATTCCTCTATGATTGTATTCATCGGTTTTATTCTCCGGATATAGTCTAACTATATCGATTGAAAAAGTTAACGTCATCGATGTACAAACAGCATCCCGGGCTTAGGGTGAACTTGTATTGAATTTCCCTGAAGATATGACAGAAATTGATTGTCTGTTACGCCGATGTTTTCAATCTGGCCCGGGAAGATTATAGTAAACTTATCTCCAGGACTCCTCTTAATCCTAACTTGTCGAAGAGCTCTGTTTCCATTTTTCCCTCTACAAAAAACGGGCTGATATTCTATTTGAGCCGGCTCAAGACTGCTATACGGAACTTCAAGGACGTCACAAAGAAACCTCTCAATGGCTCTTTTAGTGACCTTCTTAACAAGGTCTGTGCCACTTAGGGTCGCTACTTTCTTTCCAGCTCTTCTAATTGTAATAGGAATTTTAGATCTCGCAATTGGATAAAAATAACTATAAGTCACTCATGCAAGATAACGGCTTCAAATATACATCAGTTAAAAAAACAACTCTAGAGAAAGCAGGGGACATGACACCGTACTTTAAAAGTCTAACCCTCCTGTCAGGGTCAAACGTTCTTTCACTAGTATGTGTTCTTTCAACTATGATCCCTACGGAATCAAGTGAGACACGCTTTCCCATATGGTTGGGGACATGAATATGTACGACGTCACCAACACTATACTGCACTACATCTTCCTATAGGTACCTGTTCTCGGATCTATCCTAATAACATTGCTATGCTGAGAGTGTTCTTCATCCTCTTCTCTTTCCCAGCCTCCTGGCGGGACACTGTCAAGAAGTGCTTGGACTCTTCTATTTAATTGACGCCTCTGGGCACGTGCCATCACAAATATACAGATAAAGATGGCAAATACTATCCAAGTAACTATGAACAGTGGGATAAAATTGCTGATCATCCTCTACTATCTCTCTTAAACATTTTAAAGAGGTTCCTAAACTTTTTGCCAGGGACACTATTGTAAACCTCTTCAGTATCGATATCGCTCCTTTCACAGATCTCAGCAAGAGCTCTTGCAACCTCTTCTGTAATGTCGTCGATTTCAATATTCATTTCATGAGTGATTTCATCAAATGATGTAATTGGCTTCGCTACCTTTTTCATATTCTCCCCCTTCTGATCTGGCTCCCCCTGTTGGACTTGAACCAACGACACCCGGATTAACAGTCCGGTGCTCTAACCAGCTGAGCTAAGGGGGAATACATACATCTAAAATAATACTAATGGATGAGCCCAATGTTTAAGCTCACCTCTCCATCTTAATAACCACATCCCCTTTTGGCGGGTCAAAGGCTAGAGATCTTCCGGGAACAATTACCCAGGCCCGTCTTAGACGGCTTGGGCCTGGGCTAGAGCACTCACCGTCTGTCAAGACAATGTATCCATCAAACTTTCCAGCATTTTCTCGTGCGTGCCTGGCGACGGCATTAAAGCTAGTCCCACCGTACCTGTGTCGAACAGGTGGGATATTTTGCCCCCTTCTCCATTCAATAGAGTTCTTCTCATCAACTTCAGTATCAAAGGGAAAGAGTGTAAAGTTGATCTTCTTTCCAAGGTTGTTAAGCTCTGCAAAGAGAAGTTCAATGCTATCAGATCCAACAGAACCAGATTGATCCATGTAGACGGCAATGTTTGCACTATGACCCCGTCGGATACCAGAGTGAATGTAGGGATACTTTCTATTAATCCTCTTCATAGTTCTACTCTTGTTCATCCGCTGGCTCCTTCCACAGAAGCTCTTAAGCAAAGTAGACCAGGGAATTGTATTGGAGACCATCTTTCTAAGATCCTCTCGAACAGATCCGGGAACAGATCCCCACTCTCCGCTACCATCACATCGCTTGACTGCCTCAGAGACAGCCTGCCGGATCTTGCCCTCTACGATCTGACGATCTTCGTCGGACATCTCATCCCACTCGCCGTGGTCATCAATCATTACCTCAATGCCATCTCCTTGGCCCTGAATGGCTTCAGAGATCTCTTGGTCCTCCTGAAGCTTTCCAAAGTACCACTCGCTTGCCATCCCCTTGGGAAGTGACTCAATCAGGTCAGAGACCTTCTTCCACTTTTCAAGCAGGGCAGGATCTTCAACCTTGCTAAGATCAAGTGCCTTTCCTGGCATAAGACCACCCTCAGGAAGCTCCTTCTCCCTGATGAGGCCGTTGATTGCAAGGTCAGTCCCCCAGTTCCAGAGAATATGTGGGTCTTTCTTTCTGGACGTTACGTGCTTGTAAATCCAGTGATAGCACTCATGCTTCATAAGCCCTCTAACTTGAATGGGCTTTAAGCTCGCAAGGAACTTCGGGTTCCAGAAGAGTGTGGGATCCTGGTCAACAACTCCGATCCCAGCGGTTGAAATATCAGCCTTTCTCTTATTGAACTTACGAAGAACATGGCTAAAGAATGGCTCGTGAAGCATTAGATTGATGAGGTGGGGATCCAGTTCAAATGATGCTGCTTCCTCATCGGAAACCTCGTCAACTGTGACAGGAACATCGGTTTCAGTAGTCTTACCTTTCATATTTCCTCCTACCCCTATTATAACACAATTGGGGGTTGCTTACATGCAACCCCCAGTATTTAACTATTGAAGATTTCGAGCTACTGTAACTGCTTCTAGAACAGCCTGACCCAAGAACTTGTGAAGACGAGTGATGTTATTAACCTCACCAGAATCCATCACGTTGTTCCAGAGAGAAACAAGCATCTCACCCGGAAGAGTCTTTGCGAATACAGAAATCCTCTTGCACTGCTCTGCTGTCCACTCATTATTCTTACAGTGCTCACTGATCTTGTCAATGATGGAATTAACCTTATCATTGCTCAGGTCACTGATCTTCTCAGAGAACTCTTCATAGCGATCAATGACGTCCTCTGCAGAGATTTGAAGATCGTAGTTCTTGACAAAATCAACAAAGGTGATTGCTGCCTCAGCTCCTACGAAACCAAGTGACATTGCATAGAATCCAGAGGGAGTATTCCTTCCGCAGATGGAAGAGGGAGTCATCCCAGCAGACTTTAAAGAAGTATCAATCCGCTCCCAGGAGCGGGGAGATGGGTAAACCTTTCCAGGCTCAATTTGCCCGACATGTCGAAGGTGAGCGGGATGGTGGCTGATAAAGTCCACAACAACCTCGTCAATCCCAGCTGCCTTGGCCCACTCAATCCAGTCCTTATCAGTTGGCTCGAGGTCAACAACCCAGAATCGATCCAGCAATGCAGGATCCATCTCATTGACCTGATAGTCAGCGGATGCGTTAACTGCGCAGAAGATACGAGTTTCTGGGTGAAGCTTATGACCATTCAGCTCACGGTCTAGAACGAGCTGGAAAGCACACTGCATCACTTCAGGGGTTGCCCGATTAACCTCATCAAGGAAGAGTGCAACAGGTTCCCGACAAGCTCGAAGCAGCCAGTCAACCGGTGCAAATCGAGTGACACCGTCAACAAGCTCCGGGAGTCCGATGATATCTCCCTCAGTCATCTGTGCGAGACGTCGGTCAATAAGGTCAATCCCGGTGGAGCCGTCTTCCAGATCGATTGCTGCTGCAACCTGTCGGAAAATCTGAGACTTACCAATTCCGTGGGGACCTCTCACGAGGATTGAAACGTCAGAAGGTAGCGAGGAAGCTACGTTAACAAAAGTCTTGATGTCCATTACATCTCCTTGGTTGTGTTTACTTTTCTATTATAAAACAAAACGTGCACAGTTACATGTGCTATTACCACTTTTTGCTTTGAATCCTTTTAAGCTTGCCGGCATAGACTGTCTTCTTTCCAGATGATGTCATCACAGTCATCAAACCAGAGCTGCTAGGCTTGCTAACAACAAGACCCCAGATATCTGAATCTGATTCTCTAACAAGGTCACCTACTTCAAACATCCACTGCTTCTTTCTTGTAGGTCTGGAGCTAGGATGGGCGGAAGTAGATCTAGAGTTGGTAAAAGCCTTCTTTAAATCTTTCTTATACTTTTTGGGAATAGCCATTAAGCCCCTCCTTTACTATTAATTGTAACACAAACATTAGCCAATTACATGCATGACATGCAGAAACTTATTTGAAAAACAATTGAAAGTATAGAGACAATAACACCTGCTATCGAAAGACAGACAGCTGTCTTTGCACATTTGTCAATCTCATCAACACGATTTAAGAGCTTCTTAAGAGCTTGAATTCTTGACATTCTTTTTTCTGTCATGGCACACCTCCTCCTCTACATTACATATTCAGAGAGAGGGGGATGCACGTCAATTTTAAGGTGGTCGCCATTTGACAGGCCTGGCTTAACAGACAGTGCTTCGCCGTCCCCCACGGCGGTCCCTCCGGGACACGGCATATTTTTTGCCACCCAATGGGAGCTTAGTCATGAGGATCGCGCCTCACTAGCTAGCGGCCAACTAGCAAAAGTTTAAGTGCACCAACTTTCTTCAGGTTGTTCAAGATCAGGTTGTTCTCTATAGTCAACTGTAATCTCTGTGCCGACAGGAAGGTCCCTGAGTGTATGCAATCTTCTAACGTTTCCGTCCATCACATTTGCACAATTCGGTTCCTCAGAGTGATTGTGGTATCTTCCGAGCTCGGTGACATCCCACCCACTCTCCGGCCTTCTGACGTGGCAGACACCAATCTCCTCTCCCTGTCTAAAATCTCTATCTGTAAATGCACCCATTCCCTGGATATCAGACTGTTGTATCACAAAATCTTTTCCAGTATTGTAGCCGAGACCGTAAGCCTCCTCGGGCCCCATGTCATCCAGATCACTGGGAGCAAGATGCATCTCAAGCTCTTCCCTAATGATTCTTCTTAGATCGGACCCTTTAATACGCATCAAACTCTCATTCGAGGAGGTAGAACTTCCATCTCAGATGCATAGTCTTCTGGTTGAACTCCAGCCCTCCAAGCATCGATGGGCATTCCATGCAACGCACTATTTCCGATCTGATACAGATTGCTATCATCTCCCGGGGTTGCTGTGGGCAAGCCTTTCGCTACAAGGACCTGGTTGGCCCAATCTAGAAATCTTGCCTGGACCCTACCCTGCATCGCCCGCGCCTCGAAATCATCAAACATAGCCTGTTCAGATTCAAGGTCTGATGCCTCGCAGAGAAGTGTACCTGCCATCTTGTTCCAGCGACCCAGATCTATACGGGATTCAGATAACTGGCTCAAATCCACATGTCCAGGAGGTAAGCCTCGAAGCTTTTCATCCAGGTCCATGTAACCTGTCGTACCCCCGGGCGGTCCGAGACCTTGTGCTTCTAGTGCAACCATCGAGAGCATGCTAGCCATCTGTTCTGGATCGTGAGTGTCACGTTCGAAATCGACGAGCAGTTTATTGTATGCTTTCTCAAAGTGGCCATAGTTATCAGGTGTGGCGAGATCTGACCTATATGCTTTAAGCTTATTCCAGGCTGCTCTCTGTCTCGGTCGCCAGTGGGCGGGAGGCTTGCTGGGTAAGATGTTCGCACTTGGATCCCCTCCATGTTGGGCATACGGGTCTCCATGGTATACTTCAGAAAGACTTGAAAACTCTTCCTTAATCATTCTCTTTAGGTCTGCTTTATTTATCTTCATCTCTCTCATTCCTACCATATTTTGTGGGACTGTGAAGTCTCCGCTGTCAACCTTAGCTCTTATCTCATCCAGTGCGCTGTCAACATATGATTCAAATGTCGGCTTATCAACATTCATAGTCTGATACTGTTGAGTTGTCTCCCACTCTGTAGTTAGCCCCTTCCAGTGGTTGATCTCCCCCATTGCAGATCTGACGATGGCATTTCTCATGAACGGCCCAGTGTCCTCAAGAGACATCTGAGTCCTGGGCGCTGGACCTGACTGAGCCTGAAATTGCTCTCTAATGATCTTCCTAAGCTGGCTGATCGTGATTTTCATTATTTGCATCCGCTGGGAAGGTGAGACCTAAGTGTCTCTTTATATTTGCTTAGCGGAGGCTGTGTCCAGTCTAGGTGCGGACAGTACTCCTCATAATCCTTCTGATCCTGAAGATATAACTCCAGCGCTCGGGCATCACGCTCAAGGTCATTCAGATCACCCATCAGCTTCTCAGCCGAAGGAATGAAGAGCATCACACTCGATATGATTGCTAGAGAGGGGAGGTTCATCAGTCTATCAGATCCTCTATCCTGTCTAGGATATCTCTCAAGTGCCTGAGGTCGCTCTCAACTCTGATTAGTGTTCTTGTCGCCTCCTCCTGCTCATCAACCTGCGCTTCCAGCGAGGCAACCTGACGTTCGAGATCTCCGATGTCGTTTCTCAACTGAGACACCTCAACGTTCACTGACCACACCCATCCAGCGAGGGGCATGACCAGGGCGCCGAGAACGACAGTAAATACCTTCCACATCATGTCTGGCTTCATGGCCTAATCTTCTCATAGTGCTGACGGCGAAGATCTTCGTATGTGAAGTCGTCGGAACCGTGTTGCATAGGAGCTGTCTCTGTCGGAAAGTCTTCCATCCCAAGCTCCGCGTCCATAGGATCATCGTATGGGTCTTGCTCGAAAGCTAGCATATCTGGCATGCCGACTGTCTTAGAAAGCTGATCAACTGCCTCAACACCGAGGTCTGCGTCTCCAGCAAGAAGCCCCCAAATTACCTGCTCATCACCGATCCTCTGTCTAAGAGAGTTGAGAGCATCAAGTGTATCAACATCCTGAGGTGATGAAAACCTGGGCATCGGCTCACCGACTTCGGAGATCATTCTCATCTCTCTGTTAATCATTGCACGAAGCTCTGTGATCGACATGATCTCCTGCTCTGCTGTAACTGCCTCTGATCCGCCTGCCTTGGAGTGGTCTATGGCATTAAAGACATTATCACCGCCGGCCCAGGCATCTTCACGTGCCTTGACGTCTGCAGCGGGCCCGCCTTTAAAATACGCACCGTCACCGTAGTTAGGCTCTTTCTTTTTTGCCTCTACGAGAATCCCGTCACCCCTGGCAGATTCTTCATAGTTGCCCTGAGTAATATTCTCAATAAAGTGTCTTGTCATATCTCTAAGGCTAAACTTGTCTTCGCTCATGATAGTCTCCTGCAAATAAATATTCTCGTTAAGTTGATTATCTTGAACAAAGACGAGGCGCAGTGTATTGTTTAAATGACACGGAGGAGTCATGAACAAGCAAACAGTCGCAGAACTAGTCGAAAGACTTACCAAAGTTAACAATGAAATCAAGCTTTTACAGGAAGATAGAAGAGAACTTCTTGCAGACTATAAGGAGAAACTTGACATCAGAGCATTTAAAGCAGCAATGAGAATTACGAAGATGAGAGAGGAGGTTGATGAAGCACAGCTTGACAATATTCTTCTCGTGATGGAAGATATGTAAAGATCACTTTAGAAATGAGCAAGCCCCGGAAATCCGGGGCTTTTTTATTTTGTGTGTCTGTCAGCAACAGAGGCCGAGGCCCAAGCATCAGGTTTAATCTTATACGAAAACCCGGCACCAAGGGCCCAGCCGCCAAGAGCATCCTTAAGATCTCTGGTCTTTGAGAGAGGTGTCGATCCGATGTCGATATGAATTTCAACAGGTGCATCTGGATTTGACTCCATTACCTTCATTCCGATCTCTATTGACCTTTCTACTTCACAGGTAATTCTGTGCCTGAGTGTATCTAGATTCTTATTTTTCTCAACTGTCCTTCTATAGAAGTATCTACCTCCTGACTGACCGTCTCCTCCATGAAGACAGATAGCGGATGCAAATGTGCATCCGTCAATCCTTAGCATGCTATCTGTCCCAATAAACACACTTCCGTTAAGCTTTACATGCTTCTTAATTTCCAATAGGACATCATTGAATTTCAGCTCATAGCCTTTACCAGAAATCCACGTGTCGTCCACTTTGCAATCCTTAGATTATTTTAAAATATAATAAAGAAGAGAAGATACTAGTCGCGCAAAGGACAATGATCCAGGTAATAATCACTCTTTGCATCTTTGATAGTGACTCAACCCTCTCTATCGAGCTCGTATCAGACAGGAAAGCTAGAGAATTTTCATGAGACTGAATGCTTTGTCCGTGTGAGTCTATAGATAGTTGAAATTTGTCATTAACCTCAATGATAGCGGAGCTATTCTCACCCATAAGATCTGATAGATTCTCAATTCTAGATTCAAGAGAGTTCATCCTTAATTCAAGAATCTCTATTGTATCTTTCTGATCATCAGCAAGAAATTGAAGATCTTCAATGATCTCCTCTAGCTTTTCAATCTTCTGATCATTTTTTTTGAGAAAGGAAAAAAGCATGTGGGTTCCTAAATTTAAGTATCTTGAAAAAGCTTTTTACTGATGTATTCTCTTAATAAACTCTCTTGCTTTACACTCAGAGAATCGTCAAAATCTTTTGTCGCCGTGCTGTATAGTCTTTCAAGATATCCATTCCTTCTGAGTATTTTAAAGGCAAGATTTTCTGTGGAAAATTCACCTGCTCTCTCGAGACCAGACTGCCTCATACTCCTTATCTTTTCTTTTATTCTATTAATCTTAGGAAGCCTATTTGGACTCTGAAGAACTTGATCGATCTCGTACATTAATGATTCAGCCTTGCACCTAATGGCCTGAAAATCTACGTCAGTATTGATAGGAGTGGGCTTGGTAATCCACTTATCACCTAGCACGCTATAGACGCCTGTTGAGTGATGGGGTTCACTTGCATCTTGGGCGTAAAGTTCAACCTCGTACCCCTTTATTCTAATGTCATGTTTATCATTCCATGTGGACTTCTTCGCCATCATATAATTTTTAACCAGATCATAATTTTCATCTACAGTAAAATAGTCTATTAAAAGATGAAGATCGATATCACTAAACTTTGTGTAATTAAAGTTAGCCAAGCTTCCTGTAAATGTTATATCAGCAACGGGAACGTTAATATCGAGTGATATGTAGAATTCATTTGCTATTCTTAGAAGCGCTTTTCTAATTTTAGAATTTAGCTTATAGTCTTCCCAAATTTCAGAATTAAGATCTTCATGAGGAAGCAGGGACTGTATTTGATCTTTGTGTATCATCGAAAATAACTGGTAACAGAATTAATTATCCCGCTGCCTTAGAAGTTATTAAAGATAAAAAGCAACTAAGAAACTTCTCTGTCCTGATATTCAGAAGCAAATCTAAATACTCCCGATACACACCCGATAGAAACAAGAGCTATAAGCCCTGTCGTGCTTCCAAAAATTCCTAATGCTGTTCCGCATATAATCAAAACTTCTGGTGACCCTATAGTAATTTTCACTTTAACTTCCTTTTGTTAATGGCGGAAGCGGTGAGATTCGAACTCACGGTAGGTTTCCCTACGCCGGTTTTCAAGACCGGTACCTTAAACCACTCGGTCACGCTTCCATTAAAATAATTCTTTTCAAACTTTCCACTTTCCAGATTCATTTCCAACACCCTTCCATCCCGGTCTTGCAGTCCGGGAATAAAGATCTAAGTACGGGCCCCTGCTTCTAGACTCAACAAATTTATAAAATTCTTCAGGCTTTCTAGAGTGCTGCCTTCGATCAGCTAGGATAAAATCCTTTGAACCACACAAGCCCTTTCCGTTTGGAACGGATTCAATGTCAGAATTACCTGAATATCTGGTTCTTCTTCCATGTCCTTTCCGATATCTAACTGCAAAGATGCACATCTCTGTATATCTCATTCCGTATGGGGTTGGGCTCCCAATATTTGACTTAACCCATGGTATCAGGGTTATAGGCTTAAAGCCAAGGTGTTCACAAACGTTCATGGCTGCAAGGATTCCCTGGTCCTTTCCGGCAGTGAAGGAGTTTATAGTCCACATATAAAGATGAGACTCTGGAGCAACGGGATATCGAGAAAACCAATCAGAGATTGTCCCAATAACTTCTCCCACAGTTTGAACGGGATAGTGCGTGGACGCCTGAAGTGTTGCATGCCCAACTCCTCCTGTTGACTTTTTCCAAGGCGGATCAATCACTACTGTCTTATACATTGAAATCTCATCTTCCTAAACTGGGAATGAGGCACCTATAGACCCGTGCCTCCCTGCGGTTAATTGCACTACTCTTCTGCAGTGTCGGATGAATCTTCAACAGTAGCTGTATCAGATCCAGAATCTTCATCTGAACCACTGCATGCAGAAATCATTCCACAAGCAATAATTGAAATAATATACTTCATTTTTCCCTCTCTATTGAAGATGAGGCACCTGTATCCCGTGCCTCCCTGCGGTTTTTTATTTACTCTTCTGTATTTTCGCTATTTTCTGTCGTGCCCGAATTCTTCGTCTCTTCTGTATTATTCTCAGAATTGTCTGTAGAGTTCGTGGTTGTCTCCGTCGTCTCACTTGTAGTACCACTCGTTTCAGTGGTCGTGTTATCACTGGTGGTATTCTCAGTAGCATTCTCAGCTGCTTCGGTTCCATCAGTAGTGTTGGCAGTCTCATCAGTTTCAACACATCCGACTGCAATTACAGCTGCAAGAGCAGCCAGCTTAGTTCTCCACATTTTATGTCTCCTTTTAGTGGGTATGGTGCGCAAGGTGGGACTTGAACCCACACGGATTATTCCACTGGATCCTAAATCCAGCGCGTCTACCAATTCCGCCACTCGCGCTTTGTTAACCATTTATGGATTATAACGTCAATCCATAAGTGTGTACAAGCTAATATCCGTTATAATTTGTCTCTTCTCTAAGCTTGAGAACTTCTTCCATAAGATCCGGAATCTTCTCCATGACAGTAAATGCAATTCTTGCAGCACTTAAAGAATCCTCATCTCCGCTAAGTCGCCCAACCCTGATCTCATTCCACTCTGTGTAAAGAAGTGCAATCTTCTGAAGGTCTTCTTGTGTCATAACTAATCCTAACCTAAGCCAATGTATTCGTTAAAGAATTCCAAATTTTCTATAAATCTCAGACAAAGCAACTGTATCATCAACAGCTGGGGCTGCCACTGTCGAACCTTTAAGCGCTATATCTTCCGCTGTGGGTTCATGTGGGGTGTAGTCAGCTGTCCTGTCTTCTGATCTCTGATACTTAAGCCTTATGAGGTCTTCAGGGGTCATATATCGAGGAGCTTCCCAATCTTTTCCTTGAAGCCCGTAGTGGGAGGTATGAGCCTCTTCAGCAGCGACGACTCCCTTAAAAGAGTAGTCTCGCTTGTCTGATCTCTGCTGCCCAAGAAAAAGTCTTTCGAGTTGCGCGTAAAGTTTTTCTGTCGCTGAGTCCTTTAGGTAGGCTTCTACTTTTTCCGGCGTCCTGGGACCGAGAGGGTCTGCAAGATAGTCAAATTGTGCCATTGCGTCTGCACGCTTAGCAAACTTATTAGCCTGATCACTGATGAATTCAAATTCTGCCTGTGGGTTATCTGCAGCAACATGAAGTGCAATGTCTAAAATATCTCGCCCTTCAAGCCGCTCAACTATTAAATCTATCGCCCTCTGTCTTTTCATCATCTCTCTCAGTGCACCATCTGAAGACTCGGTCAGCTTAATTGCTGTGTGAAGGTCTGTAGCTCTCTTATAGCCGAGATTGGTTGAAGCCTTGGTGATCGGTGCACCTCTCTTGGTTGCCTTCAATCTCTGCTTTCTCTTACCTTTTCTCTTTGGTCTCGTCTTACCGTGAACTACCTTCCACTTATCACCCTTTGTCTCATCAGCATACTCCTTGTTGCTGATTCCTTCTTCTTCCTTCTTCTTGAGCCAGCTTTCAAGGCTGTAGCCCATGGGAACTACATATTCAGCAAGAAGGGCTTCTCTTATATATTCTCTAAGTACATCATCCATCGAGGATCTCTCTACCTATTAAATATGCAATCTGTCTTCCAAAATCTACATCTGATGGGAAGTGAACCCCCCTGTCAATTCTTGATTGAGCAATCATCTCAGCAAGACTTAGGAAGTCTTCTGCGTGTTGAGGAAACTTTCTACCTAAGATCAAAGCGTGAACAAATGCCTGAATGGTATGACCGCTGGGATATGACGGGCTCTGTGCAGAGTCGAGATCATCCCCTCGCCATGGAATCCCAAGCCGCTCTGCTGTAGAAGTAGGCCTTTCTCTACCATACAGCTCCTTCATAGACATAGCGATGGGCCCTAGGGCGTTGTGGATTCTATCGTGAAAGTCAGAATCGTATGGCAGACCCTTGCCCTTAAGATACGTCTCAAATATTTCCCTCATATTCTCATCACATATTTTCTGAAGGGCTTGTGGGACTTTAGGGTTTTTGTGTTGTCTAATGACCTGCGCTAGATCTTCTATCTCTTCATGAGATCCTGGTGCTGGAGGTGGAATGCTTGGAATCTTCATTAATCCTCCCTCATCTCTGCCGGCCAGTCTTGCTGTGGCCATCTTGTCATTAGATAATACTGATAGATTTCACGAATTCTTGCCATAACTGGGCCCATCTCTTCCTCTGTATATCCCTTGTGAAGCGCAGTGGCATAAATGTTTTGTAATTCCCAGTCTATCACATCAGCAGCCTCTACTCCCTCCATCTTTGCCTGCAAGACCCAGTCTGAGACATGTGCTGGAGTCTCCGCCTTATCTACAAAGTATGCCTCAATGCTTTCAGGAGAAGCCCAGATAGAATCTTCATCTTTAATCTTTCTCTGGGTTGCCATAAGATCTTCTGTGGGCTGACCGGAGTGTTCTAGCTCGTGACGAATAGTTCCAACAATCTTGGACTCAAACCAGTCTACATCTTTATCAGTGTAGGAAGTAGGCATGAATAGGTTAAGAATAAGATCAGAGTTTCTCCTCTCTTCTGGCGATGCATTTAGGGAATACTCATAAGCAGCAGATGCGTTAAATTCTTGACTACCAATAGGAGGCTTCATTTTTATAATTACGTCTCTAAGCCACGTGACGTCGTCTGGGGGTGTGTAGTCAAGTCTAAATTCTAGCGGGAAGCTTCTGCCAGGTTTAGAAAAAAACGCCTTTATCTCTTCATCTTTAAGCGCAATTGTAGCTTCTCTACCTATTCTTCGAGCAGCTCTCTCTAGTTTTCGACCTGTTAGAGATTTTTCAATAAGAATCTCTCTCACATATTCACGAAGAATCTTCTCGCTTGACATTTCGACTGCGCCTCTTTGTGACAACCACATTATAATTATCTTGCTGTCGATGAGATTTTCTTCTATTTCTTTTCTTGTAAGGCCCTCGGACCTCTTTAATCACATTGCTGTGAAAGACAAAGCACTCAGCCTCCCCAGGCTTGTCAGTCTTTGGGTCCCACGGAACACAAGCTTTATTAAGGGCAACGAGGTCCTGATGTCTTATAATGACGGCAAAGAAGCCATACGGCTCTTTCGGATCAGACTTTATCGCCTTCACATGAATCTTCGGTCCTGCAGGCGTCTTCACCTCGTAGACCTTCCCGATTCTTATCTTTCTCTCTTTCCCACTCGTCAAGAGATTCTTCCCACTGTTTTAAAAAATGTAGACACCTACAAGTATCATTGATGCTAGCTGCCAGTTTATCAACGCCAATATTAACGCTGTAGTATGCGTCAAAACCGTCTCTTTCAATCTTGTCTATTAGACCTTCACATGTTTTTTTTAAAGCTTCAGCCTTGGCCTTGAGACTTTTAATTCTATAGCTTCTCTCAGAGAAAATCTTTTCTCTCAGCTCAGACATACTATTTCTTAATAACAAACAGAGCTATTCCATGCCACCAGTTTATATCTGGATGCTCGAGCCTTTTCTCTCTATCAGCGGGAAAAATTTGCCACTGGGCAAGAATCTTATATCCAAGCTCGCTAAACGCTTCAAATGTTCCTTCTCTCACAGCACCCTTTTCCCAATCGTCTATGACAGTAATAAAAGTATCACAAAGAGCATCGTTAAAATATGTGAATGCTTTCTTCTGTGACTCTTTTGAATGATGCCCGTCATAAAAGTAAACGTTTGCTTTTTCTTTTATTTCTTCAGAAACATCAATAGAGAAGCAATCAGCCTCTATGACTGTAAGCTTATCTTCTTTAAATCCGGGTATAAAGGTATCTAGATTCTTTTTAAACACACCCTTTGGATCATCACCCTCATTAAATTCAGACCAGTTATCAATTGCATAGGCGTGCTTAATTTGATTATAGTTTCCATAAAGAGAGGAAATTAAAGATGAGCCACAATAAGATCCAACCTCTAAATAAACACAATCTTCAAAGTTACTTAAGTTATTAAGCAGATGTCTAAATGACCTTCCTGTAAACCCTGGAAGAATATTGTGAAGTAGCATCTCACCTGAGAGATTTGATGACTTTGAAAAGCCTGCTGTAATAGAAGAAGCTGCTTGGACTATTAGTTTAGCAATATCTGCAAATCCCACAGATACTTTAAGATTCGGACCTGAGTCAAAAGCATAGATCGGCGGTGATGTCAAGTTACTGCCTTGGACTTTTTAATAACGAACAGGGCCATTCCATGCCACCAGTTCATATCTGGGTGCTCCATCGGCTTCTTCCGATCTGGCGGGGTAACTTCCCAACTTGCAAGAATATTATAGTTCAGCTCATTAAATGCTTCATGAGTTGCATCTCTAACTTTCTTCTTTTCCCAATCATCAACGACAGCAATAAAAGTATCATGAAAGACGTCATTAAAGTATGTGAATGCTTTCTTGTGATCATCGTACGTGTGCGCACCGTCATAAAAGTAAATGTCAATTTTTTCATCTATTTCTGACAGGTCAAGAGAAAAACAGTCTCCTTCAATTATCTTTAAGCTGTCGCTATACTCTGGTATATAGGCTTCTCTATTTTTAGAAAATCGTTCTTCAGGCTTACAATATTCTCTAAATTCTGACCAGTTGTCAATGGCATATGCTTTTTTAATTTTTCCATGATTTCCGTAGAGAGCGGAGACCAGAGATGATCCGCAAAATGTACCTACTTCAAGGTATGTGCAATTTTGCATTTTACAAAGACTGTTAAGAAGGTGCCTAAATGATCTTCCTGTAAATCCATTAAGTGAGTCTTGAGACTCCAGCTCCGCTGCCAGGCCTGACGCTTTAGAGAATCCTGTAGAAAATGCAACCAGGCACTGAGCAGTTAGCTGTTGCTCTCTCGCATAATTGATAGACACCTTTAGCTCATCATGTACCACGACTGATCCACTGTCATCTTTTCCTTCTAGTTCTGACATTTTTTTCCTAGTTTAAGTTTAAAATAGAATGGTACCCGGAGCCGGATTCGAACCGGCACGCCCTTACGAGCAGAAGATTTTAAGTCTCCTGTGTCTACCATTTCACCACCCGGGCATATAGGTATAGTACCCATAGGTGAATTTATTATATCATACTATTACTTTCTTTACATGTAATAGAAATTACTTATAAAAAAGGGGGATTGTCTCATGGATAACATTACATACCATCCAAAAGCCATTCTCAAAAAATCTGAATCTCTGACGATTTGGGAAAGTCACCTTCGATCCAAAGAAAATGATCTTAAGCATAGAGAGCTTGATTTAATTCAAATGAGAAGAGAAGTTAGATTTAAAGAAATCCAAATAGACGCAGAAAGAAGACGACATATTGTTCAAGTAATTTTAATGTTCTTCGTTGGAATGATCTCAGGTGCCCTCATAGCAAGCGCCCTTTAAGAGATTTTAGTGAGCATTCCAGAAGAAAGGCCATACACCTTTCCACATATAAAGACTTGAATCTTTCCATCTCTTCTAACATTTGTAACAAGCCCGACATCACCTGCTCGTGCTATGTGACCAGGCTTCATGACATAGTTAATGTTTTCATTAAGACTTACAAGATCTCCAGAAGATATAGTGCCCTTCATTACGCACCTGTATCGAGACCAGTGTCACCTGTATCTGATCCGCTTTCAACTGGAAAGTATCTATAGCCTACTTCAACTAACTCATTTCCACCAGGTATAACGGTAAAGTAGACTGTATTGTCTGCAGAAGAATAATACCAGTCATAATTTAGAGACCCATTAATAAAGACTCTGATTGATTCTTCAATTGCCTCATGAGTTAGGCTGATATATTCATAAGGTTCAAGACGAGAAGTTGCATCTATGACACCTGCTGACCAGTCTTCAGAGCATATGTCTACGATCTGTCCCGCAAAGTGATTTGTTGCCTCAATATACCTATCACCTGTATTCGTATCTGTTTGATTACATAGAGATTCAGCTGGGGGTACGTTGACTATGCTTGATAGAAATGATGAACCGCCCCGCTGAGTCTGGTACCAGCTCACATATTCACTAACAGATGGAAAGTGATCATCACTTTGTTCCTCTTCATCAGAAACAAAAACTACAAGAAGCGCTGCATCATGTCTGAGCCATGTTTGAGCATAAGAATTGTTGATAATATATTCATATGATGCATCAAACCCTTCTTCTCTGTGACCCCTTCCCATTCCTAGATACATGGATTCAGCATCTGCAACATCGTCACCGGGAACTAGAGGGAACTGAGATTCGATTGAAGCTGATCCTGGATCATTTGACATCATTGCAAGACGCCACCCAGACTCAGGTAGTGCGAGCATCATTGCTTCAATTCCTGCTAGCAGCTCTTCATCAAACCTATTCATTGATCCTGATGTGTCAATTACCCAGAGTATATCAACTCCATCAACACTTTGCGGCTGAGTAAAGGAATCTATCCATATTTCACCCGGATCTGTTGGTACCTCAACCTCAACGTAGACTGGAACTTCTATCTCTACTTCAACCTCTTCATAGACTGTTTCTACGACCGTTTCGGTTCCAGATCCAACGATGTAATAGTCCATGTTTGTAGTGCATCCTACTAGAAAAATCAGTAGCAAGAGCCTTGCAAACATATAGCCTCCCTTAAAATTACGTATAACGCAACTTAAGGGCTAGCTAAAAAAACTTAAAGGAAACTATAAAGGGTTACGAAAAGTTAACTTTATCTTTGATTAAATCATCTAGGCTTCTAATTGTTGTTTCAAGAATTGTAGCGACAGATCTCTCACTCATAATAGCATTTGGTGCTTCATTCGGATTGTTAAGCTTTTGATACTCATTGATTAGATGCTTCCGAAGCCTAACGATCTTTTTTACATCATTATCGTTCATTTTTTCTCCACAGATTCCAATAGAGCATAATATTTCACAGAAGTGCCTAAGTTAATTAAATCTTAAATTTTATACCAGCTGCTACTTCCATCTGATATCAATCTAAAAGCCTCGGCATTGCTAGAGAATTGAATAGACGTCGTCGATGGGTTTCCTTCAAAGTTATCAGATCCATCTCTCTGAATTGTGATGGCATTTGTCTGTGAATACCCGCCTGCATCTTTTATCACAACAACTCTACCGGCTGTTGACGCACTTGGCATTGTTATTGTAATTGCACTATTTATTCCGTTTTGTGCAGTAGGTCTAGTGTTGACTAGAATGGTATAGTCTCCATCTGCCACAGTGTAAGTTGTTCCGGGATCGTTTCCCGACCAGAGCACAGTCACAGGATATCGAAGTGTGCTTTCATCAATATCGCTACCCGTAATTGAGTCATCCTGTATTTGTGCTCCCCTTATTCCAGTTTTTCCTGCCATTTCTATTCCTTATGTGGAGCCACCGAGAGGACTCGAACCTCCGACCGGCTGATTACAAATCAGCTGCTCTACCAGCTGAGCTACGGTGGCACCATTCAATAATATTCAAACTTAACAAGATGTATCATTCAATTTCAACTATAAGACCTGACGCTATCCAGGCCTCAAGACCGTCAGCAGACCAGGAACGGATTCCGTCTTCTGATAGGCCTGTCATTGACATGACAGAAGCCGTGCCTAGAGTAATAATTGCAGATCTAATTTCTGAATCTCCAAATATTACTGTTGAATTTTCACAGCTCATTTCACACACAGCGTCTGTTGGATTTTCAAAGTCACAGTGATCAGAGCTTGCAACCCTAACAGACCGATAATCACTCATCATTCTGAATAAGTCTATCCCATTATTTTCTGCATTGCATGTAGAGGGCTCTCCAGCTATAAGGAATGCTGGGCATGATACACTTCCAGCGTGACTCTGGCCAATGTGATCATCAACACCTGGGATGTCTTCTGTATCTGTGGTATCTAGGCCGAGAACTCCAGCAGCATTTTTATCTTGTGATGCTGCTATGATAGCTGCCAAGCCTCCGGCCGAGTGCCCAGCATACACAGTGCTTGCTGAACCGTGCAGCGAAGCGAGCTCTACCATATTCCAACCATTCATCTCATGATCCACACCAAGCCAGATATTGTAGTGACAAAGCGTAGGAAGAAGAACCTCCGCACCCCAGGATGACAGGTGCTCAGCCCACCCTGTCATTACTCCAGAACCACGAGCAAATCCATGACCTAGAACAACAACAGGCGGGTCAGAAACTCCAGGAGAATATACGCTATAGACCATGCTAGGGCAATCTGTTACGCTTGCTGTGTGACTATCAACTGTCACTGAAAACGGTCCGGATTGAAGAAAGTCAGTGATCGGATCATCTACCTGTTCTTCTTCAACTGTATCTTCCTGACTGTCTTCGACTCCTGTCCCACTTTCCTCTAGCAGCTCTATGGAGCCGGTATCATTCTGAACTACTCCTGGTCGATGAATTATATCCACACCACAAGAAAGTGCGGCACAAAGGGATAGGCTTATTAAAAATACTCTTGTTTTCATATTGCACCTGCACTGTCCAGTGCTGCTAGAACTCCATCGATAGTCCAAAAAGCAGTGTAAATTTCGCTCTCAGCAATCCATCCACCCCACCATTGCTCAAGATACCATCTGTTGTTCCAAGATTTAGTTCTGATAGTTTGGTATGATAGAGTAATTGTTGTATCTTGACCGTACGCGCCATCGACCCAATCCCCAAGGAAAAATCCATTTAAAAGATCTTCTGTTTCTGTGTCGTAATAATATCGGAGATCTTCAATAAAATCAGGCGTAATCTCTATCATCAACTCTCCCAGCACAAAATAATCGTCTTTATGATCTTCAGTAGTTTCAATATCGACTAAAGAATAGGGTAGGTCGAGTGTGAGGTGAGCAACCATGGCTACAACTACTGCACGGGTACGAGAAGCCTCTGGATTATCTGCCAAATAGTAGTATTGGTTCCAGGCATATGAAGGTTGACCGCCCATCAGAGCCAGCTGAAGATTGGCCATGTAGCGTGATGCAAAATCTACAACAATTCTCTCACCCCACTCTTGATCTTCTATTTCTCCGCTCTCTATTGCTCTAATAATTCGATTAGTGATATGTCGATAAGTCGTTGGAAACATGCCCCAGGGGTCACTGCAACTCTCAAATAAGGTAGCAATTCCATCAATACGTTCGTATGTACTGTAGACAGTCTCAGAGTCAGTTACAGCTGCTAGTGCATACACCTGATGGGCAGCTTCGGCTGAGATCAATTCTCCATTACACATAAGCTGATCAACATGACCTGAGCTGATCTCGTGACGATCATAGTCTGCTTCTTGACCTGTGTCACCAGCCCCTGTATCTTCAACAACATCATCCGCGCAAGCAGAAATAAAAACAAGGAAAATAATCCTAATAATATACTTCATTATTTACTCCTAAGAGACAAATATACTCTTGAGTAAATTAATGTATACTGCTCACACTAAACCATTCACAGGTTTTGTAGAATCCAATCTTCTGCAGTTGCTGACAGCGGACCCTGTATGAATCTATTTATCTTCTGAATATCCTCAGAAGTAACTGCCGTCCCTCTCGGCTTTGTATTATCAATCTCGACAAACCGATCCTCACCAAACGCTGCCATGTACTCTGGAATTAGTGATGGGGTGGGCGGAGCTTCAGGCTTGTCTGGATTGATTCCCCCAAACAGTCTCCAGCATGTTCTTTCAACAGCAATATCGGCAAGCCCTCTTCCGGGTGGGTCAGCAAGGCCCCTCTCTCTATTCCTTCTGACCGACTCTTCTCTTGGAACATTGACTGCAATCATCATTGTTTCATATCCCAGCTTTTCTAAAATAGCCTTCTGCTCGAGTGTCTTGTTTAGAGACGCAGCTGTTCCATCGATTATAAGGCCGAGCCTTCCGTCTACGTAGAATTCTTGAGAGCTTTTCTTTGACAAGCTTCTTCCGGGCTTCAAGCCAAATTCTTCGGGGTCGAGACCCTGCCTCTCAGGTGTGACTCCATGCCATCCGGTAATGTTCTTTCTAGCCCTTGCTCCGAGCTTACCGGCTGCTGACTGCTGATCACTGGTAAAGTCCTGCTGATATCCCATCAGGCCGCTTGCTGTCAAATATCTATCAAGGGCATCATCTTGATTAACAATCTTCATACTGTTGGCTGCTAGAGTTGGAACATTGTTCAATACAAAGCCTATGACAGATCCCTTTCCAGACCCTGGACATCCCGCCATGAAGATTGCCTTAAATATCCCTTCATCTCTTGGGCCCTCTCTCAGGAGCTCTTCTCTGATAATTCTTCTAAGCTGCCTGCGTGAGATCTTCATAGACTATAAATATTGCTGACACATCCATTTAACAGGCTATAGTGGGGGCTCTCCGCACCTTATCTCAGTCACACCGTCTATAATTTCCGCATAGAAGTGAGATCCCTCTGAAACCTCGCATGGAAATAGGTCAATCGGAATATCAGCGTGATACGTCTCCTGATCATCAGTCTTAAATTCCACAGTAGCCATATTGCCCTCAATAACATCAACAACGCCCAGACAAAAAAGCGTTGCAACAAGTAAGTTACAAACTCTCATATTTTCCTCAATTTTCTACAGAGATTTTTCCGTTCACAAGGGCGCTGGAGCTCTGTACTTTCCCGCCTCCCACGTTAAATAAAACTTTACATCCGACTTCCTGGCATATCTCCCATTCTGGAATGTCCTCAGGAGCGGCTCTGTCTCCACCTTTGGTAAAGTAGGTTGGCCTAAGCTTTGCTATTGCACCCGTGACTGTCTGGCCCCCGTCGTCCCATATAACAGCTGCATCGACACCACGTATCCCAGCGATAATCTCTGCTCTTTCTTTTTCTGGCATAAAAGCAAAGCCCTTCTTCCTATCTAGAAATCCATCTCCGTTGACTATCACAACGACATATCCGCCATCTTTATCAGCCATGGATGTTGTATCTAAAATACATCTAAGGTGCCCAATATGAAGCGGGTCAAAACCTCCCGATGTCATGTAGATTGGGCACCGCTTTTCAAGCCAATCATTGTCAACACATTCCAGAAAATCTTCTATCGTCTCATATACTTTCATTAGAATCTTTCGTCCTTTACAATTCGCATCACTCGCCTGAGATGGCTAAAGTTTTCTTCATTATATCCAATGTCGGAGCCAAGTACAATATCATCATTTTTAATACTGTTAATAAGGCAGAGGTCTATTTCCCAGATTTTTTCCAGACTTCCCTTGACAAGAACGTCCCAGACCCTGCTGCCAAAGCCTAGACTCTCAACATCCTCTTCGCTATACTCAGCTGTTCTCTCTCTGAGGAGTATTCCAAATACATCATCATCAACAGCATTTTTTACTGATGGGTCAATTGCAGAATAAAGCCGAGCGACACCTGTTAGTCTAACTAAGTCTCCAGGTTTCAAGCTATCGTGAACTTGGGCATCGTGAGAGATTTACCTGTTGGGAGCCTTGGATCCCAATTCCACTCTGCATAAGTCGCTGGATCTCCTAGATCTTCTAGATAATCTTCTTTGCCGGTCCCTTCAATTTCTAGACCATCATCCATTACGGTGGCACTGGCAACAGCGAATCCATCGTCATCACGAGAAAATGATAATTGAACTGTGAACGATCCACTGACGTCGTCACGGTTTAATTTTGAAGAGTAATCTCTCCAAGTATTCGAGATGCTCTTGTTGATATCATCGGCGCGGACGAGCTCGTCGACATCATCTTCTTCTTCTTCTTCGTCGTCGTCTTCGTCTTCGTCTTCGTCTTCGTCTTGGTCGTCTTCTTCTTCTTCGTCTTCTTCGTCTTCATCATCAGCGTCGTCTTCGTCTTCTTCGTCCTCGTCTTCGTCGTCGCCCAGGGCATCAGCTCCCGGGGAGGCTTCAAGAATTAAGCTAATAAGCTCGTCCCTGACGATCTTTCTAAATTCACTAAGTCTTAATCTCATAGGATCCTCGCTTCAATCAATAAGTATTTACTTCACTAGTTAAAGTCATCTTCTTCAGGTGTCAGCATAAATTGTTCATATGTAACTCCATCGACCTCATATGTTCCGAGAGTTACACCGGGTGTTGACTTAAGGGTCTCTGCTATTGACTGTGTAATGGTAAGAAAGTCTGAGAACTCTTCTAGGGGAAGTGTGATTGTAACCCTCTCACTCACAGAAAAACTAACTGTCCCGGAAGATAGATCAAGCCAAGCGTAATCAGTTACTAGTTCGCCGTCTTTGTTTGACATTTTTCTCTTGAAACCTTTCTATGTTTGGCTCAAACCACGTCACAACGTCATCAGCAATAAGAACATTCCAGTAATCTTCGTGTGTAACGCATCGCTTTATTAGAACACCAATCTCAGAGTCTTCAGACTTTCGAGATGTATTTTTTACTATTTCACCGGGCAAGAATGTAGAAATCGTCATAGGCTACCCATCACTTCTTTGAAGTCTTAGATGGAGCTTTTTTCCTTGTTGACCTTCTAGCCCGTGGCTTTCTCTTAGGCACAGGGATTTCTTTAGTAGGAGTGGTAGCTTTCTTTTCTTTAGTGGGCTTCTGTACCACAGGCACCTCGGGAGGCAGTTCAGGTGGCAGTGGAGCCTCAGGTGGGCCAAGGATCGCTAGGACATCTTCATGAGATTCATGAGGTGGAATAACACCAGCCCTGAGCAGGTGCTTTCTCATGTCGCTATATGTTTTAATTTCATGATGAGCAGCCCAACCTAGAATCTTAAGAAATCTTCTATTTTTATAATCTTCCCATCTAATTCCCATCTGACATAATTCCTTCTAAGTTTTGAGAGATAATATCATTAAGTATGCTGAGAACAGAATTTACCTGATCTTCTGATAACAAGTCTCCCAAATCTTTAGAAATTTTATCTCTGAAACTGTTTGGAGAAGCGTAGTTTTGAATATTAGTCTCCATCTCACTAATAGACTTTGCACACACTTCCATTACTTTTTGGAGCTTGTCATCTGACCAGTCAAGAGACTCTAGAATTGCTGTTTGCTTCGAAATATTAGAAAGCTCATTAAAGAAAAACTCTAACAAGACTAAATCTCCAAATCCCTAATTGCTTCAGATACACCTAGTTGAAATCTAGGATCAATCGATACCTCATCAATCTTTTCTTGATTTGGGCTACAGTCATAAAGCGTAACCATATCTTCAGCAATTTTTCTCATTGCAGAAATAAAAACATTTCTAGCAGTTGAGTGATTCATCTTAAAACCATCTTCAGACATCTTTTCTGCAATCTCTCTATATCCGAGTCCTCCATCAGAACTGACAGTTGCATATCCTCTCTCAACCTTAAAGCCTTTGGGCATTGACATTTATTCTCTCCTTTGGTATAAGTTTATTTTTCTATACAGAGACGTTAAACTCTTCGTCTCTTTCAATGTCTTCATAGATTCCAAATCGAAGTCTTAGAATCTTTTCTTCTCTTGGCGAAAGCTTTCTTAAAGAGCTCTTAATCACCTCGAGTGTTTTTTGTCTATCGAGGGCTGCATCAGGCGTCTCTGTCCTGTCATCAGAGATAATCTCTTCAAACCTTCTTCCATTTTTTTCATCGCCGAGTGCAGCATCTAATGAAATTGAATTTTGAACAGCTGCAGATTCAAGACTAAGCTTGATCATCGCTTCTGTTACGCCAAGCAAGTCTGCAATCTCACTAGTAGTGGGCTGGTGTCGAAATTCATCTTCATATTCCTTGCAAATTCTTTTAATTTTCCATATTAAGCCAGAAGCATGAGCAGGAACTCTAACAGTCGACTTATGAGAGCTCAAGTGCCGACTCACAGACTGTCTAATCCACCAGCTGGCATATGTGCTAAATTTAAAACCTCGTCTCCAGTCAAATCGATCAACAGCTTTCATAAGCCCAATATTTGATTCCTGGATTAAGTCCTCTAAATCACAGCCCATTTTAGAATATTTTTTTGCAATACTGATCGCTAGTCGAAGATTACACTGAATCATTCTATCTCTAGCGTGAAGATCACCATTTTCAATGGCTTGAGAGAGAATAACTTCTTCTTCTCGAGTTAAAAGGTCGTATCTTGATACATCTTTAAAGTAATAGTTTAATATATTTGACATTTAATTTACAAATTGATAATTGAAATATTAATGACACAGAATTGTGTCACACTAAATATAGTCACGACAATAATAAAGGAAAGGCTTTATTTATTTCTTCGTGATCTTTTTTGAATAAATTCTTCATGAGCCCTTCGTCGCTTCTCTCTAATGAAGATTTCTCTCTGAAGATAACAGAGCTCGATTTCAAGATGTTTCTTGTTATCTTTTTGATTTTTATAGGTTAAAAGGTTTTTAATTTTAGAAGATTGACCATACAAATCTTCATCTGCCATAACTGAAATCTTATCAATGTTCAGCTTTCTCATAGATATCCTCTTTTTTAATGTTATCTAGTTGATTAAAAACAGCCATATTGGGATAGTTCCCAATTAATATTATAAATCACAATTACACTTTTTACACGTAGATCCAAGCATTTCTTTATATATTTTTTTAACCCTTCTAGAGGCAGTGTGTGTAAATAGAAATGGAACAAGAGAATGAACAAAGAGAGCAAAAGAAGCTATGCATGACTCACCGGACCACCTAAGTGATCTTTTCATATGATCAACATAGGAAATATTATTTTCTTTAAGATGAGAATCTAGAAGTCCCATATCACACCGCCATTAAATCAAAAAACGTTTTAACTACAAGCCCAACAAGAACAGAAATCACCATCCAGCTTACCTTTCTATAGGAGGCAAGCTGAGACTTCATAACAGCAAAGTCCTCTCCAAGCGCTGCTGGGATTCTTGAACAATGTGCTTCAAGAAGCTGAAGCCTTGTCTCTTGGTTGGAAGTGATATTTTTCATATCATCTAGTGATGTTTCTAGCTTGTTCATGCCCACCATAAGTTGCTCAATCTTTGCCTCGACATTTGCAGAAGAAACTTTAATCTCTGTTAAAGATTCCTGAAGCTTTCCTACCCATTCAGCGCTAGCATTAGACATTTTCTACCCTCCCTCTAAAGCGAAAACAAAACAAACAAAGCACAAGATTAATTAATCTGAACTTAGTACTTTTCTATAATATAAAAGTAAAGGAGTCTTGTGAACACTGAAGAAGAAAATCTATTATCTACGATCATAAGACAATAGGTTTTCCATTATGTAGAACCCTCTTACTGTTAACTGTAATTACTTTAACAATCTCTACACCAGGTAATTTTTTAATATTTTTGCAAAGGCTGTAAATGTTATCATAGTTCGTCTGACCGTCTTTCGGTAAAAACTTAACATAAACAATAAGAATAGAGTTTCCACCTCTTGTACTTCTAAGCACCTTATCACCCTGTCCGACAACAGAAACACCTTCAAGAACTCTAATTCTTGTTAAAGTGTCTGGAACATGACCGTCTGGATGCATTATTAGTCGCAACGTTGTCTTGGCAAGATTTACTTTAAGTCGAAAGTCTGCCTCAAGCAGAAGGTCAATAGCTGATCTTAAATCTTCTTCTTCCCTTTTCATTGCAAGAAGCCCCCGTGTGAATAAATATCATCCACAGTAGGTAAAATCTACAACTGATGAAACTCAGCTTGGTCCTCGTCTACCATCGTGCATCCGACAGTAAGCATCATAGATGCAGCTGAGGAAGCATTCTCCAGTGCAGTTCTAACAACCTTTAAAGGATCTATAATTCCCATCTCCATCATATCACCATACTCATCTGAAAATGCGTTGTAGCCAAGATTCTTTTTCATTCCAGTAACCCTGTCTAGAACAACATCCGGTGTTCCTCCAGAATTAATTACGATCTGTCTCAAGGGTTCAGAGCATGCTCTTCTTACAATCTGCCTTCCAGCCTCGAATCCAGACATAGCATCTGCATCATTATTAGAAAGTATGCTCGCTGCCCTAACAAGGGCAACTCCTCCGCCAGGTAAGATCCCTTCTTCTATTGCTGCCTGAGTAGCGTGAAGCGCATCATCAACCCTGTCTTTTCTCTCCCGTAATTCAACCTCTGTCGCACCACCAACCTTAAGAACAGCAACACCACCAGAGAGCTTCGAAAGCCTATCTTTTAAAATCAACTCCTCAGCCTCTTCAAGAGCGGGGGATTTAAGCTGCTCCCGTATTGAAGTGACTCTTTCCTTAACAGCTGATTGATCACCTGAACATCCGATAAAGACGGTATTGTTTTTTCCACATATTATCTTTTTACACGTTCCAAGGTTTTCAATGCTGGCTTCTTTAAGAGAGGTCCCTGTCGTATCCGAGACAATATCACAATCTAAAAGAACGGCGAGGTCTTGAAGCATCGCTATTCTGCTTTCTCCAAATCCAGGAGACTTAATTGCACAAGACTCAAGTGTCCCTTTAAGGTGATTAACAACAAGACCCTGCATTGCATCTCCGTCGACATCATCTGCAATTACAAACAAGGGATGACCTGATTCGAGAACGACTTCAAGAATGTGCATAATATCTTTAAGATTTGTAATTCTAGAATTAGAAAGTAAAACATAGGGATTCTTAATCTCAGATATCATCTTGTCTTGATTGTTGACAAAGTATGGAGACAGGTACCCTCTTTCAATATTCATTCCCTCTACAGTTGTTAAAGTAGTATTAAATCCTTTTGCCTCCTCAACTGTGATCACACCATCTCTTCCAACAGAGTTAATTGCCTCAACTAAAAGAGATCCAATTTCTGTCTCCCCGTTGGCTGAAATAGTACCAACATGTTCTATTTCTTTATCTGTTGTAACTTCAATAGAAAGCTCTCTTAGCTTGTCTATTACATCTGAGACTGCACTTTCGATACCCTTCTTAATTTCTGATGATTGAAATCCAGCAGCAAGCATCCGAACCCCCTCAGAAAATATTGATTGAGATAGAACTGTTGCTGTTGTGGTGCCGTCACCTGCAACTTCAGCCGTTCTAGAGGCTGCCTCTTTAATAATTTGAACACCTAGATTGTCAAACTTATCTTTTAAATTTACAGCCCTGGCAACTGTAACCCCATCTTTTGTCAGGATTGGCGAGCCAGATTGTTGCTCAATGACTACGTTTTGACCTCTTGGTCCCATAGTTATTTTAACTGCATTTGCCAAGATATTTACTCCGGTTAGGAGCCTCTCTCTTGCAGAAACATCAAACTTTATAATCTTATTTGTCTGAGACATTTTTACCCTTTAAGGATTTTCCGCTTAGATTCTGAAATAATTGAACCTGCATCGAGAACTCTTCGGGACTTTGTGAGAACATTTTCTGCAACCACTATATCTCCAACCTGTATTGCAACCTCACACTCCTGAAGAACGCCTTTGTCTCTTAGATCCTTGATATCAGAATCAGATAAAATCTTTTCAATGCTCATATTAGCCCCTCTATTTTTGACATATTAACCTTTCCTTTAATCCCATTTCCGAGATCTATCATTACTGTACTATCTAACTGGCTTCCGGTGTCCATGATATCAATAGCCTTTTTACTTATATCTTCATCATCACTGGAATTAAAAATTTCACTACTGGTCTCAAACTTTGAATTAGCAATTGCAATAGATTCATTAACAAGAGTATCTATTGCAGATGTTGCATTTTCTACCATTAAGGCTCTAATATCTTTTGAACTTGTAAATATTTCACAATCTATTTTTGAAAGATCGATCTTAGTGCCTTCAGAATTCGGAAGCTTAACGACATAAGAAACATTTTCTCCCTCAATGCTCTTTCTAACTATTTGCTCGACAATTTGAACCGGTGCTATTTTTTGGCTTTTGTTAATTAAGAGATATAAAATTTGACCAACATCATACACTTGAATTCTCCGACTAGAAAAGATACACTACAGAACAGAAAAAGTATAAAAAAATAGGAGACCTTTCGGCCTCCTAGTTTTAAACTATAGAAAAATAAATCACCGCTTTAAGCTATTGAGATATTCTTCTATATCACCCGTAAGGACAAGAAAGGTCTCCTTCCCGCCGGATTGTTTTGTATATGGTGATAAGTTAAGTCTCATTAACTCATCTCTTAGGCGATGCTCTTCTCTGTATCCGCCATATGTGGTATAAATCTGTACTAACCGCTCAATAACGGAAGGATGTAGCTGCATTATTTCTCCTGGCTATTTAAACCCGATTCCAAGTCCCGCAACAGCAACCTGTCCAGGCTTGCTGTGTTGAGGCTTATTATCACCGTACATCCAGTTTCTTGTAGTGTATAGGCCGCCGTCACCCATTTCTTCAACTATGCTACCAATCTCTTTTCTAATGGCATCTCTAAGTTGATTTTCTTCCTGCAACCTCTTGCTTGACAAGTTGTTTCGCTTAGCTCGCTCTTTCTTCATTCTAGAAATCTCTCTTCGAAGCATAGACTCATTAATCTCAACCATCTCTTCCATCGGGCCGCCAAGCTCTTCATCGGTGATGGCGTCATAGTCCTGCTCCTCAACTGGGGCGAGCGAATCGAGGGCTTCCGCGTCTTCATCACTCATCGTCATCTCATCACCGCCTCCTGGAGGATCATCAAGTTCTCCCATGGCGAATGGGTTGTTATCTTCATCGCCGCCCTCTGGAGGCTCGTCAAGCTCATTCAGGTCTCCTGAATACCAATCAACTCCCTCATCATGGCCCTCATCATGTCGGCTTTGATTTCCTGACTCATTTAGTGATCTTCTGTCTGAAGAAGTAGAAATTCCAGCAAGCTTTGCTAGTCTATTGGCATTGAAACGCATGATAAATCTCCTATACGCTGAATTAAATATTTCACAACTTTAGAAAATTCAATCAACTTTTATATGTTCTTGCTCTGTAGTTTCAGCTTCTAGGTTATTTCTAACCCTCCCGGTTATTGCAGAACCCTTTGCGGCAGCAACTCCAAGCGGCTCTAATCCCAGAGCGCCTCTAACAATATCGTAAATTGAAGGAGAAAGCTTATCTTTAAGAACAGCCATGTCTGCGTATTGGTGAAGATCCCACTCATATACGGGAACCTCTTCGCCCTCCAGCCCCGGTTCGTAATTTCCACTAGCACGACTTTCAAATATAAATAGCATTCTGGGCATATCTTCACCCAGTGGAACCATTATAAAGGGTATCTGGGAAGATACACCCTCCTGAGACTCTTCATACATGATCTCAGGAAACCAATTAGAAACTTTTTCTGTCATAGCAAACCTCCGCTAATATGTGTATTATGCCACAATTAAATCCAAAAGTTTATATTATATTTCTCTATAAAGCCGGCTCTGCTTCAAGGGGTCGAATTTGCTGCAGTGTTTCTTCATAGATTGGCTTTATTGCTACTAGGATTGCCTCTTGGACTTCGGGTGAATCAGAGGAAGTCTCGCTTACAATTCTATCAAGAGACCCCCCGATAACACCAGAAAAAATATCTGGAATTAAAACCCTTATTTGAGAAAATAAATCCTCAGACCCTGCCTGAATATCTTCGACAGTAACGTTTTCTCCAGTAATCTTTTTCACTCTTTGAGCAAGGACTTGCGGGGTAAAAGACCCTGATTCTCCGGGTTTTCCCATAAGAGAAGAAAGGCTTATAGCAAGTGAATTTAAATCTTGAGAAGACATGGCATCACGATACATTACCAATAGATTGTCCATGTCTAATCTGGCAGAATTTGACAATTCAGAAACTACTTCTGGAACCTGTGACACATCAATCTGTGGCAGCACTTCTTGAGCTGGGTCAGGAAGTTCACCCAATCCATCATCAGGCTCTTGAAGGTCATCAATCTCTGGATCAACCTCAACGACTTCAGGATCTATTTGACTCTGATCAATGGGCTCTAGATCGACAAGAGGCTCATCTTCTAAGGGTGTAGCCAAGATAGTTTCTTGTGCCTCTTCCTCTTCCTCTGCAGCCGCCTCAATCGCATCGTCAACTATTTTATCTGCCTCTGCCTCTTCTCCAGCCCTAGCCTCATCTGCCTCTAATAAAAAATCAAGCGACATATTTTCAAGACTGAACGTATCAAGTGAATAGTGAATGCTTTCTGTTGCAAGGCCAGTTGTCTGAAGAATTCCTGGACGCTGCTGCGTACGCCCGAGAAAACCTCGTGCCTTTCTAAGTGTTGTAGCTTGATTGGTCACGATGCTTTCATAATCCGGAGTCCCACCCCCAAGAAGTCCCTTCATCCCTTCAGCACCTATCTTAAATACTGATTCAGCTCCCTTGTAGGCAGCAACACCAGCGTAAGCAAGAGATGAGACAACACCTATGGCATGCCCTATTATCTTCTTAACAGAACCTATCCACCCAATAACGTCAGGCATAGTACCCACACCGACAGACTGACCGGCACGTCGGACGTCTCCTCGATCTTTTCGTTCAGCAATTAAAGACTCTCTAATAAACTGACGGATTAATTTTTCATTTGAGCTCACCAAACAACTCCCTTCTCTCAGCAAGTGTTCTTAGGACAAGCCTAACACCTGTTAGATCATGATAATAATTAATCAGCTCCTGCTCAAAATTATTAAGCCACTGCTCCTTTGTCTTAGGGTCTCTGGTGGAAAAATTCTTTCTAAGCCCTGAGGGTATTCCAAGCATGATCTGCTTCTTAATCATAACCCAGTCATCCATGTCGCCCGCGTAAGATGACACAAATTCAACTTGCTCCCTGATCCTGTCAGGAATCATCTATTCATTCCCAGCAAGAGCATCTCTCTGACGAACTCTCTTAGGAGCGATTCCCGAATCTTATCATACATGACAAATCCACTTTCTTGCCCTTGGGGCGACATCTGAACATCTCCAATTGTAATATCTTCCTTGTTAACAGCCCTAGCTGGATCAAGCATAACAGCAGCTTTTGCCCTATCTGCTATCACGATTTGAAATCTAAGGCCCATTATCGGCTTGACGGGAGATGATTCCGAGTCTCCAGCGGGAGGTGAAAGATATTTCTTAGGCCTTCCTGCAGAACCGGTTATAATTACTGTAGGTTTCTCATTTGGAGAGAGGTCATCAATAGAAGAGTAGACAGATCCAGGTATAGTGAGTGTTTTTGTGGATGGGTCCCATTCTCCTACGGGCTCATCGGCGTAATAGTCTCCTTTAAGGACAAGGTCTGCTCTATTTTCTCCAGACCCAAAGACAGCATGCTCCATAAACTCAGGACCCAAATACTCATCTGGAACTGTAAAGTTGGTTCTAATCTGTTGACCATCCTTTTCAACAACCATCTTAGAGCCCGCTTGATTTGGACCTGCTCCAACTATCTTTGCTATTCCCCCACCGTCAACCTCGACTCCAGAACCTTCCAGGGCCTGAAGGAGCGGGCTTAGCAGGGGAAAGGACATGTCCGCAGAGAGCCAGTGACCAGCATTTATCATTTTCATGCTGACACCTATCTCACTCTCACCTCCGTTGTACACAATGTCGACATCACTCTTTGAGGTAACTCCGCCCTTCTTTTCTGTTCCGGCAGCCTTGGCGCTAATAACTCCCTTAAGTGACGTATTATTCTTGCCTTTCCGATCCAGAAAGACAACAGTTAAAGGATAATCTCGACCGAGATCCGACTCATACGGGGGAAGCCCTTGCACAGCAAGATTTATGTCATCAGTGACTCTTTCTTCGCTTATAATCCCTAGAGACTTCGAGCCTCCTGCCCCTTGGACCTTAAATGCAAGTTTTTGATGAGGTGTAATGTCATCTTTCCCTGTCTTTGTAAACTGGCCAAGAGATTTAACAAACTCAATTGGACCAAGGCCCTGTGGGCCTTGCATGACCTGAACTTTTATTCCTTGATTTTTCACCATTTTCTGGAGAGCCTGAGCCCCTGACTCTCTCTGCTCCTGGTCTTTTCCAGAAATTAGTGAGAGGTTCTCAAGAAATGTAATTATCTCTCGATTGTGTGGATCATCTTTGAGAATTATACCTTGAATAAATTCTTCTGGATAAAGATCTCCGTCAATGGAAGCTTCTTTGCGAACGCTAATTGTAAAGTAGTCGCCTGTTCGGATCTTCTCCAGCATTATTAAAAATCTATCAGGCCTACCGGCACTGCTCTTTGGCTTTGATAGCTCTCCAGCAGTCAGCCCGACCCGATTGGCTTCTAGAAAAAGCTCTCTTATGTACTGTCTAAGAAGTGACTCAGAAATCATCATTATTGTATACCTGATTATCTAGTATACATATTCACTCTAAGACGTTCTTAATAGCGACTCATTAATATAGTTAGTCGCCCGTAGAGCCTCTCTGGGCATCTTTGACTCATAGTCTGCAATGTAATTCATGCCCGTTGCACCTGTGACTCTGTCGCTGAATTCACGCAAAACAGGCCTAATTCGTGCGTCCTTTACACAGTAGTTAACGAGACCCTTAAAGGTTCGGACATCTTCAGGTTGCGCCTTAAGCTTAAGGACCTTCATGATGTGCCGTGGACAGGTGATTCTACGCTCTAGAATCGGACCCCTGCCTCGCTTAATCATCATCCCACCTGGATAGGCTATGGTAATCTTAACATCCTCTCCTGAAGATTCAGTAATCTCTCTAGATCGATCCTTAGCAATCAGGCTAAGTAGAAGGTTTCTAAAGACACCCTTTACCTGGCCTCCCGACATAAGCCACGCAGTTCCGGAAGGATCTTGGCTTGTCATCACATCTATCTGAACATGTTCATTTAATTGGGTGCCTCTAATTGGGTACCTGACTGAGACAATTGATCCAACCTTCTTAACTTGGTCTAGACCGAGAGACTCAGATAGATATTCAAACACCTCATGCTTAAAGTATTTTGGATCTAGATCTCCGCAGCCTACGACCACATCCATGTCACCCAGAAGCTGTGATGTTGATCTACTGTCTGTGCTTCCCAGTGGGTGGCACTCAGTTATTCCAAGCTGACTAAGGTAGTCATCCCTAAATGAGCATAGCGTCTCTTCAACGTTCTCTCGCCTAATCATTGTAACAGTTGGATTTCCAAAAGCGTCCCTAAAAACCTTACCACCCATGCCAGTAATCCTCTTCAAAAAATGTCTTTGTCCAGTAGGTCTTCTTGGCAAAAGTTATGGGATCTTTGCCATAGGAAAATAGGGCATTCAATCTATTGACCGGTGTGAACATGCCTACAAGTTTGGTCTCCCTTCCCTTCCACTCAAATACAAAACCCTCTGTGGATTTTTCAATTAAATCCTCATTGGTCTCAATGCACTTAAGAAGAATTCTAACCTCATCTATCTGATCAACTGTTCCTATCAGGCGACTATTAACGAATGCCTCTCTGATAATTGTCATCCCTTTCTTAATCTGATCTGGGGGGTATGCTTCCAGCTTAAAGTCAATGGGTCTAAGAGTGATAGCGCCTATCTTCTGAATGGCATTATCAAATGGGATTCGGGCCTCTGCGACAATAAGCCTTCCTTTCTTTTGTAATTTTTTAAACTGATCCCAGGAGCCTGGCCTGCCATACTGCTTAAACTTTCCAGCAATCGGACCCTTGTTAAAGACGAGTCTTTTCGCTGCATCTCTTCTGATCTCAGGTGGAATAAAGGCGTACTTGGAGATGTGGGACTCAACTAGAGAAACCACAAGATCTCCAATTGTGTGGTCGTCATTCAAATTATGCTCGACAAGAATCCCGCCGAGTTCGTCACAAATATCTATAATTTCTTGAAAAGATACGTCGGGCTTTTTAAGATCGACCTTATGTGGATGTCTAATGGGTATTGTTGTAGACGTTCTTGCGGCATCGGAGAGAAGCGCCCTATAGTTGTCATTGTCAACCTTGGCATCTCTCTCAAGATCCCACCCTTGAATAAAGTAAATTCCCGAGTCCTTATAGGGAATAGTGTTCATATTTTTTGGATCTATTAGTGCAGTCTCAACAACAACAGTTCCATCTTTAAAGAATCCAGCGTGCCTCCTTGCAACATCTTTTAGGGAGGAATATGCATTTAGATACGCACGCCTTACGCTTTCTTTCTCTTCAATATCGTATTTTTCACAAATCCCGCGCTCATTAAGGCCACCTGACCTGATCGAGGAGAGAGTCACGCCCTTGAAGAAAAACCTGAGTTCACCGTTTATGACGGTGAATGTAAGGTTTTGTCCATCCATTTTTTCAACTGGATTCTTAATCAACCGGGTGTCTGCAGTAAAAAATGCATCAATCATTTCAAACAAATCACCAATTGGAAGATCTGTAAGCTCATAAATATTTTTAATATGTCCTCTCATCTAACCTCCGCAAAGCACTTTTAAAAATTCATCAGAAGACCTAATTCCATTATAATTAGTTTCAAACAGGAATGAAGGTACATAGTTTTTAACTGATTCTACATCTTTTTTAAGAACAGCCCTTCTTATAGCTGAGCCCCTGACCTTTACAAGATCTTCTATTTTCTTATTAGACAGAGTAGGGTAAAAATTTTTCATTGACATGGTCAATCTTTCAATATCTCCAGATGTAAAGAAAAGTCTATTATCCGACACAAGATTTCCAAAATACTTCTCTTCAAGGGGAGTTCCAATATATTTGGTAAACCTATGCTCATCATCCTCACCTGAATATACAGTTAACAGGTCGTTGCTATTTTTATCATTTTTAATTCTTTCAATTAGAAAAAATATCTCAACGAGAGGATTGGGAACACCTTTCTTAACAATGATCCTGTCTCCAAACATTTCATCTAATGAAGACTTAACAATATTAAAGATTCTCTCAGCCATCTCTTCTGTATAGAGAAAGTCCGAGTTTTTCTTTCTAGGTGAAACACCATAAAATAAATAAGTTATATCATTGTCATCCAGAGATAAAGATATTTTTGAAAAATGACCCGTTGTGAAAGGCTTGAACCCGCCTCCAAAGACACCTATTTTCATTTTCACACCAGTATTTATTAATCGTTCTTTTCTTCCAGCTCTCTTTCTGCCTTGTCAATTGCGCCCTTAAAAGAAGAATAGACAAATGACCTTAGTTCATCATCTGTTATCTCTCTAAACTCAGAGATCTTCATTGACTTTCTAACAATATTATAAAATTCAGGCGTGCAATCTATCTCAAGATTTCCGCCATTTCGTAGCTTAATAGTTCTTTTTTCCATAAGCTTATTATACAATATACTGTGCTATTTTACATGAGTACGGCTTATAAACCTAATTTCTCATCAGCTGCTTCAGCCGAGATCTAACTTCTGAAAGGTCTTGGCCGGCGCCCGCTTTAATTGGTGGAGATGTATCTTCTTCTCCCGGGGCAGGCTCTTCTTCTCTCCGATCTTCTTCGGGCTCTTCTTCAGATCCATCTGATTCTCCGCTAGATACATCAATAGAGGCTGGGGGTTCGGAGGGATCCTGGGCTTCTGTTCCTGAAACTTGACTTCGCATGAGTTGGTCAACTGTAGCTAGATATCCGAGAAGAAGCTCTTTCTCACTATCATCTAGTCGGTCAAGCCACGCTTCCATGTCCTGCTTTACTTCCTTTCCTTTGAGAGAGGGTGCAGCTCGAATATCATTAATCTGATCTCTGATCTTGTAATATGTTACGTCTGGAGATGTTTCAATCTGTTCTTCCTCGTCGCCTGCGGGCTCGGGTTCTCCCCCTTCTTCATCTCCTTCAGGCTCGGAGAGATCTGAGCCTTCTTCGTCAGCGGGAGGGTCTTCCCCTTCATCTTCTTCACCCGCTTCCTCTTCTTCCTGCTCTGATATCTCTCCGTACTTTCTAAGATCGTCTTGGATTCTTTTTGACATCGCCTCTTGGCGCTGTTTGAGAACACCCTCCCTGCCTTCGCTCTCTTCTTGAAGAATTGTTAAGAAACTCTCAAGTTGAGATGCATTCCCTATTCTAAAGATGCTCACTTCTTTCTCCCATACTTAATGGTATTTTGCCATCTCTCCCTATAGAGCTTATTATACCTTCTCTGGGGTGTTTCCTCAATTTTTTCAAGATCTTCCTTTGGCATTTGCTTAGCAGCATTTTCTCTCTTAACGATATCCTTGATAAACTTATCAAACTTAAACTTGCTCATTTTTTCTGCCCTCCAAGACATTATTAACTATTTCAATCAAGACAAATAGTCAACTCAACATTGTGATCATATGAAGATAAATTTACCTTAACGCCTGTGTTTTCTAAATTAATTTTCTCAAAGCTTAGCAAATTTAAGTCACCATGCTTAACGTACAGTGATCCTTTAAGATTGCCTCTCACAAGAAGCTTAACAAGCTCTGTTGTTGAATTAAATGAAATTTTAACTTTTTTTTCTGCTCTTGCAAATTCATTAATTTCAAATGAAAATGCTCTGTTGTCAATAAAGATCTGACCAATGAACAAAGTGCTAGCGTCAGTTGCATCTCCAGATAAACATCTTGGATCAATCTTTCCTACAAGAGAGTCGCTCATCATAACAGTCATAGCTGATCCTCACCTTGCTGGTCGGAAATATAAAAGTCTTGAATATCTCTGTATAAATTGTCACAAAAGCCAGCCAGCTCTTTATCCAGCTCTGTAACCTCATTAACATTATGTGTATAAGTTTCAATCTTAACATCGCTACCTTCGATAATAATTCTGGCATGATGTCCCATTTCCTCTTGCTCAAAGATTAAGTGTGTCACAAAATCTTTTACCATTCTAGGATCGTTAAAGGAAAACACCCGAGTTAATCTTTCAACCTCGCCGTCGCTTACAACCATCCACTCAGACCTGCTAACAGCAACAGGAAGCTCTCCGATCACACCGGGAGAAAGATTTCCTAAAATTGAATCTATTCCTTTCATTTTCATATCACTCTCCTCCTGCAAGATTGACCTTCCAACAACTTCTAAGAGTGACTGCATTAGAATATCCCCTGTAGTATTATACTCAAACTTCCGGATTACTTAAAGCTTTTTGAATGGAATTCTTAACCTTGGCTGGTTCCTCAATCCTTTGAGCGTACTGTTGAGCAAGCGCGGTAGAATTAGCTGGATCAGCCGACCAAGCTCGAGCTCTTTCTAGTGCTTGTGAGAATTGAATCGGTGTCATTCCAGCTGCAATCTTTGCCTTAGCAGATTTTGAATTTGGACTAGTCTCTCCAATTAGCATCTTTGCAAATACTTGCTTGGGGTCTTGAATTCCCATTTCTGAGAGTATGACTCCCGCCTGTACCTTCCACGCCTTTAAGAAATCATTGACAAAGGGTTGAAAGAATATTAGTTTAAAGTAAGTCCTAAAGTGATCGCCCGACATCTCAGGAGCTATTCTTGATGACCTAACAATCTGATTGACCTGATTTCTATCAACTCCCAAACTAAAAGATCTCATTCCTCGCTTAAACGTTTGAAGAGCTCTTCCTTTAATTGTTTCCATGACGTCAGGAGGAATTGCCATACTTTCAAGATAATACTTAATCATCGGCTTAAAGGCAAACTGTCTAGCACCTGCTGCTGATGCAAACCCCTCTTCCTTTGCTATTTGCGTCCAGAGATCTGATAGATCTTTTGGTGCAGCAACGACTTCTTCTTCCTCTGCAGCATCTTGAGCTCGAAGGGCTTGAATTTCCCTTTCTGATTCTCTTCTTGCTCTAAGTTCTTCAGCTGCACCCGATTTAGATAAGATCATCTGTGCCATTTCTTGATATGCATTAATCATATTCTGGTCTGTCTCAGATTCAGATCTTCTAACTAGTTCAGCGGCAACGTCTTCTTGTGTGGCTGGCGGCGCCATCCACTCACCTGTTTGTGAGTCTTTTTCACCCTTGAGCATCCTAAGAGCTATCTGATCAACAGCTTTATTTGCATCAAGCTGCTCTTGACTCCAGTCAGTGGGAGGGGGCTCTGACTGTACCGGTGTCACGGACTTCATAACAGCCTGTGTCACTCCGTGCCTAACCATATCAATTTGATCTGGTGTAAGATTGTATCTGCTAAAAATTTGAGAAACCGCAGGATCAACATCGGCAGGACCTATCTTTTGACGGAGCTGGATTTGCATCATATCGGGTGACTGAGGCCTTTGTCCGGTTCCTCCTAGAACTTTTCCGACTGTTGTGTATCCAAAGTTTATGGATCTTAAATGGTCTAATACACCTTGAATAGCATCTTCAACAGAGGGAGCATCATCCTGCTCTGCAAGAAGCCTACGAATTGACTCTCTTATCTGATCTTCGGCTGACTTCTTTTCAAACTTTTCTAAATCAGGGCTATAGTCTATAAGCCTTACACCGCTGCTCCCGTCAAGATCTCCTCGAAGTCTGGCTTCCTCTCTATCTAGTGCCTTATCAAGAAGCTTATGAAGCTGCCTATAGTAGTACTCAATCTGGTGAGAAGGAACTTCTCTTGCAATAACAGAGGCTGAATTTCCAAGCTCAACTGATGAAGCGGGGATAAATTCTGGGTCTTCAACCGGTGGTTCGTCAACAGAAAGCTGAACTGCCATCTGCTCTCTTGGGACTATTGGTTCGTCTTCATCGTCTTTGGCAGGAATTTCAGAAATATTTGCAGTATGAAAACTTCTTTCTTCATTAACCATTGACTTAATAAAGTCTTCTAGAGCCCTTCTATCAATAATTACATTCATATTCTAACCCTCAAAGGATAAATATGGACCAATGGTTTAATTTGCTGACGAAGAGATTGAATTTAAAATCCAAACTGATAGTGCAGTCATCCCTATCCCAGCTGCTGTCCCGACGCCGAACCAAACAGCGTTCTTATTTCCCGAAGCTCTCCTCAGTCTATCATATAAAAAGTTCACTTCTTCACGCTTGATATTCATGTGCATATCATATCTTTCCTGACATGCATTGGAAGAGATCTCTGACCTTTCTATTTGAAGATTTAGCTCAGCCTCCCTTAGCCCGACCTCTCTATCGATCCTTATCTGGCATGCAGCATCTTGATTTTCTAACTGAACAAGTATGTCAGCTGCTGCCCTTGTGCTAAAAAGTGTACCATCAAAGGGTGCAACCTCACCCTCTTCAATTGACACTATGACTGCCCCTACTTCGTCATCTGCCTGTGCGGTTGAAGAGAAGATCCCAAGTGAAAGAAGAACCATCAGAGATCTTAATAACATTTTTTACTCCACATGAATTTCAAATCCAGTAAGCTCAGAGAGTCTTCTCGTAATTTCATCTGGATCTTTTTTATTTTTCTTGACTAGAGACTCTATTTCCTTCTTCTTCTTTTCATCGAGTTCTTGATTTGATTTCTCATATTCCTCCTCGACTTTTTTCATAGTCTCAATCATTCTATCTTCTGCTTTCTTGAGCTCTTCTTTTTCATTTTCATGTATATCCTGTAACGCTTTCATCTCTTGTTCATGAAGCTTTCTAGAATTTTCCAGAACCTTTGACATTGAAGATGTCTTTGCTCTCTGCGTCGCATACACAAAAATGACCAGAATGGCGCCTAGAACAAGCTCCCAATGTGCTTTAATCCATATCCAAGATTTCTTAAGATAGTATTTTAGCCTTAACCATGTCAGCATTTCTAACCATTCTTTCCATGCTTCCATGAAATCGCAGCGTCAATAACTGTTTGACCGCCAATATAGATCATTGCAATCATACCCCAAGAGTCAGCATCTAAAAAATTATAAACAAGTAATCCTGTGGCTGCTAAAAACACAAAGAACTTTCTTGAGATTAGTCGTCCCATTATCCTATCCAGAAAGCCAAGTTTTTCACCTTCTGCTATCGCCTTAACTTCTCTCATGACAATTTCATCATCACCCATAGTATCTCTCCTTAATGAAATATATCATCATCGTCAACTTTGTGAAATGAATAATCACTTTCCATATCTTCTATGGATATTTCTGTTAGGTCTGAATTGCTAAAATTCTTTATTCTATCTACCTCTAGGGTAAGCTCTTTTTGAACTGAAGTTAATCCGTACTGATTGACAGCGACCTGCTGAATGACTTCACTGTGGATGTCTTGAATCTTAGAAATTTTTACTATAATTTCTGAAATTGAATCTATGTGACTGGAGTCTTCAATAATCTTTGAGAACTTCTTTGGCTTCATTGAAAAAAGCTTCCATAAATTTCTTAAAAAATAAAAAAGTCTCATACACTACTCCGAAGACAGAGGGTTGTCTGTCTCAATCACACTAAATATTGACTCTGCATCAGTGTCAGAAAGCCTTCCAATTGCCTTATCTCTCTTCTTTTTTTGAATTTCTTCAAGTATGTCAATCATATCTGGATTTGCCACTGCAATTCTTTGAACTATCTCTTCAAGAACCTCTTGCATTGAAAGGCTATGCTTAAAGCATGCAATTCTAAAATGCGAATGGGTCTCTCGCAACAGGGAAAAGTGAACTGACTTCTTTGTTTCAAAATCAATAAGCTTATCATTCATCTCAAGTCACTAGTCTCCGCCAGTAGCGGGCAAGCCTTCAGGGTCACCAATAGCACCGATTCCTGGCTCTCTCCCACCAGCAAGTGCAGAAGCAGGTTCTCTAATAGGGGCTATATTGAAATCAAAGTTTGTATCTAGAATATTTTTAAATTCATCTATATAACCTTGGTCATAATTTTCGTCTAAGAAGTTAATAGCTCTATTTATTATAACAGTAGGGATATCTAGTCTAGCTCGGTATCCCAAGGCTAGTTGGGCAACTTTTTTAGTAAAAGAGTCAATATTCATTGCAGGACGCTTGGCAGGCTCTACAGGAGCAGATACATCGATATCTTCGCTTCCGACGGGATCTTCAACTCCTGGGTCTTCCGGGGCTAGATTTTCATCTTGCTCAAATAGAAATGCTGATAGATTAAGATTGCTCAATGACTCAGTGACAAGATCATCTGAGCTGACTATTGAACTAGCCTCGAAGTCAATCATGTGTGAGTCAATTTGATCGTCAACTGAATCCATAGACAGCCTGACTTTTGTCGAAGCATCTGCCATTGAAACAGGTTGATTTTCTTCATCCTGCTCTAGGATCATCTTCCTAAGATCATTAATTGAAATTTTCATGAGAACCTCAGTGCTTGTGCAATCTTTTCTGCTCTTTCAAACCTTGACTCAATTACAGGCCAGTTGAGCTGTTTCATCATTCCATAGGTATATGTCTTAGCATCCTTAAGATAATCTCTATAATATGCATGCTGCCAAACGTCCATCACTATAATCGGATATCCGCCAAATGGAACATTTAGACTGTGAAGGTCAACAATAGTATTGACATACCTTTGCAAGTATGTATTAAAATAGGTCACAGCCCAGCCGCAGCGAGATGCCATACAGCAAGCTATAAAATCTTTTTGCCAGGCATCGAACGTTCCAAAGTCACGCTCCAGCCTCATATATGCCAAAGAGTCCATTCCGATTTGACTGTGTAGATCGCTAATATTTGCAAAATAAAGCTCATGCAAATAAATGGCATTCATGTTATATGTTTCATCAATCTTAAGTGCTCTGTACTGAGAATGATTTGAGCTTACCTCTTCTCTATTTGCTGAGTCCAGCTGAGCACTGATTTTATTGAAATCATCAATGTATTGCTCGTAAAGCTCAAGATGGTTTGTCTTATTTTGCTTACTTAAAAGCTCAGTGGGCAAATTAAACACCTTGTCTTGAGCGACATATGCTTCTTTGACTAAATTATTTCCCGGAATATCAGTCTCAGCATCAGTAGTGGGTTCTTCTTTATCAATTCCCAGGGTTTCTCTTATGTTCTTAATGATTTCTTCTTCTGTGATCATTGAAACTACATCCTTTCATATTTAGAAATATCTGATGAAGGTATGGCATAATAGTCACCGTTTTCATCATCTTTAACTATTAAGACAGCCCCATCGGGTCGATCCAATAGCTTAACACAGGTGTAAGTATATCCTGAGTCTTTGTTTCGTATCTTAAACCCCTTGCTTATTAGGGAGGTTCTATCGTCTCCCACACCTGCAAATAGGGAAATACCATCCCCTTCGGAGATATCAGAGTCTTTCTTCTTTCTTTCAGACTCTATTATTTTTAAAATATTGCTTTTAGACAAGACAGTTGTCACCTAAATTCTCCAAGATATAAATTAATTATCATCCTTAGAGATAAACTTAACTACTTCTATCTCAGCATCTCTTAAGATTTCTAAAGAAGTTAAGTCCCTATAGTCTTCTGAATATACCACAGTAGAGATTCCTGAGTTGACAATTGCTTTTGCGCACATCCTGCACGGGCTTAGGGTGACATACATAATCTTCTTTTTAGGGTTGTTATAATCCATCTTAAGAAGGGCGTTAATTTCAGCATGAATCATTCCCGACTCTCCTGGAGAAGATGACTCTACTTCATTCGGGCCCCCCATATAGTTTCCATTATATCCGACAGCAAGAACTTGAGTATTATCATCTGTCACAACAACAGCCCCCACTTGGTGCCTTTGATCAACCGATCTTCTTGCTATTGAATAGGAAAAATCCATCCATATCTGGTGCCACGTAGGTCTCATTTGTCTTCCCTCTCTACAGTAAGTTAGAATAAATTGTAGAATAGCTTTTATTGTATTTAAATTTTTCAAAATCCTTTTCATAAAATTTTAAAAATTCACTGAGCACATTTGGAAATCTTTCCCACGGAACTCTAATATCTGGAACGTCCTTAAGCGACACGTTCTCCCGAGGGAGAGAAGTTGATGGAGATATTATTTTTCTTCTCTGCAACTCAGACAAAAGTTCAGGTATTTGATCTTCTATCCTATACCAGTCTGTTCCTTCTCCGATAAATTCAAATTGGCTTCTAAAGTGATTATCATCTACCCCGGGTCCATTTTTAGGAATTACATTTTTAAAAAGATCTGTTACCCAGTCAATAAATCCCAGTGGGTGGGGATATTCAATTCCAAACTCTTTTGCCTGCTGCTTTGCTTTAGAAAATATTCTATCGTATGGGTTTCTAACAATAGTAAATTCATACTCCCACGTTCTATCCCAAAGATCCCTTAGGGCTCTATGCTGATGCTTGGACCGCTTATTGTCAGATACTTGAATCTCTCTAGACATTCTAGTCGGAAGAGGTCTATCTTTTTCAGCAATCTTCCACCCCTGGCTTTCGATCATCTTTCTAACAGAGCTTCCGCCAGCCTTTGGAATGTGAACAAATAAAATTCTTCTTCCTTCACGTTCGTATATTGATGACATTATTCCTCATCTTTAGATGACTCAATTTTATCTAAGATCTCTTCAACCTTGGCAACTGCCTCCTTGTCGCTCTCTTCTGCTAGAGCACTCTGAATTTTCTTAAGCTCTTCGCGAGCAGCTGAGGTGTCAACAGGCTCCTCTTCGACAGGCTCCTCTTCGGGGTCAAAGATATCATCAACACAAAGCTCGCCGCTTATCTGAAATCCTGCAGCTTTTTTGTGACCACCGCCTCCAAAACTCTTTGCAATCTCAGAAACATCAACTGCATCATGAAAAGCCCTTAGGCTTACCTTGTTGATTCTATCCTCATGATCATAATACCATATAACAGCAAAGTCGCAATCAGGTGCAAGCCTAGCTCCGATCTCAGACATCCAGTGAGAAGAATTAACTACTATGACCTTCATTCCCTTATATTTTCTTACAACTGCCTTTTCACAAACCTTTTTAATGACTGTTTTACTATAAGCAAGTATGTAAGATCCACGCTTAACAGCATCATCAAACACAGAATCATCTTCAAACTTCTCAAACTCTTCAAACTCGAATGGCACCATGTCAAATGCAGCACTAAACTCTTTTGAATAATCAAGCTCCCACTTCCAAAGATCTCGATCCTGAATATACTTGATAAACTTCGGCGGCTCTTTTCCTGGGTGAAACCACTCCCATGCAAGCATTGCTCCGGATTTTGTCATATCAAAATGTGTGTTCGATATATCGTGAAGCTCTACCATCGCAGACTTATGGTGATCAATGACCAGCAATGAGTTTGCTTCATCAATCATCTTCTTTGTCGTGGCATTGTCAAAGGAAAAATCTAAGATTACCACATTTTTTCCTTTGACATCTGGTGGAGGTGTGCCATGTTTGCAAGCGTAGTATTCTGTTCTATTTCCTAAAAACTTCCAGGCTGAATAAGCCGCACCGAATCCGTCAGTACAGTTTGCATGGTAAATTACACAATTCACACTGCTTGGTTCAATCATTTTTTACCCACCTGAAACAATAAGTTCATCAATATCTATTTTGACTGATTCATAAAACTGTGATGAAACCAGGATCTTGGCTCATAGAGCTCAGAGCCACCGACAGTAATTTCATCAAGACCAGAAAGCTTTCTGTGTGTATAGTACGCATCCTGCCCGGAAATTGGACACACAGCGGGACAAACCTCAATCTTTGTTGCCCATGGCATCATGTCTCTAATTTCCTCAAAAACATTTCCACTAGCAGAAAGCTGAAGTGAAGATACTACAACAGTCTTTCCCTCTCTAAAGAGGGAGAGAAGTGCTGATGCAGAACCATCTATCATAAAAGCCTCATCTACGGCAATAACATGAATATTTTCTTTATCCTGTAGATATTTTAATATATCTTCACCAGTTTTTACACATGTGGCTGAAATCTTTCCCCCTGAATGTGTACAGATCTCACCTAAAGAATACCTGTCGTCCATTGCAGGCTTAAAGCAGACAATATTTCTATTTTGATATCTAAATCGATCTAGAGTTGCCATAAGCCTGGTCGTCTTAGATCCAAACATGGGACCAGTAAAAATTATAAATTCAGGAATTCTCAACTATAACCTCCGCAAGGTGTGCAAATGACTTATCCTCTCTTCCATAGTCGTCAATAATTCTAATTACACTATGATTTCTAGTGTCCCCTATTTCAAATATTATTGAATCTACTTCGGCTGTTATTCTATATGGACACTCAGATTGAATATTTAAGCACTCACCTTGAGACAGCGTCATCTTTCTCATTGGATGATTTGAAGGGTCTTCAAAAAATCCCTGATCTGCACAGTCAACAGAAACTCTCCCTTGAACGACAAATAAAGTTTCTGTCTTAACTTTATTCATTTTAAAACTTAGCCTCTTTCCAGCTTCAATGGTTAGAATTTTTCCATAAGCATTTGGTGCTGTCCATGAAACCTCTGTGCCCCACGGCTTTACGTGATTGTTGGAGACACCTCCCCATATTGCCTTACTCATCTTTAAGACCCCACCACTCAACTGTTCTTTCTAGTCCCTCCCAAATTCTCACAACAGGCTCATACCCAAAATCTTCTCTAGCATTTGTAATATCTGCCTGAGTGTGCATAACGTCACCCGGCCTCCACGGTGCGTCAGTCACCTCTATATTAGGAAATTTATCTCTGAAGAAATCTAAGATTTGATTGTTTGTTGTTCTATCTCCGCAGGCAATATTATAATACTGTCCCTCAAAATCATCATCTCGACTTGCTACTAAAATATTAGCCTGAACAACGTTGTCAATATAGCAAAGGTCCCTTGACTGTGTTCCATCTCCATCACTCCTTAGGGGAAGGCCTCTAAGGACAGCATTGCACCATGCAGAAACAGCTGTTGAATACGGAGAATCTCCATACTGCCCTGGGCCAAATACATTAAAATATCTTAGGCACACAATATCAATATTATAAAGATTGCAAAAAACATTTGCGAGGTCTTCAATTGAAGATTTCTGCCAAGCATATGGAGATTTGGGGTCCTTTGGGTGATCTTCTGAAGTAGGCATTAAATCTGCCCCTCCGTAAACAGAAGAGGATGATGCCCAGACAATTCTTCTAACGTTTCCAACACATGCTTCAAATAACCTGACAGTAGATCCAATATTTGTATTTGTTGTTATAGAGGGATTTTCAACAGAAAACAAGACTCTGGGTATTGCTGCCTGATGAAATACAACATCATATTTTCTCTGAGATATTTGATAAATTATTCCATCGGCAGCGAAGTCATCCTGAATAACCACAACAGTTTCCTGACCCCTTCCTGACTGTTTGTTAAATTCCGGGAGAAACTCTGAACTCGGAATTACTCTAAAGCTTAGCCCTTCTAAAAGCTCTAGATGGCCGTTTGACATATCGTCTACGATGTCAACTGTCCAGCCTTGACTGACAAGCTCTTTTGTTAGATTTGATCCGATGAATCCACATCCGCCTGTAACTAGTGCTCTTTTTTCCATATTTCTACCTCGGTATATCTTACTCAAGAATGTGTGCAGAGTTTAAAGTGAAATGCATTCTACAAAAATTACATCCTTCACCAAGCAGGCTCCAGCATTCTGAAGCTATAAAGTATAGAAACTTTAAATCGTGCTGAAACTTGTTATTAATATCTGTTGATCTACAGACAAATCTGATATCTAGGACTCCGCCTCTGTTGAGAATGTGAATCATTGAGATGCAGGTATCTTCTGTGAACACGTACCTTCTAGAGCCTATACCTTCTTTTCTTTCATACGGATTATTTCCTGCTTGCTCATCATCTATTTTATTCATCAGTGTGTTGTAGATGTGACAATAGTATTCTTTCTCTGACTCCTCACTCATAGAAGATATATCTGACTCTTTAAATTCACCATCGTCATGAAGTGTAAAGGTTAGTTGATTGCACTCCTTGTTTGGAAAGTGTTTGACAAAATTCCCAATCTGGCCGTAGATCTCTTTTAAGCTTAGATTCTTTTCAATGCAATTATGATAGTCAACAACCATGCTTGCAAGACGCCCTGATGCTCCATTCATAATGCCATAGACGTTTGAGAGTGCAGGCCATCTGGCAAACTCTTTGTAAAAGTAATCATACGAATCCTTAAGAGATTCAATTGTGTGAATTTCATCTCCCCGGTGATTGTACCTTTCTCTAAGGACCTCAAATGTAGGCATCATAAAAACATATCTGTTGTTAAGATTGCTAACCTCTTCATAGAATTCTCTAGTTGCTTGATCGACATCTCTGTTATACATCTTAGAAAATACCATTCTTGATAGCTTCGACCTATCCATTAGATGCCATCGGTAGTCAGTCTTTTTGTGAATGTCACTAATAAGTGTTGTCTTTCCAGAAAGGTCTGGCCCTTCAATGGAGATCATATTGATTGGAAAAGTTAGCATTATCCTACCTCACACATTAATCTTTCTCATCTTGTAGGAAGATGTACTACATCCCCAAGATTCAGTTGATGCAACTTCAGCAATCCATATTGTATATGGATCAGGAACTTCTTTAAACTTTGTCCAGACTCTAAGCCAGCAGCTTTCAGAATTGTTATCGCAAACTCTCATTCTATAGAATATCTTTCCATTCTTGGTCTTCTTCTCAATAATTTCCTGAATGCAGAACCAGACTACATCTTTTGTCTTTCCAGAGAGTGCAGTAATCGGCTTAAGTTCAGACTTCTTAATCTTTTCCATTATCTTGGGAGGAAAGACAAGCGTCTCGTCAGCTCCTGACATTAAGTCAACACTGAACCCGATCTTTAGGGTTCGAGACCAGTCAGCAGACCCGTAGTTGTCAACAATAAGCTTAGGAACAAATTCCTCAACAGTTGCCTGTGTCTTGAGGAGGCGCTTATGTGCAGTCTTTGTCATCCCATACCTACCTTTCTTCAATTGATCATAGTTTCCAACAATTATATCATGAAGCTGTCTGTGATTTTGAATTTCTCCTTGGGATATTTCTGCTATACTTCCAAACGCCTCTACCTTACAAAGAGAATCAAAGGCTGTTTTATTTAGCTTGGAAGGCTTCCACTTCCCATCTTCTGTAAATAAAATATCATCAAGGGTGCTATATGGTCTATTTTCCATAATCTCAGTAACAGCAGATCCTCCAACACCTTTGATAGCAGTAAGCGGTGGTACGAACCCTTGCCTTTCTTCACTATACACCCAGACGTCTGAAGAAGCATTGATATCGGGTTGAAGGATTTTATATCCTAGTGACTTGATCTCTGCTATGATCTTTGCAAACTTTGGAGATCCGTTCCACGTCTGAAGGCATGTAGCGAGCCATTCCTTTTCATGGTATGTGTGTAACCATGCAGAATAATATGAATCAACAGCGTAGGCGACCGCATGTGACTTATTGAAGCCATAGGCAGAGAACGCCTCAATTGTCTCGTAGAGCTTGGTTGCTTTGTCTTCTGCCATGCCAGATAGTTTAACGGCACCTCCAATAAACTTCTCTCTAAGGTCAGCCCTCTCTTTTGCCTTTTTGTCATTCATGTCAAGAGACTTCTTGACAAGAGTCTTTCTCATCTTATCTGAAGCGCCTTTGTCGAATCCGCACAGCTTTTGTGCAATAAGCATGAACTGCTCCTGAAAGACGACGAATCCACGGCTTTCGCTTAGGAGATCTTCAAGGACAGGGTGGTCGTATGTAATGCTTTCAATGTTTTCACCGGCCCGAACATATTTCCTATGAACGTTAGCTGCAAGGGGTCCTGGTCGATAGATTGCTGTAATGGTTGCAAGGTCTTCAATAGATCTAGGCTTGGCAGCCACACAGAAGTTTCTAGCACCTGTATTTGTGAACTGAAATACTTGGACGAATCTCCCATCGTGATAAACGTATTCCCAAACCTTTTGATCATCCATCTTGTGAAATCTACTATTTAGATTTGCATCAAAGAATTCATTAATATCGTCAAACGTAGGATTTTCTACGCCTTGGTTTCTTAGGATGAGTCTGATAGAATCTTCCACCATTTTAAGAGTTGCTAGCCCAAGAAAGTCAAATTTAAGAAATCCATTCTCTTCAAGGTGCCTCCAGTTCATTCCTTCTGACCACGGTGTTTGAAGCTCACCCCTAACTTTAATGACAGGCATACTGCTCTCAAGATCTGGGCAGACTAATACACCGCCAGCATGGCGACCGATCGATCTAGGCTCCATAAAGAGAGATTGAACGTGCTCTGCAATCTTAGGGTTATCGTTCATAAATTCCCGATAGGGTTCGCTGTATTTCATGCAGTCCTCATGAGAAAGAACATATGTTGACTTTTCCTCATGATCACCCATGGCTCTTGGCATTACCTCTCTTTCCAGCGGACCTGTTAGAGCGTTTATCTTATCAAAAGGAATTCCATAAAACTTAGAAACGTCCTTAACAAGTGACCTTAACTTTAAAGTGTTAAAGTTGGAGACAGGTATGACAGAGTCTTCGCCAAAGAGCTCTCGAGAGACATCGATGAGTACATCTCTATCACCTACGTCAGAATCAATATCAGGCCAAGAAGCCTTGTGAATGCCAAGAAATCTCTCGAACAGAAGCCCATATTGAATAGGGTCAATGTGGGTAATCCCAAGGACATAGTTTACTAAGCTTCCGCCACCAGAACCTCGACCCGGACCGAGTAGAGTTCTATGCTGAGACTTCTCAAACACCTTAGTTAGAGTCAAGAAGTAATTTTCAAAGCCTAGCTGCTTAATAACAGACATTTCCTCCCTAATCCGATTGACGTACTCGAGATTGTCATGAAGCCCTTCTTTGATCATTCCCTGCTTTACCTGTTCAACAAGCTGAGTAAACGCAGGCTTCTCAGGTGTTCCGAAGTTTGGAAGCTTTGCTGATCCGTCAAACCAGACTTCTTCGCAGAGGTCCCAGGCAATTCCATGAGATCTCTCAATTGCTTCTCGAACAGCTGTCTCACTTCCCTTATAGAAATCATATTTATCATAGCTCTTTCCAAATTCATCCCACATCTGCTGTGCATTCTTAGGATAGAGCTCACACTTTAAATCCTCCTTCTGGGGAAGTTTAGGCATTTCATCGCCTCTTGCACCCATTCTTCCAAGCATCTTATACATCTCTCTTGCCTCCCACATGTCTGGATTGCAATAGTGAGAATCAGCTGTGGCAAGAAGTGGGACTCCTGTCTTTTCAGAAAGCTTGATCAAGCACCTATTGGCAAGGTTTTGTGCAACAAGATCATTAAACTGTATTTCAAGAAAAAAGTTTTCTTCGCCTACGGCATCTACAAATCTGTCTGTCATATTCTCAAGCTTTCTCATGATCTGATTAAGGACAACAGGATCGTCTACAAGATCGGGTGTCAGCTCATCAAACCTCTTTCCTTCAAAGTGCTGAAAGATATGGCCCGAAGGACGCCCACCAACACACGCTGTGGACACAGCAAGCCCTTCAGAGTGTTCCTTAAGCATCTTGTAGTCAATACGGGGAAACCTATAGAACCCCTCCTTGTATGATCTCTTGACCAATCTAAAGAGGTTCTGCAACCCTTTGTAATTCTTAGCGAGAACTACAAGATGGTACCGCTTTTTCCAGGAGGGATAGGTTCCCCTCTCTGCCTTGGATTCATCTTCGTTTTCAATAACCAAGCCATCGTTCTCATCCCCCTCAGAAACCTCACTCTTTGACTTCTTCTGAAGTTCTTTCTCAAGCCTGACCTGCTCTCTATATTGATTATAGTCTGTTTGCCATTCGTCTAAGTCATCTACAAAGTAGCACTCACAGCCATAGATGTGTCGATATCCCACCCCTTTGTTCTTTAGCTTTTTAGCATAGTTGTGAGCATGAGCAGCAGAGTTCATGTGCCCATGATTTGTTAATGCAAAAGCATCCATTCCATTTTCAAGAACAAAGTCAATATGCTCGTTAGGGTATCCAAGGCCATCATATACAGAGCTTCCATCGTGAGCATGAAGACCTACAAATCTTTTAGGTATGGTAAAATTATTAAACACTACTACTTGCCTCCTATGTTTAATTGTAAATCAAATAGGGAAAATTTACATGAAAATAGAGATCAATCTATAAATTTTCTTCTCAGCCTGAGGGACTCTAGCTTTTCAATAAGCTCTTTCTCTTCTGGGGAAGCGTCTGTCGGGATGCTTACAGTAACATGAACATTGTGAAATCCACGAATCTGAGCATTGATATCAACAGGAAGCCCTTCATTTGAAATTTGAATAATATCACCTGGCTGAATTCCCGGTCTAATTTCTACAGAAAGAGTCTTATCTATTCCCCCTATATTAACCTTTGACCCAAGAACAGCTTCACTATAGGATATAGATACGTGACTATGAATATCACTACCATCCCTATAGAGCTTCTGGTGATCTTTGACTACAATCTCTAAGAAAGCATCTCCGGCAATGTCCGCTGTGGCTTCTTTGTTTCCCATGCCCGAAAGCTTAAGAACATTTCCAGAATGGATTCCACTGGGTATCGAGACATTAATTTCCTTTTTCTTTCGTACAGACCCAGAACCGTGACAGCTAGAGCATGGGTTGGATATTGTAAATCCGTATCCTGAGCAGCTTCCACAAGAAGTTGCAAATGTTACAAACCCCCCGACACTTTGCTGAACCCTTCCTGTTCCGGCGCATGTCTTGCACCTAGACCTATCTGACTTATCTAAATAGCCATGCCCTGAACACGGTTCACATAGAACTATTTGATTGATATGAATAGTCTTACTGCAACCTGTTAGGACTTCTTCAAGGTCTATTTCAATCGTATTCTTAGTGTCTGATCCCTTTCTCTTAACATCACGCTGTCTTCTTCCACCAAAAAAGTGATCAAATCCTGAGAACATATTTTCAAAATGTCCGAATATATCTCTTGGATCGAACTGAGAAGAGAAGCTAGAAGAGACACCCTCGTGTCCAAATCTATCATAATTTACACGCTTTTCAGGATCAGAAAGCACTGAATAAGCCTCGGCTGCTTCTTTAAATTTTAGCTCAGCATCCGGATCATCTGGATTCTTATCAGGATGATATTTCATAGCCTGCTTTCGATAAGCTTTCTTTATATCACCCTCAGAAGAGTCTTTTTTAACTCCTAGTATTTCATAATAGTCTCTTTTCAAATATCTTTCTCGTAATAGTTTCTAGTTACAATCATTTCAGATTTCTCACCGTCTACAGAGTATTTAATCTCCATTTCCCAAGAAGGCTCTTTGACATTGTTTAAGAATCTTTCCTGAATATAGAATAGCTCGTCTCTTCGCTTAACTTTTTCTACTTCTTCTTTTGCAGACTCCCAAGAAGAGAAAATTCCAACCAAGGAAGTTGAAATATTTCTACATCGGATAAGGGCATATACTTTATTCAATACTTCCATAGTAAGGCTCATGAAGAAGCATGCTGAGATCTGAGCATCGAGAAAGATAATCATCAAGCTCATCAAACGAGGTGCAGACCTTGGCCCCCGATTGTGCTAGCATTAGATTAAATGTAGCTCCTTCTGGAAGCCCTGCACAAAAATAAACTATAGGTGTATCAGATTGAAAGGCAACGCCTGCTTCAAAAATACTTCCCATATCTTTATCGCGAGTATTGCAAATTACAAAGTCATTTCCAAGAATGTGTTCAACATTTCCCTCAAACGTCTCTCTTTGTGTCTTAAGATCAGCTGTTGGCGGACATACAAAGAAGTCTTTTGGTGAAAAATAGTCAAATCCATTTTTTGTAAGAAGTGATTTAATAGTTTCAACCTCCTCAAAGGCAGTCGGTGTAAACCAAGAGCTTGCAATATACGCTTTCATTAACTTTCTCCTATTTGTTATTGTTCATATAGTTTGCGTATTCATCTTTCATTTCTTGAATTTCTTCAAGAGTTGAAGTCCAAATTTTCTCAAAAATAGTTGGACCGTCATTAGGAACTGTTCCCTTAATATCTTCTCGACGAGATTGATAAATTGAATCATCAGGGTGATATTCAAACAGATCGTTCTTTGGCTCCGGCCAGTATAGATTTGTTCCCCTTGAGGTGAAGCCACCTTGTCCATCGGAAACTCTAAAAGTCTTTACATAGTGCATATCAGGCTTGTCAAAGTTAATTCTAGAAGAGGCTTCTGGGAGAACCTTGATTAGCTCCTTAGCCATATAGGCTGCCAGCAAATTGTCTGCAGCTGGTTGAATTTGCATATCTTGCCTCTGGGCGATGAAGCCTAAAAGATCTTTGAGATTAAGTCTCATCAGATAAAAAGATGTCATGCACTTTGGAAGAATCATTCTAGCATCCATCATAGAGACATCTTTTGAATCTGTCATGTCTGCATAGAGCTGCTTTGCCTCCCTTGTTAGTGTAATCCACCTATCTAAAAATTCAGGAGAGTTTTCAACAGCCTCAGGAATAACAGCAGGATCATCACGAAGATCTCGATCGCCGGTGCACTGGGCGGCAAAAGAACCGGCTCGGTGTCGAATAATATGCGTGACTTCCTGGAATGACAAGCCGCTTAATTTAAAAGTAAACCCAAAACATTCCATTGGTGTTGGTAGTGCCCTAAAGCAGAGGACGTCTTCCAGATTAGAGGACATTTCTTGCGGTGTGGCTGTTGTAGGATTTGTGTCATCAGGGTTGTCTGCCCAGGTGGCTTTTACGTACTGCCAGGCAACGTTTAATGCCTGATCCCGAGTTGGATAGTCAACAAGCTCAACCTTTAAGGCTGACAAGTTGTTAAAAAATTCTGTAGTAGGCTCCTGTCCGAACTTTAGGTCCATTGGGAGACTGATTGGCTTAAGATTATGATTGACTGGCATTTATCTTCCTTTCATATTGATTGTTACACGAAGGTGACACTTTGTTCACCTCTTTTTCACATAAAATTATTCTTCATTAAAAGAGCGTCGATGAGAACTCTTAGCTGGCTCGGGCCATAATACATCTTGACGCCTTCAACACTTTCAAGCTCTGAATTGTATGAAGTAACGGGAGAAAGAGTTGAAACTCCGTGCTTGGCATATTCAGCGCTATGTTTGGCAGAATCATCAATAGCACATACAATTTTTCCAGAGTCAAAATATTCAGACTTAGTTAGCCATCTATACTTCTCAGCGCTAAAATCAACTCTGTGAAATTTTAACCCTGATTTGCTTAGCCACCTGTATGTATCATACTTACATTGAAGAACATCTCCTGGCCGAGCTGTTAAGAGTTGAATCCAGCATCCGCTATCATAAAAGTGATTTATAGTCTGTACGACACCTGTATCTACTGTGAGAGTTCTAAGCTTTCTTTCTGCCAAAAAGTCATCAAATACTTCTTCAGGATTTAGTCCGGCATCTCTAACTTCTGATGTAGTATAATACTCAGTAGACTCTCTGTCGACTAAAACGCCTCTCTCGGATTCAAGCCAGTCAATAAAGTTAGATCTAAAATGTGCAATCACATCATCAATATCAAATACAAGGACAGGCTGGCCCTCCCAGGCCTGAGATTCGATATGATATCTCATATGAAGAAACATGTCCTTATCTTCAAATGCGTCAGATAGAGATCCTGGGTCTATGTTCCAAAGATTTAAAATTGCAAGAAGATATCTAAAAACATCAACTGATTCGTATAGAATCTTTGAAGGATCAGCAACGCTCCTAAGTCGTCTATGATCTTTAAAGTTAACTGCGCTTATTAGTTCAGAAACTTCGGCATGAAGAGCCAGGGCAAAAGATTTTGTCATCTCTTCTCTTTCACTATCTGACATATTTTCAGGTTTAAAAAAAAGATCAGAAAATTTATTTTGACGATTAAAGAAATAGTCTAAGTCTCTCATATTTCCTCCTAGTTCAATTATAACTTAGAAAGAAATAAAGTACATGAGATACTAATATCCTTCTGTCAACCTTTTGTGAATTACTTCGTCCTTTCTAGTATACTCTCTAAACAAATCATCTGAGCTAAATCCTGTCATAATGAGAAGAGAGAAAAAGTAATTAAAGGCATCAACCATCTCTTCAAGAAACTTCTCTCTATCGAACCCAGAGATCTCAGTGACTCTATGCGGTTTCCAGTTTTTAAGATGCTGAAGGGCTTCGAACATTTCTTCGACACCCCTTAGAGCGACATCCCTGCAAATCTGCTGATCCTCTTTTTTACTTAGGTCTAGAGGGGCGGTTGGAGTTGATCCGGGAATTTTTTCACCCAAAGATCTCATAAACAGCTCCCTCAGTTCAAACATAGAATCAAGCTTGTCCATCTAAAATATCAACTCTCAACTAGAAGAGAGTCAACTGCGAGTGCTTCCGCGTCATCAAGCATTTTCTGAACTTGACCGTCTGATATTTCCCTATATTCACTTGTTAAAACAAGCTCCTCGTCATTCTCTTCAGAGGTGGTAACCTTAATCATTCTAAGGTGATCAACTACGTCTGTTCCGCTTAGGATGGCCATTTGCAAAAGTTTTGCTACGTGGCTGATGACTTCATTTGAAAGTGTATAATTCATATTTACTCCTGTACTTCTGGAACCCAGTGGGTGGTTCTTCCATCTTTTGTTTTTTCTTTTATGACAGTGTTTCCGTGCGGATCTGTCTTTTGATTATAAACCAAAAACCTTTGACTGTATTCTCCTATCTCTCCTTCAAATCCAGAATATGTACTAATTGTAGCACCTCCTGTATCATAGGACGCCCTTATTGTCTTCTTGATGCTTTCATTTAAAAGAATGATCTCTTGATCTGAGAGAGATTTGCATGCCCTGTGGGGTGAGATTTTTGAAATGTAAAGAGATTCTGCTTTAAGATAGTTTCCAACCCCGGATATCACAGACTGATCCATTACAGCTTGGGCAATTGTCTTTTTATTGCACGCTCTAATTCTTCTTAAAAAGTCATCATTCTTAACATCGTCATTTAGCATGTCAGGCCCTAGAGAGTTTAACTTATTAATTAAAAGATCTTTTCCCCTTACAATCTTTAAAGTTCCAAAGTTTCTAATATCGTTAAAAAAAATAGACTCTCCGCCTAGACAAATCTTGACCCTTGAGTGCTTGTTGCGGGTTCCCGACCACGTCCCAGACATTCCCAGTGTATTCCAAATAGCCCATTCATTTTCAAGAATTATAAAGATAAACTTTCCATGACACCCAGCACCTGCAATTTTCAATGGAAGTTCATGTAAAATACTATCAAAACCGTCGGGCGGACCGTGATTCTTATATCTACCAGATAAAATCTCAATGCCATCTAGAGATTTCCCCCCAACTCTTTCAGCAAGAGATTCAGCAATTCTTCTAACTTCTGGGCCTTCTGGAATGACACACCTCCTACTTAGTAGTATAATTTATATCAGGAGCTTGTTCAATGAAAAGAATCATAGTTTCGGACACACACATAGGGACTAGATTCTATAAGTCTGAAGAGCTTTTAAAGTTTCTTAAAACAGAGGAGTTTGATCAGCTCATACTTGCAGGCGATATCATAGACTTTATTAAGATACCGACATTTACTGAGAGGTGTATGGAGATCTTGGAGGCAATTGGAAAAAACAAGGAAATCATATACGTCGTAGGAAATCATGATGAAAGCCTGGTTGGATTAATTGGTAGGCAATTTTTTAATATTAAATTTGTTAAGAAGTATGAGTTTCAAGAGGGAAAGAGAAAGTTTAGAATAGAGCACGGAGATGACTATGACAAGGGTGTAATTCACAATAGAGTCTTTATTAAGCTCCTATCAGTTATTCAAAATATGCTAGAATTTGCATTTAACTTTGACTTCACAACGTGGTGGACGTCGATTCAAATTAAAAGGCATAAGCTGAGGAGTGTTATTCATATCCTTAGACATCACCCAAATATTGATGTATTTATAATGGGACATACACACATACCTGAAGCAGTTATCTGGATAGACGAAGATCAAAATATTAAAACATATATCAATGCAGGTGACTGGGTTACACACCAGACATATGTTACAGTAGTTAACGGCGTGTCTAGACTAAGAAAGTTTGAATCTTAGATTTTTCTTCATTCTCTCTAAGCCAGCCGTGATAGTCGTTAAGGGCGTGGTCTCTTGGCTCAACATTTCTCCAGTCACCTAAGCAAAATATCCTGTAAGCATCAGAAGCATACTTTCCTATTCCATACAGAACTTCTGGACTATTTCTCCAGTCTTTTGTTAGGTAATCATTAGACATTCTAATAAGTGTCTTAGATCGTCTCTGAGACAATCCGAGCGGTTGAATCATATTCTGCAATTTTTTTTGATTTGCACATGCTGCCTTTTCAGGGGTAGGGTAAAGATCAAAAAACTTCCACATATAAGGTTCCGATTCAACCCTTTTTGTTAGATTGCAGAATATACAGGCTACAAATATCTTCCAGGGGTCTTTCCAGAGACTCTCTTGAATTAAGTTATACGGTGACTTCGGGGGCATCCATGTCATTGTCATCTCCAGTATTATCATACTGAAGCAGATCTCTGTTGTTCAAGCTCTTCTTTTGAACTATCCTGTCTGAAATAGCACATGCTAGTTCGAGAAATGTGTTTCCAATAAAATTTATGACTAGAGATAGAATCACCATAAAGACAATTACGATAATTATCGACGGAATCTGTGTCATTTTTAATCTTCCTCTTTATCATGACTAGGTATGTCGGAAACATTCTTAAATTTTTTTCTCGCCCATGCGATTGACTTCCCTGGGTGCTTTCTGGATCTCTTCTTTCCCTTTTTTCGATTAGCTTCAGACCCTGTCCACCCTCTCATGTCAATAAACTTCTTTAAAATTGACTGTCTCATGTCATCATCAGCGTGTGCCCACTGCCAATACAGACTATTTTTTATTGTGACAATTTCACCCTTTGTGAATTTAATTTTAGCCTTTATGACAGATATCTGATCTTCATCAATGTCTCCTACTTCTATCCCAAGTTGAAAAGCTGTCTCAAGAAGGCCAGAATACGATTTTTTATTATATGACTCAACAGTCTTTTCATAGATGTCTTTTAAATTTTTCTTTCTAGATTCTCTTAGATTTTTTGGAAAATGATCTGGGTGTGTTTCTTTGACAATTTCTCTAAAAATCTTTTTTGCCCAGGCAGGATGCGCCGTCTTATCAGAAGTACATGCGGCTTCTTGAACTGTGGGAGTGCTATCGTGATCACTAGTCTGTGGAGGGCTATCTGTATTTTTATCTAATGCGCTATCAAAAACGTTTAAATCGTAGTGAAGCTGTCGAATTGCATTATTAAATTCTAATTTTGCCTTCTCAAAAATAGAGCTACATTCACTAAGCTCCTCTTCAAGATACTTCATTTGGAACAAGAGCTTTCTTGCTGTTCTTTCTGGAGATCTCACCTATGATCTCATTTTAAAGATCTTAAAGCATGTGAGACAGTGATTAAATCTTCATATAGCAAATAAGGCCACACAGGGCTTAACAAAAGATGTCTTCTGGCTCTAAGCTGCCTATCTTTTGATAATAACTTTAAATCTCTTGACTTAGAAGTTTCTAGAATGTGATGATAATCAACTATCTCTCTAATTGAAGCTAAAAGATAAAAAAATGCAATAAAAAAATAAACAATTAACATTGACTGTATCATAGACTCGCTCCTCCGAATACAATTATTTAATCATATTTCTAATTAGATTTCTTATCTGATTTTCAGATAAATCTTTCATACTAACTTCATCACGCTTAGAAGCGTTTTTCCTTTCAGCCAGCTTCTCTCTTTTTTGAGAAGGAGGTGGTTTAACGACCTTGACGACAGGAGGATGACTTCCTGTCTCACTTATTAGGCTTCCAGCTGTGGGTGACTTCCCTCCTTTCCTTACTGTGGTTCCAATAAGCTGAGCCGACGCAGATCTAACGGGTCTTTTCTTTCTACTAACTGCTTCAGCTGTCACCCTTACTGACTTTTCAAAGTTAACTTCAAGCTCAAGTGGGACAAAGACTCGGTCATCAACTATAACTTCTAATCCAGAATTATAAGAGCCCTCTCTTAAAACTTTTTCAAGCGGGGGTACAGTAACATTGACTGTGCCGTCTCTCTCTATTTCTCCTGGAAAGGCAAAAGACATTTCTTGACCTTCAATCAAAAATCTGCAGGATGGATGAGCGGGAGAGCTCCCCTCGATATTTACCTGAAATGTTATTTCATTATTGTTGTCTAAAGATAGATCTATGGAGCTCATTTTATATTATTCCTTTTGCAACATTTAGTACGTTTATAACTATCTTATAGGCGGGCTTATAGACATTAGAAACTGCAAAGTTATTGATAGAGACCATGATTTCTTTGCTTCTATTTATTGAACCCCTTTTTGTACTTGTTACAGGATAGATGAATTCTTCACCATTTACAGATATTAAAGAGACAGTCACCTTGTAGGTATCGACTACCTCACCGGCGAATCGGATCGATTCACGGGTAGCTTTTTTAACAGTCTGCGCTGTGTATGTGGCAATCGCCTCAACAGCCCGGATGACTACACCCTGGCCTCTGGTTATTAACCCTCCGCCTTCACCGAAACCACGGGAGAGAATGGACATTTAGACTAGTCCAGTCTATTTCTTTCAAAAACGTTCTCAACAGAAGGAGATCCGTCACTTCCTGACATTCCGAATTGCGCAACTACAGTTTGATTATCATCTGCATAAAAAGTCATAACCTTTGTAGTCTTATCCAGCTTCCACTTTCCCCCTTCAATGTTCTTAATAAAGTTTATCTGTTCAGGCTGAGGATTGTACTCTTCAGTTGCGTAAACAGGAGAATCTCCCCCTGTATCCCATAGAATTGATCCCTTAAAGTCAGCAGAAAAATATACACTTGCGCTATAGATTCCCGTACCTGCAAGAATTTCACCGACACCAGATGTCACCCTAGAGCCGCTTAGTGCTCCAGTAGAGCTAAACAGCCTATACCCAACTGTGGTAAGTCCTGTTAGACCTGATCCAAAATTAACATTTTTGACTAAAGTAATGGGCATATAATTTCACATCTTTAAAATAGACAACGACTTCTTACTCATGTGCTGTAATATTTTCAACTTCAGAATTTCTAACTGTCTTTATGCGTTGAGGTTTTTCACCTATCTTTCTTATTTTTTTTTTTAGGAAGTGCCTGCCCTTGCCATTCTGGCTGTTGGAGAAACACTCTCTTCCTTTTCTTTCTCTGCCTCTTGTTGTGCCTTTATCAAAATATCTTCTCTCTTAGCAGCAGCCTCTAAGATCATCTCATCAAGAACTTCTACCTGGCATTCGACCTTCATGAGATAATCATTCTCATTAGACTTTAAATCTATCAAGACAGTTAAGATGTTGTTTGAAAATGTCTCGACATACTTGGCAAGGTCTTCATTGGTCTCTTTAACTCTTAAAACCTCTTCAACACAAGCTGTCTTCACACTCTCAAATGCTGTCTCAAGGCCAGCAATAGAAGTTCTAGAACTAGATAGTTCTCTTTTACTATCTCTATTTTCAACTAATTCTGAGATTAATCTCTCAAGATACTTACTTTCGAATTCCACTTTGCACCTCAATTATTTGCTGGAATGTACATAGAATATTACTGCAGCTTATTATTAAATTAAACCCAAACTTAAACAAAAAATGGGGGACCCCAAAAAGAGGTCCCCCAAAAATATCTTCTAGCCTAGTTTAGATCATGCCCAGACGACGAATGTAAGAATATCATCTGCCTGAACAGCGAATTCAAACTTAACTCTACCGGCTGAACCACCTGGGTACCAGTCACCGTTAGAAGCAGCGTCGTTTCCGGCAGTCATAAGCTGACCGTTGACATAAACTTCCTTAGCGGCTATACCAGCATTTGTCCAAGTTGCACCGAGACCTGTATTGACGTCTGCGTTAGCACTTGCTGCTGTACCGGAAAGAATAGCCTTCTGCCTCTTAGAGATGACGTACGTTGCCATGTCTGATGCCGGCTGAAGCTTGGATGTTCCACCATCATTGACGAAGATACCATCACCATCAGCAAGTGTGATTGAACCACCAACTGAAGTTCCTCCATCTAGAAGGTTGATTTCTCCAGCAGTTGAAGTGATAACAGTTCCGCCGTAAGAAAGCTTAGCAGCAGTGAAATCAGCTACGTGGCTAGAGTCGATGGTGAAAGCAGTTGTTGAACCATGAGCAGCACCGAGACCAAACTCGAGCTTATCTGTTCCATCATCAAGTCCGATACGATAGTCCTGAGCGTTTCCGTCAAAGACCAGCATTGTATCTTCAGCACCAGCATCACCGAGTACAAGCTTTGGATTTGTACCAGCAATAACAACACCAGCAGCAGGCTGATGAATGCGAAGCTGATCTGTTCCATTCTCATCATACTCAATGCCGGCATCACCAGCGTCACCAAACTCAATCTTGACATCATCGCTGATTCTTAGACTAGCACCGGCATAAAGAAGAACATCGTTACCGTCTTCATCGTACTCGAATGAAGCATCATTTCCGTTACCGAAGACAAGCTTCTTATCATCAGCAATGTTAATACCTGTTGCATTCATAGCGTAGAGGTCATTTCCGCCAAGCTCGAATGTAATAGTATCATCCGCTGAAGCGCGAATTGATGTGTCATCATCAGCATCAAGATCAATACGACCTGTTCCACCCATGCTGATTGAACCCTGACCGTTTAGATCAATTGCATCAACATATAGGTTGGCCCAAGCTGTACCAGAAGCACCAAGTGAATCAGCTGAATCGCTGTTTGGAACGACATTACCGTCAACCTTTAGCTCACCACCTGCAGGGTCAATAACAACATCAGCACCGGCAATGATCTTAAGATCAGTGTCAACGTCGATGTAATCACTAGCGCTATCAATCTCAAGACGATCAACTCGTGTGTTACCACCGGCGGCAACGAGAAGGTTGTTTGTCTGTGTAAGAGTAAAGTCGCCATTATCCCAATTAATAACACCACCTTCCGCGAGATAGAGATCTGACCATCTCTCATTAGCATCACCAAGAGTAGCACCATCATCGCTTATTGGCTTGAGGTGACCGGTCTTGAGGGGAACACCTGCCTGAGGTGCGCCCATTGATCCTGATGAAGGAGATGCTGCGAAAGTTCCAAATTCAAACTCTGAATTTGAAGCATCATAATTGATAGCAGGAAGGAATGAATGGACCGCTGCTCCTCTTGCGAAGATGATAGCTCTATCGCCAGTATTGTTCCAGTCTTCATTTAGTGATCCTGAGACACCGAGTCCGATGATTGAGTCCTGGAATACTGTGTTGGATGACGAAACTGTCGTTGTTGAACCCTGAACAATGAAGTCACCTTGAACAGTTAGATTTCCACTAATGTCTGCAGCACCGTTGATGTCAATAAGAGTAGAATCAAGATTGATCTCATCTGTAGCAGCAACAGTTAGCTGGGCAGCTGTGTTTCCATGAATGTACTGAGTAGCATCATTAAATTCAATCTTCTTGGTTGAAGCCATGAGTAGTGAATCAGCAGAGCCATCAAGTCTGAAGATTTCTGTCCCGCCTGCATCCTTAACAATAAGATCTCCACCGGCTGACATATCAAGTGACCCGTGAAGGGTACCAGCCTTCTTGAAGTCAATCATGTCTCCACCAGCATCGATAATAATATCATCACTAGCGTCAAGAACGATGTCACCACCACCGACGGCGATTGTCATATCTGTTCCATCTGAGGAGATCTTGTCATCGTGACCTGTTCCATCGAATGCTAGAGGAATATTAGCAGGAACCTCAACGAAACCACCAGCTGTCAGCTTAATATCTGTACCACCGGCAATTGTGAGGTCAGTTCCATCACTCTGAAGATATTCACCACCTTCGTCATATAGGAACATCTTACCGCGTGTAGCTGACAGACGAATTTGCTCTTGCCCAGCTTGATTTTGGAAGACGAGGTCGTCTGAGGCAACCTGAAGCTTTACAATGATCTCACCAGCTGTTCCATCCATGTCAAGAGCAAGCTGTGCTGTTCCGCCATCTTCAAATGAGATATCACCAGAGTCAGAATCGATCTTAACAGTCGTAGCAGCATCAAGCTCAATTGTTCCATCTGACCCAGCTAGAAGTCTAGCATCTGCTGGCTGATGAACGAATGTGCCTGTGTCACCGACATGAAGCTTCATTGTGCTGTTGAGTGTAACACCGGCATTGTGAACGTGCGTCAGTGTGACATCAGAATCATCACCCATCTTAAGAATGACACCATCATCCTGAAGATCGAGAACAGGTGAGTCAACAATGACAGAGCCATCAGCTTCAATTTCAAGATTTGAATCTGAAACTTGCTTGATGTGTGTAGCAGAGTCACCGAACTGAAGCTGACGTGATGAGTTCAGAAGAACACCTGTATCAGCAACGTGAGTTAGCTTGACATCCTGATCTGCACCAAGATTGACAACACCTCCATCAGCGAGGAAGAGGTCTGACCACTCCTTGTCTGCAGCACCGAGAGCAGCACCGTTTGCTGATGCTGGGAATATGCTTGTTGAAAATGCTCCAGAGGCTGCTGAAGTAAATGTTGCAGCGCCGTGAATTCTCTTAATAGAGGAAGCCATGTGATTTAGAATATCACCTAGATCATCTAGAGCAAGACTTGTAGAAGCTGCAGCTGATTCGGAGTCGGTTGGAATAGACCCTGAGATCTGACCCAACCTTACTTTTGTTTTTAAAGCCATTATAGTTTTCCTTTGTTTGTAGATTATTGGCTTTGTCAGTTTGCAACGTGCAAATCTGACACATAACCTAACGTGCCTTTAACGAAACGTGACTATAACATTAACGAAAACTAACTTAATATTGAGACTCTAAAAGAGCCATCACCTACTATATATCATCCTCTTCAAGTTCCTGACGTGATTATCGTAGTCAGAAAACTCAGAATTAAGAAACTCTAATGATAGATTTTGACACTTCTGATCGGGATCAGCAAATGTAAAATTAAATTTTCCCGACTTCAGTCTTTCCGCCCTAATAAGCTTTACACCCTTCATTAATAAAAAGGCAGCAATAGAGAGGTCTGGGGTTGAATATTCTTTCATCTAGTTAAATTCCAAGGTTGAGTGATATCTCACAAATAAGTATCATTCAACACAATAACTTCAAAAATGAAAGAAAGATTTTCGATAAAAATAAACGTGGTTCACATAGCTATGTGGTCGGTGCATTTGTTGAATAGTTTGCAAAAATGACGCTCCCAGACTCAGGAAGAGAGCCAGTTGTGAAGTACATATTTGATCCTGTTACTGAGTAATCTTGATATCCTGCACTGGTAATCGACGTTGCTGGAGCTTGGAAAATACCGTTAACAAAAACAGAGACGTTCTTTACATTGTCGGGTTGATAATTCAATGTAAATTTTGTATTGGAGCCATTGCTCATTCCAAGATACTCACTAAACACATAGCTTGGTGATGATATTGTAATTGACCCACCAGTTCCAGAAGAAACAGAGGCAGCGCCTGCAGACCTAATATAGCTTGTCCCATCAGATAGCTTTGTAATAGACCCAGTTATTTGAGAAGACTTTACAGGACCAGAAAATACTGAACCTGTAAGAGTTGCAATAACAGAATTATTTACAGACAGCGTTAAATTTCCATTCGCACCTGAGTCTGCAGAGCTTAATCCGGTTCCTGCAACTAGAGCTCTTTCTGCGCTTAGAGACCCAGTCGCTGTCTTGACAAGATACGTTGCATTTGGATCTCCGTCTCCGCCACCGCTGCTGCCACTAGAGACAACTTCATCAAGCATTTTTCCGACATAGGCAAAAGCTTTTGCATATGCTGGTATCTTACCTGAATCATAGTCCTGTAAGAATAATATTCCATTATAATAGTCTACATTCCAGTCAATATTGTCCAAAAGGGGGATCTCATCGCCAACAGACCCGCTATCATCTTCAAAAATTTTCACTATATACGGATTTGGTGAGTCCTGTGAAAAGAACGGAGGAATTAGCTGAAGCGAGCCAAGTGTTTCATGAACGATCTTGTTATTGTTAAACGTTCCATTTCCCTCTCTGGAATTGCTAGAGTTTGACACATAGTCGGAAGGCATTACAAACTTATAACAGTGCGGACCAGACGACTGAGATGACTCTCCAGAATCTGATCCAGCACCACCGCCAGAAGAGTCAGCATCGTATGTAGTTCCAGTTAGTACTGTGAGGGCAAATTGAATATATTCAACAGTTGCCGGAGCACCGTTTGAAGCACTTTGAAGCAGATAGAGCGTCTGACTTGGGCCCGTAGGTATCTCTTCTCCAAATATAAGCTTTGATGAAGCTTGGATGTTTGATCCAATAACTTCCTCACCGTCAACTTTTAGATTTGATGTGTGAGCTTTCCCAAGTAGCTTCTTCTGTGCGAAGAAAGTTGCTGAAGTGTTACTTTTTCCTGCCATACTAGCTCCAAGCCACGCTTACTTGTGACACATATCCGGTCCAGCTTTTATGAGCAGATATCTTTATTACGAGATATTCTTGACCTGATACAGTTCCATCTACTGTAGATCCATTAAACGTGCACGAGTTTGCTGCACCACCACCATCGACAGTTGCATCGAGGTCTCCGCTTAGGCAGCCATCTCCAGCACTAATGTTTCCTGCTCCGGCAGAAGGCTTACCTAGATCTAAAAATCCCGTCTTTCCTGGAACATTAACTTCAATAAAGATATTTTTATTAGCACCTAGAGAAGCAGCATTTCCCCCTGTCTTTCCTACAATTGTAGCATCTCCATATACTGTAATTGTCACACTGGGTCTATCGTTTGCTGTGTTATTTAAAAATCCTCTGTAATATTCTCTAGTTGCAACACCAAGAGAGCTGTAGTTTACGTTGCTTATCGGACCATCAAGAACACCTCCCTCACTATATCTTCTAAAGTCTCCGCTATTGCCGCCCTTTAGTGGGCTTATTAGTTTTCCATCGTATAGCATAAGGCCTGTGTAATATCCAGAAAAATTACTATTATCATTGATTGACCCTGTAGATGACCAGTTATAAGCAACAGCAGTGACATTTGCCTGTGCAGAAAAACTCCCACTCTGAATTCTAAATACCTCTCCATTAAAGTACTCAGTGGTATTTGCATTTGAATTATCGCTTGCAGAGTAGACATGAAGAATTGATGATGTCACAACAGACGTTGTTAGATTTGTCTTGAGTGGGTGATCAAAAACTAAAGATCCAGATGCACTATATGAAGTTGAAAAAGATCCGCTTAGCGATGATGATCGAGAAAACTGTATAGATCCTGTAATATGAACATCAGCATTTTGAGAATTTGTAGATGTGCTTAGTGTTTGAAGGCTGTCTGTAGAAGAGTTAGTTGACTTTGTCGAGGAAAGTCCGGTACCGGCCTGAACTATCTTTACACCTGTTGCATTTGTCAGATTTGTAAATGATATTGCTGAATTACTGTCTGAGTAAACGTTTTTATAGAGGTTTGACACCCTGGCTTCGATGCTTCCGCTCGGCTGTACAAAGTATTTTACACCGCTTAGGTAGAATAGATTGTCGTCTCCAAAGGGTTGCAGAATTAACCCAGCAGCACTTAGTGCGTTTGAATCATTGTCATTTACCCATTCAACATAATTTGTAGTTCGTGTCCCCCAGCTTCCAACATGCTTTACTCTTGCATAATTCCATCCATTTCTCTGATGCCCTGTATGCACTCTATACTTTCCTGTTCTATGTGTCTCAAGGTAGTAGGGAACTTCATTATCCCACTCTGCAGGTCTCCAGACGCTTAGGTCAAAAAATCCACTATTGCTAGTAAAAGATGTGCCTGTTCCTGAGCCTGGCTCTCCGGCACCGACGTTATTATATGCACCTGCTAAGCTAACTGTATGAACATCAGAGCCATTTACCTCTAAGACTAATGATCCGCTACTTGCATCAGAGAATGAATTAGCAACATAGTCTGGAGAATTTGCAGAAACATCTTCGTTTAAGTCTCCTTCAACGATCGTATTAAGTGCAAACACAGAGCGCCTAAGGTTGTTAGAAGAGGCAGCAGTCTGATATTTTCCATTAACATCTACAGCAGAAAATCCAGCAGCAGTCCCTACATCTGTATATCCCGATATTGACTTTGAAGATCCAAAAGAAAGATTACAATCTGTACCATCATCATTGCAGTCAATATCATCTAGATCTGGAATAGCGGTTATTGTACCTGTTCCTGCTCCAAATGTAACAGTAATTTGGCTTATATAGCCTGTCCAACCAGTGTCTGCCTCAATTCTTAGTCCAATATATTCATCATCTCCGACTCCAACTGTACCAAGCGTAACATAGTTTGTAGCGTTTAAGCTGCTATCAAAGCTTAGTGCGCCATTGGCTGTGTGTGCACCATCATTATCATCATAGTCATCAAGTACAAACTCAGTTGCTAGATCAAGCCAGCCAGTCTCCCTAGTTCCATCTGACGGGAATTTAACAAAGACTCTAATTCTCCCACTATTAAGTGCTGTCGCTGCTGTGACAATCGTTGTTCCCGATCCGTTAATTGCAATCGTTAGATCGTACTTTGTTGATCCAGTTTCATTTTTAAACCATCTATAGAATGTTCTCTGTCCGGACTCTCCAGAATAATTTGGATTTCCCGGTGGAGAATTATCTAGCTTTCCGCTCTCTGAGGAGTCTCTAAAGTCACCCGATCTTAATGTACTAGTTGGCGAATAAAGTCTTGAGTTATAGAATTGCAACCCATTGCTATGCCCACCGTTTGAGGATGTTATATGCTTCTCAGAATCCCAATTATTTGCAGAGTTGATTAAAGAAGCCTGTGTACTATAAGCCCCGCTAGTAATCCTATATTCTTCTCTTCTAAAGGTTTCTGACTGAGCTGTTGATGTATTTGACAAGTTATACATCAATATTCCTGTGGTGGATGCTTGACCACTATTTGAAAGATTGGACTTAAGTGGGTGTGTAACGTTTATACCGGCTGTTAGTGCTCCACTTATAAAGTAATTTGAAGTTACAGCCCCTGATCCAGTTATATGAAGAACCTTTGTGTGTGTTTCGCCTGCTCCTATGGAAGGCTTTGACTGTGCACTTATTGAGAATGATGGGCTTGAGCTCTCTGCAGCACTATTTGAAGTTGTAAAAGTTATATTAGTACTATCATAAACATACTTGTATGCATTCGTGACCCTGGCAGCATACGTTGCTGTTCCGCTTTGAAAGTATTCAATTCCAGACAAATGGATGCTACCGGAGCCTACAAATGATAATTCATTTCCTGCAGCAGCCAGGGCATCGGGATTGTCATCATTGACCCATTCAATATAATTTGTATTTGAGGTTGTTCCTGTCATAACATGTGAAACTCTAGCATAGTTCCATCCACGCCTTTGACTTCCTGATGCTATAACAAATTGACCTGTTCTGTGCTTAAAGGATGCAAAAGAATTTCCATTTGAAAGTGTCCCTGTTGACTCAGTAGAAAAGAAATTAAAGCCGGAGCCATTTGCATCAAGATAGGAGCCCGTTCCAAGCCCAGATGTCCCACTTCCGATGATTGCAGTAGTTAGATCAATCTCCTTAATTGTAGACCCATTAACCTCAAGTCGAAGAACACCCGTCTCACCGTTTCCAAAGGAAAATTCAGGATAATTTTGTACGCTATTTCCCTGGCTATTAGATCCTACGTCAGCATTTAAGACACCGCTTATGTGTGCATCACCATCAAAGACCCCAAGCCGTATATTATTACTACTAGTCGTTACTGTATAAGATCCGTTTACATCAACAGCAGAAAGCCCAGCAGAAGTTGAAACACTAATATATGCAGGGGACCCAGAAGACTGGTTGTTGCTAGACCCAAAAGAAAGAATTGAAGCTGTCCCAGTATTTTTAGAGCTTATGTCATCTAGGTCCGGAGCGGGATCAGGCGCAAGTGCCTTAAGAACTTCATTAAATTTATCAATAGCTGTACCTATTGCTGTCGAAGAAGTAAAGCTAGAAAATAATCCGTCTGTGTAGTCACTATCTTCTGCGGTCCCAATTGTAGATCCTGCTGATATTGATGCTGATATTGCAAAGGAACCAGATCCCATATCAGCTATTGTAATATTGTCTCCAGCCTTCAGAGTACCAGATAGAAATCCGCCAAATCCGTCAGCAATTTGAATAGACCCAACAGACCCTGAGGATTCAGTAACTCTAGTGGCTGTCATTTTTTACCCCGAGATGATAACAAAAAGATCACAGATGTTTCATAAAAGTACCATCTCTATGATCTATTGTTAAAAAGCTTACCGTTCCTTTTCAGTCCGCCTATCCTGATAGTCAGACCGAATAGTTTTAATTGGAACAGGCTCACCATCTCCATCTATTCTGACAAAAACCATATCAACAGAAACAACATTTCTCTGTGACCCATTGTAGACACTATGCCTTCTAGCTTCTAGCCTAATTGTAATTGATGAAGTTCCGATTCTTATAACATCAGCGTATATCTTAATAATCTGTCCAGCCCTAACAGGTTTCTGAAAGACTACTTCAGAAATTGACTTAGTAACCATTTTTGGTGTACCACACACTTGGGCTGTGAACGCAGCTCCTGCTTCATCAAGCCACGAAAGCATTACGCCTCCGAACAAGTTTCCATGCATCCCTAAGTTCTGGGTCTTGCAAATGTGCGTTGATACAAGTTCCATTTTATGTCTCACAAAGCTATAGACAATACATAGGAGACTGTCTCACGATTTGAAGGTTTGATTCGAGATCAAATCCAGCGCAGTCAATCTTTCTCCTTGTCAGGTGAAAGTGATGAATAAAACCCTCAAACTTTCCCTTAGAAGCCTCTGGTGACACACCAGTTGACATCTCACCATTTTTCATTGGACAGGCTAATGGGATTCCGTATCCGATATGGATTGCTTTCCACAGCGCTCTGGCTGCCTCAATCTGTATTGGATAAAATCCGAGATGAGGCTTATGCTTGCTCCCATGGGTCCATGAATCCTCCAAAATTGGTCTAGCTCCCAGGCCATTTTTTTCATACCAGCTCTGATACTTTGTATAATACGCATTTGATATCTCCACACCAATAGATTTTTGATTCCACTTTTGACCACCGGCGTGCCAGGCACCGTGCTGAGTGTCTAGCAGCTGATAAATTGTACCATCATTATCAATACAAAAGTGAACAGAGGCACCTCTCTTCTTTAGTACATTTGCACATGAATCTGATGACAGGCAGACATCCCAGTGATTAACGAAGAATGTTGGCTTTCTTTCTGGCTTTCCTGAATAGTCGTAGTAGTTTCCCTTCTTTGTTTCTAGCCCTCCGTGCTCATCCCAAAGAACAACCTTTTTCCACTCAATTGGAATGAACTTTCCATTATGAACTATCCATCTATTAGAGTCAAATCGCCTATTAGCTGGTTTAAAGCTAGATATTTCTGACTCTCTTTCAGTCCAGATTCTTCTGTATGTGGTGGGCCCAACCAGGCCGTCAGCTGTTAGACCATTCTCTCTTTGCCACTTTCTAACTGCTGATGTTAAAGTATCGTCAAAATAATCACATCCAAACCATCCAGGCTCCCACCCAAGATTTGAGGCAGAAGATCTATTATAAAATACTTTATCCATATCTCACTCAAAATCTATGTCAACTGAGACGTTAATGTTAAACTTGGGAACTCTTAGCTGATTTGCCATTCCATGCTTTTTAGCCTCAGTTGCATCTAGAAACCAATCAGCATGACCCTTCCTGTGGACAATCTTAAGAAAATAATCATCTTTCTTTCCACAATTACGAGCCATCATTGAATATACTTTTTGATTTAGTCTGTCTGTCTCTTCCGCACTGACCTTGACTTCTTCAACCTTCCCCCACGCCATACTTGAAACGTCGTGAATCATCACAGTGGCATCAGGATCCATAAACCTCATTCCCTGCTCACCAAAGGAAAAAAGTATGGCGCCGCAAGACATCGCTTTTCCTTCAACGATTGTAGCTATGGGAAGCTCTGAATGACTTATGGCACTAATCATGGACATCAAACTGTAGACCTGTCCGCCATACGAGTCTATAACAACAGGAACTACCTTTTGTCCTGTATTGTGAGCTTGGGCCATTTGCTGCTGAAACTCTTTTGCAGATTTTTCATCAAACTTATTTACAGTAATTATTACTGGATTTTTTCTTAGCTCCACTTCCTTAATAAGCGGAGACATACTAGTCGTCCATTTCATTGTATATACTATTCCTTTAAGAGCACTTTGACCAGCCGCAAGACATGCATGTCACACAGCCTTCTTGATATCTTAGTGAATCCACTGCATCACAGCTTTCACAAATATTTTTTCCTGGAGAGGTTCCATCCTGGATGTAAGTTTTTAGGACTCTTGCAATCACTCTGGAGAATGAAAACATATCCATTTCTCTATCTTTTTGAAGCTGTTCAACAACATAATTGATAGGTGCTCCGTGTCTCAATGCAAGAGAGATAGTCCTTGTAAATCCAGCGTGATTTGGATTATCAAACACATCAACAATATCTTTTATAAGAATTTCGTCTTCAGGGACACCAATTCTAAGATCATATCTAGAATTCTTCGTCTTATAGTGGTGCTTGATAATCGTGCCTTTTCTATACTTCTTAGGGATCTCTATATACTTCTGGAGACCTCCCATGACCTCATAGGGCCTTCCACCCATTAGGCCAACAAGAATAGTCCAGGCCTCACCCTTGATGGTTGCATGGTGTATAGAGCACTCTAGCTCGAAGGGCCTGAAGGGTGCCTCGTGCGTCTTAAAGGCCTGGTCCTCTTCTTTTTCTTCTCCGATCAAGACGCCAGTTCTACATCCGTCTCTGTATACAGTTAAGCCCTTACAGCCTAACTCCCAACCTGCCTCATAAATCTTTTTTACCTCATCGACAGTCACATCACTGGGAAGGTTAATGGTAGAGGATATCCCGTGATCAATCCATCTTTGTGCCGCAGCCTGAAGCTTGACTCTTGATTTCCAGTTAATTTCACTTGCTGTTGACATGTGATACGGAGAGTCTTCAATTTCGGAAAGACCAGTTTTATCCATCCAGTCTTTAAATCCATGATGATACACTTCATACTCCTTCCAGGAGTCTCCGAGATCATCTATAAAGTCTGCCTCTACACCTTCAGTTGTCTGACTTATCTTTCTTCTTCTTGTGTATTTTAACATAAATGCTGGTTCAATTCCACTTGAGGTCTGTGTTAAAGTTGAGACAGATCCAGCAGGTGCAGTTGTTAAAATTGAAATATTTCTTCTTCCTGTGCTCTTGCTCATTTTAAGTGTCTGATTGCATGAATCCCAGATTCTCTCTAGAAATGGGTGCCCGACCTCTCTATCATGATTGTGAATGGGGAAGGCCCCTCTTTCAGATGCCATAATACATGAAGACTTGTACGCAGAGACAGCAAGAGTTTTATATATTTCTTCAACTATGGTAATAGACTTTTCACTTCCGTATCTTATTCCAAGAGAGGCAAGTGTGTCTCCTACAGCAGTAACTCCCAGCCCCGTTCTTCTTCCATTTAGTGCCTTTTTTCTAATTGTCTCCCATAGATCCTTTTCAATCTTCTTGACTTCTTTGGCTTCCGGATCCCTCTTAATTTTTCTTAAAATCTTGTCTATTTGTTCAACTTCAAGATCAATCATGTCGTCCATTAGCCTTTGTGCCTTGACGGCACAGTCACCAAATCTTTCAAAATCAAACGAAGCTGACTCAGTAAATGGATCATCAACAAAAGAAATAAGATTAACAAGCATCAGTCGACACGAATCATAGGGAGCAAGAGGTAGCTCAGAACAGGGATTGGTAGAGGTTGTTCCATACCCCTCTTCTCCATAGACATCAGCAGGAGAATTTCTAATAACTGAATCCCAAAAAATTAAACCCGGCTCAGCAGAATCATGAGCAGCATCAATTATTTCATCCCAGATCTCTCTTGCATCAACCCAGCTTTCAACAATGTGATCTGCATCTTTCTCAACTGGAAACCTGAGGTGTAGATTTTCATTATTCTTAACAGCCGTTAAAAATTCATCAGAAAGCCTAATTGAAATATTTGCGCCTGTTACCTTCTTTCTGTCTCTTTTAATGTTGATATAGTCACTAATCTGAGGATGATGGACAGAGATAGTAAGCATTAGGGCACCTCTTCTGCCTCCTTGTGCCACCTCTCTTGTAGAGTTGGAAAATCTCTCCATAAAGACTTCTATTCCATCTGTAGTTCTAGCTGCATTTCCAGTCGGCAAACCTTTCGGCCTTAGGGTAGAAATATCAAATCCAACTCCTCCACGACGCTTGGCAATCTGAACAAGCTCTTGATCCGACTTTAGTATTCCTCCATAAGAATCTCTAGGCGATTCAATGACAAAGCAATTAGAAATAGACTGTATCTGATTATTGTTTCCAATTCCCGCCATGGGCGACCCTTGTGGGACTACGTATTTAAACTCTCTAAAGAGCTCGTAGATCTCATCTTCTGAAAGTGGGTTGGGATACTTTGATTCAATTCTAGAAAACTCTTTAGCAAGCCTCCTGTGCATATCATCAGGGGTTCTCTCTTGGTATCCTCCGGCACGATCACAAAGAGCATACTTGGTCGCAAAGACACTGGCTGCCAAATCATCACCATTGAAGTATTCAGTCGAAGAACTGATCACATCTTCAAGTTTATGCATATTTTAATCTCTCCAAGATTTTTAAAATTACAGCAGACTAACTATTACTGTTAATCTCCTTCCACTTATTCTTCAGTATGGTTTTCATGTCATTATTATCTGACCTTAAAGCCTCGCTCAGTGTCATTTCATCGTCATTGTCGACAACAAGGATTTTTGACCTAGCAGTGTCCATCCTCATTGGAAATAAAACACCGTCTCTTCCTGCTCTATTTTTTGCAATAAATATTCTACCAAGGCCGCTGGACTTTTCTGTCGGCTTTCTAGAAAGTGAAACCACAACATCGGCAACCATCGCTTTTCCATATGCTTCTGACATATTTTCAAGACCAACAATGTCTGAATTAGCAGAATCTCTATTGGCTTGAGAAGCGGTCCAGACAGGAATATTCATATCCATTGCTAGATTTCTTAATTCTTCATAGATCAGCTTGAGTTCATGCCTAAGCGAATCATACTTCCTAGAAGATCTCATGATATCAGCGTAATCAATTACAATTAAGCTTGGAACGAATCCCTTTAAGGATAGCTTTTCCATGTGGTTCCTAATCATCATTACTGTAGCTGATCCTGTCGGATATTCCTTAATAATCAGTCTTCCAAGATCCATATCATTATACTTCTTAAGTACTTCATCCTTTCTATCAATAACTTCATTGCTTGGAATGTCACAAAAATTAGAATCGTATCTTAAGCCGACAGCAGTTTCTGAAAGTTCGAAAGTGTAGTGAACGACATTCTTTCCACGCCTTAAAGCTTCAGCACCCACACTAACGAGGAAGTGACTCTTTCCGACACCCGTATTGGCTGTCACAACTCCAATCTCACCTCGACCAAGTCCGCCGTTTAATATGTCTTTCTTATCAAGCTGAGGGATTCCAGTAGGGCATGCACATCTACTAATGTGAACAAACCGAGCTTCAGCGTCTTCCATAAAGTCATGGCCAATTGAAGCGGGCATTCCTACAGATAGTGCGTGTCTCATAAGATCCATCACAGACTCTAGCTTACCACCTGAAATTCTTTCAACTGCCTCTTCCAGGGCTTCTTTCATTGCTTGCTGCTTACAGAAATCAAGCGTCTTTTCTTTGACAAACTTAAGATCCCCCACATCAGGGTTCATCCTAATTCTATGCAAGAATTCAACTATTTGATCTCTAAGAATTATGTCCTTTCCCTCTCTTAGATCGTCACGAACTATCGTGATCAAGAGAGGGAGTGTGGGAAAGTCCTTGTACTTAAGATAGTAAGAAAAGTACTTGTCTGAGAGATATCTCAAATACTTTAAATCAAAGTACGTCGGAGTCATAACCTCCGACATCTGTGTAGACCAATTCTTGTCAGTGATTAGGCACTGAAAGATTTTCTCCTGAAAGGACTTGCCATATTGCTTAAAGTGTGCAGTCCCTTCAGAAGCATACTCATTTATCATTACTACGTTTTCCAATGTTCCTCATTGATAGAAAAAGGTGATCGATGTCAAGATTTTGAATTCCATTCTTTATCATCATCCTGATTAGTGATATTTTATTTGGTGCGGGGCTAAAAGTATCAATTGAACTTTCAATCTTTTTAATTTGTTCGGGAGATAGGTTTGAAGTATCTAAGTAAGTCAATTTCCAGTTGGTTCTAATTAGGTTCTCACTATCAGCTATTTCTTTAAAAATCTTAGGTGATCTCTTCTCTTGGGCTCTTTCTTTAGCCTCTGATATTATGTCTAATATTGTGCAGTCGTCCTCTGATGATAGCACTGGAAATCTTTTTGATATGGTCTTAAACCCAGCCCCCTTTACACCCTTTATATTGTCAGAGGGATCGCCGCATATGGATTTTGCTAAGCAAAAATTATTTGGGCTTATTCCAAACTTTCCTACAACCTCTCTCTTGTTGACAAATTTTTTCCATGTAGGAGAGTAAATGACTGTCTTGTCATCTAGAAGCTGGTAGTAATCTCTATCAGAAGAGATAATCACCTTTTTATCATTTCTAAATTTGTACCTAGAAAGATATCCTATAACATCATCTGCCTCACAGCTGTCAACATAAACTTGAATTACAGGTAGCTTTTTTAATGAACTTATCAAGAAAGAAACTTGATCATTTCTATTCTCAATTGTGTTGGGAATATCTTCATCTTCATAAAATCGATTTAGCTTTTGAGGCCTTCTTCTCATCTTATAGGCAGGAAGAACATCCCTTCTCTTTTTAGACCCGCCACCTTCCCATACTACGACAACAGACGTGGGAGACATTTCAAGACATATCTTTTTTAGGCCGTTTAAAAATCCAACTATGCCCCCTACGTGGTAGCCTTGATCGCTCATTGCTGGATGAGCAACATAGTGACGCATAAAAAGATTAAATGCATCAACTAAGACTACAGGTCTTATCTTGTTCAATTGATCTCACTCGATCTCAAGGGCTATAGATCTTACTTCCTCATATGACTCAATATCAATATCGGGATCTTCACTAAACTTCTTAACCATTGCTGCTTCTAAAAGATCATCAATATATTTTGAGTATTCTGGATCTTTTAATATCTCATCAAATTTTGGCTTATGAAACTTCTTTTCAATCATCACTTCCCCTGTTTTAACATTGGTTACAGTAAAACACTTCCATGCACCTGTTCCAGAAATCGTGACTTCATTCCCGTTAATAACTTCTGGACCATGCTTTCTTAGAATATCAAATACCTGCTCATGCTCTTTGATTCCAACGCCGAAGTGAATTTCAAAATTAATCTTTCTGAAGGGTGGGGCAACCTTATTTTTAATAGTCTTAGCAGAGACGTGAATTCCTATAACATCGTCTCCGTCCTTAATTTGCTGACCCGCACCTAGCTTTATTCTGGTAGACGAGTGAAATGGAATTGCCTTTCCGCCGGGAGTAGTGTCTGGATCTCCATACATGACACCAATCTTGGTTCGGATCTGATTGAGAATTACAAATAATACATTTTGATTTGCAATGACACCAGTAATCTTACGCATTCCCTTAGAGATGGCTCGTGCTTGGAGCCCGATCGACTCTTTGTCGTAATCTCCGAGAAGTTCTGCCTTTGGAGAAGAAGCAGCAACAGAGTCCCATACAATCGTTACAGGGATGTTTTTATCCATCGCCTTTGCCTTCATAATTGTCGCCTCAGCGATTGAGAGAACCTCCTCTGTGCAATGTGTATCAACATACACAAACCGCTTGGCCACGTCTACTCCAAGCATCTTTAAATTCTCAACAGACGTAGCGTTCTCTGTGTCAATATACACAACAATGCCTCCCATTCGCTGAGTCGTTCTTGCAATCTGTGTTGCAATGTGGGACTTTCCAATAGAAGGAGGCCCAAATACCTCTACAATTCTACCCTCTGGAAGGCCTCCATCCCGCCTATTTGAACAGATGTAGTCAAGAAGCTTTGATCCTGTGCTAATCCATCGATTAACATGAGTAGGAGATTCATCTTGGCTCAGGTTATATGCTACACGGCTCCCATGCTCCTTATTAAGAGACTTAATTAATTCACTAGTAAAATCAGCTGTCTTTGGCAAACTATCCACCCTTCATATCTAAAAAAGAGTGAGGGAGGGGAAACTCCCTCACCCAATATTCAACTATTCCATCAAATCTGCAAAAGCATCATCAAGAGACTTATAGCCAGACCCATCAGAGGTAGAGCTTGTACTTTCAGATGTGCTGGTTCCAGTATTTGAAGATCCGCCCATGGAGGTCCCCATAGAGTCATCATCTGTATCTGAGTTTAGCCAGTCATTGATGATCTTGGTAAGCTCGTCATGCGACTTGCACTCGTACATCTTAGTAGGGTCTGGAATATCTGACATCCACTCAGAAGCCTGAGACTTGTTTGTAGAAAGAGCAGTCTCCTTTCCTCGGGGTCGAACTGTAGTTGTTGCCCACTTTCTTCCCGCTTCTCGAGTGCAAGTAACCTTGACGTCTCTTCCTTCAAGTGGGTCTGTAATATCTCCATAATCCTCATCAAGCATAATGTTAAGAAGGGACTGATAAACCATCTTTCCAAATCCCCAGATCTGGACGCCTTTTTCCTCTTCTCCTCGAACAATGATGGGTGCATAAACGCGCATCTTTGGATAGAGCTTCTTGGCTAGCTCGTATGATTCACGGGCGTCATCCCCTCGAAGCTTTGTAATCAAATCCTGGATAGGGTCTGGATCTCCGAACTGATAGGGGGCCAGAAGGCCGGGATTGTTTCCAATATTATAGTAAAACCACAGCTCCTTAAAGGGCTGTCCGTCATTATCTGGAAAAGAAATAAGCCTAATTGTGGAGTCTTCACCCTCAGTAGGTCTCCAAGTTGAAGACTTCTTCCTTCTATTTCCACTTAGTGCATCGAGCCTTCGCTGTAATGCCTCTCTGTCAAATGCCATGTTAACCTCCTAGATTTTTAAACTGGTAAATTGGCAATATATTTTTGTGATATAATGATATCACAATTTAAACATACAGTCAAAAAATAGGTTGTTCAACAATTAATAGCTTTTTACCGGATAGGTCATCCAAGCCTTAGATCTCTTACCGCCTCCGAAGCCTCTCTCATTTGCATAGATCGACCTTTCTCGAGCTTGATGGTCGTGATCTATTCCTGCATCAGGGCCAGTTCCAAGGGGAGTTACAGGTCCACCTCCACCTGCTGCTGCACCGCTTGCCTCTTCTACCTCATCGTCATCTTTTTTTTTTAATTTCTTTGAATCATCTTTTGCATCAAGAATTTTCTTCGCCTCCTCGCGAATAATTCTTCTAAGCGCCTGCTCCTCAAGACTTCCGGGAATTGTCCTCACGGGCCTGGCAGAATAAGCCGAATAGCCGTCGTCTCCCTTGTAGGAGACAATATATTCATCTGATATATCTTCTCTCTCTTCTTGCTCTTCAGAAGATATGTACTCTTGACCATAAGGTAGGACGTCACTAGGAAGATATCCTGGACCGCCGTGTCTGCTTGGAAGCTCTTCTGTAACCTCTTCTTCCTTTGCTTCTCTAATCATCTCTCTGATAAAAGTTCTCAATGTTGATTCTGACATTCCTAAATTCCTCATTATCATATTATATCTATTCTCAAGAAGCTGAAACCTTGCTTCTGAAATTGGGCAAGCACACCCCTCTGCCTCCGGAAAGCTCACCTCATCACCTGGCATCACCGGGACAGCCGGCTCTATGCCTCCTTCAGCATCAGGATTGTCTGCTTCTAGATCGGGCTCATCTTCCTCTATTTCTGCCCTTGCTTCATCAGAAATCGGCAACTCTTCAACGATACAAAGTGAAGTATCTCCATCCAGTGCAGTGTATAGAGAGCCTAGCCTTGAAAGTGAAAGAGAGGGCATTTGCCTAACAGCAGAAAAAACCGGACCAAACCCAGACTCTAGTCGACTCATCGCCTCTCCAAACTTTGGAGAGACTGATTCAATATTCTGTGACACCTCTAATGCTCCAGAAAGCATCTGTGCTAATCTTGAAGATAGGCTAAATATAAGACGCTCTATTGGAAGTGTTCGAACAAAAAATCCAGAAAGTCCTGAGATGAAATTCACTGCAGGAAGAGTTGCGGGTTCATCGCCGGGTATGGGAATTGCAACTAGTGCAAATACGGAGTCGTATGCTTGAACTATTGTTACAATTGCATCTTTAAGGGCAGTTAGGAATTCTCTAAAGCGAGATCTTGACTCGAGTCTGATTGCTGGATCCAGGTTGCAAATATTCTGAATTATCTGGATCATCGGTCCATCTGACGGCTCTATCAATGATGATGAAAGGATTTCTGGATCGACACCTATTAAATCACACATCTCTTCAATGGCAACTCTTCCAGCCTCTGCCTCCCTATCTAGAATCATCTTTCCAAGAAGGAGGTCAACGCCTGGAACCGAAAGCCCGAGGCTTTTTGCTGCATCTTCGACAAATCCTGGTAAAAATCCCTCCTTCAGCGGGTTAAGTTTTTCCTGTCTTCGTCTAGGTCTCATTCCCAGTGAATAGAGAGGGAGCTTTCCTGTCCTTAAAAAGAAATCATCATCTTCAAAGTCTTCATCGTCAACCTGGGTTGGAAACATCGGTTCTGCACATGAATCGTCTTCAAACCCCCTGTTGACTCTTCCAATCCCATCGATAGAAGAAAATCCACTATCAGCGCTCATTGAAGGTTGACCTGATGATCCTGTATATTTGTATCTTCGAGGTCTTCCAAGATATTGAGATCCGTCAGATGTAGCAGAGGGTCCTGATGGAACCTTTATTCCGTGACTAGAATAGTACCCAGTCTTACTCTCGCCATTATCTTTCACATAGATAAATATTCACAGCAACTAGCTATTGCTAGTCTTGGATTTGTGAATTACCATAGCTTTAGCACTTTGCAAAGCAAGGGCAAGAGTGGGCTCGTGTCCCACATAGAACCTATTTTCTTCAAAATGACTTCCAGAAGCTATTTGAATAGCAATCCATTCTTCGGGCTCTAGTGTAATCCCAAACTGCTGTATCAGACAGAGTGATCTGTGAGAGACTGACATTCTACTTAGATTTTCGTTAAATTTAAACATCTGGCCAAGCTTCTCTCTATGCCAGTCTGAATCTTGCAAGATAAAATAGTCTTGATCTGTGGAGCCTACTTTTCCAATATCATGAAGCAACCCGACCCTAAGAATTGAAGAAGTTGACAGCCCAAGATCATGAGACTCGTTTATCTTTCTCATCGTAGAAGTAACGTCGAGAGAGTGCTGAATCAACCCTCCGGGAAAGGCTGAATACTGATCAAGTCTTGAGCTAGCTGGGCAGGTAGAAAGTCTTTCTCCCAGAGATTCTAGCATGTGATTTAAATTATGATCAGAAAGCCTTCCGCAAAGCTTTTCAAACACACTCCAATTATTTTCAATATTCTCTATAGATGGATTCATAGTCACCTCTTATAGAATTATATTTTAGCAGACAGCAGTGTACACTAAAGTCTTACTATCATCATCAGTGATTTTTGTGCCCTGTCTTTAAAGCCGCATGGGTTGATTGCGTATCTTTCAGCCGGGTTTATCTTATTGTCAAGTAAGTTTCTTAGGGCACATGCTATTTGCTGATCAGTTGCAATTCTTTTTTCAGGTTTTTGAAGATAGACAGCAATCTCACCTCGGCGGATGTCTGTTTCAATCTTTTCAATATCGTTTCTTAGTGGGTGAGATCCACCTGAGACGAGGGAGCTAAGCTGGCCTCCGACAGATTGGACAGACAGTTGAGACTTTTTAAGAGGCTTTGGTTCTTCTGGAACTTGTAGGGCTTTCAGCTTTCTCTTTTTTGAAACGGGCTTTCTTAGACTTTGATCAGGATTTGCCTCTATATTATACAGACGCATCAGCCAGTAAGCTGAATCAGGGCTAATTTCATTAAATGACTGACCTTTTGAAAGAATTAATTTACCCTTTTTAGGCTCGAAAAGATCACTAGAAATAGGCTCATCAGGAGAACCTATGATCTTCTGAATGATGTACCCAAATTGGCCTACATTTCTAATATTTAAAATTTCAATCTCCTCTCTTATGATCCGAGAAAGATTTTTTCTGCTTATCTTCATTACGCCCCTCATAGGATAAGTATTTCGAAACTATGCTATGATCTCAGTCGCAACGGGGAAAGATCCATCAATTCCCGGGATAGAGAGTGGGTTTGAGATAATCTTTAAAAATTCTCTCATGCTTGAATCTGGAACATCAACAATTACAGCATCGTGAATAACGAAGACAGGATCTATATCTAGCCCCCGGTCTGAAAAGTCATCCATTAGTTTTGAAAAACCTAAAAGTGCCCCATCAGCTGCAGTTGACTGAATAAATCTATTTACTAAAATATGTTTGGGAGCATTTTCAACTGATAGTTGTCGACCATAGTGATTTTTAACTGTCTGATCTTTCTCTGCTTCTTTTTTTAATCTTCCCTCGAGGGCACTTATTTTAAAATATTTTCTAATTTTTTCAAGAATCTTTTTTGCCTCCGATGGCTCACAATCTCCAATAAGCTTTGCGAGTTTTCTAGGAGACATCCCATATAGAGAGCTGATGGTTGCAATCTTTGCAACATCCCTGTTGACTGAGGACTCTAGGGCGTTGGATCTTACTATTTCATAGACATCACTGCAAGTATTATTTCCTGAGATAGAGAGTGCTATTCTAGGCTCAAGTGAAACAAAATCAATCTGAACAAGCTTAGACTTCTTCCGGGCAGATCTAAGAAGAGATCTTCTATCTTTTCTCAAGGTTAGAATTGAGGGTCCGGACGTAATGGTGAGCCTTCCGCTGCAAGATGAAATCTGGCTATACGTCGTAGCGGGAAGAAGTCCACTATCCAGCGGAATGAAAGTTTTTAGTGCCCCAGTTCTTTCATCTTCACTATTGATTATCCTGTAGAGCTCTTTCTTATTAATTGAGCACTGCACTAGACCCTGCAGGAACTGCCGTATTGTCACGAACTCTTTTGCATGATAGGAATCACCATACGTCTCAAGAAGATCGCTAGACTGTCTTATAAGCCGCTTCAAGTAAGCTTGAAAGTCAGCCCCCTTAAGTGCGTAACGAAGTGGCACATCTTTTATCCCACTTTCTCTCAATGCAGACCACATTGTCACATGCGATTCGCCCGGAGTTGTTTGAAGTGTTGAGTCTGTGGCAGCAGCAAGCAAGTCTAGGCTTCTACTATATTTTTCAGAAAACCCACAGACCCAAGCACCATCCGGAACACTATCTGACCACCTGAACATCTGATCTTCACTGACTAGGTGCAAGTCACTTCCGATCAATCTTTTATTAATGCATATAGCCACAATATTATTTTAAATAAATGTCAGCATGTGTACACATTTTAGATTGCAGTGCCTATCAATCGCCCACGTAGGCTGGCTCCTCCATTCCCTCGAGACTTCGCTCGACATGAGGAGCTTCACTCGCCACAATGGTGCTGTAGTTATCGTGCCAATCATCATAGGTGGGAAGGCTTTCAGAGTCGGGAAAGAAGGCACGAAGAAGTGCTTCATCATTCTGGACCATCCAGTCGTACTGTTGTCGTGTTGTTAGACCTCTTCCAAAAAGGTCATTAAACACGACGACGCCATCCATCGGGTCGGTGGCTACTTCTGGTTCAGTAATGGTTGAGCTTGCGCCGGCTTCCTGGAGACGCCACTCATCCTCGAGGAAGGAGCCGTCATTCTCCACAGTCACACCGTTTGCGGCAAGAATAGCGTCCATTCCAGCTCTCCTCGATTCTTGGGTCGATGCTTGGCTGCCAGCCTCTTCTCGCCTGGCCTCACGGGATAAGCGCTCATTTCCGACATGAAGCTTGCCCTGAGCCTGCTCAATGAGGTGCCCGACGACGGATGAGCCAAAGAGGCCATGATCGAGGAGAGATTCTTGATCGTCAGGCACGGGTCTCCGAAGCGGGTTATTATCACCATCTCTACCCTCGAATGAGTCAAGAAGATTTAAGGTGCTAATCGTATTGGTTCTAATGGAGTCAACTGTAGCTTGCTGTCCCGAGGGATAGAAGGATAGGTCAGTTGTAAACTTTCCTGGGCCAATGTTATGTGTAACATCTCTAACAGTAAAGATATTATCAGCTGTAGTTCCTGTCTTAAGGTCTAGGTAGAATTGCTGGCCATAGTGAAACATTGGATTTCCCAATCCTGAGACTTTGGCAGTTGCAGGAACTACAGTCACCTCGTCTATTGACGACGCTGCGCTCGTCGATGTTTGATTATCCTCGGGCTCTCTAAAGGTTCGGGATAGCAGGGCATTAAAAAGAGCTCCGCTTGACATTCCTGATATCGTTACGTTTGAAAATGGGCTATTGGAGGTGCCAAATGGGATATACGGAACACGAGATTTAATGTAGTTGTGAATAAAATCTCTATCCATGTCAGTCAAAAAAGTTTCCAATGCATCGAACTGATTAAAAGAATCAGTGCCGTTTAAGTAGGAGTGGAAAGCGCCCTCGTATGCGCTGTTCGGATCTTCTAGGAATTCGGATCGGAACTGAGTCGTGCGATCAAAGACTACCCCTGCACGCTCTCGAAGGCCCTGAATGGCTGAATTAAATGAACTAGCTGCTCCGGAACGTGCGTCGGGGTCCCTGCCCTGGAAGAATGATGGTGCGATTCTTCCGGTAATGCAGTCCAATATGAGCTGCTCTCCAATGTGGGTAGATGCATTCTGATCCATTAAGTGAATTCTCAACAGGGTCTTTGAAATGTCTCTGCTGCCATCAGGTCTCATAAATGGAACGGCCTCATAGATAATCTTAAGGCGTGGAATTTTAAATCTTGGCCTAAAGAGGCCCATTTCCCACATTCTTTCAGACAGTTTTTCATTAAGATTAAAAGTAGGACCGAGGTCGCGAGCAGCCCTCTGCTGGGGAGTCTCTTGGTCATCAGACGGGGTCCCTGAAGTTGCGGCAGCAGCTTGTTCAGCTGCGGCAGCGTTTGCTTCAGCCTCTCTCTCAAGCGCATCATCATAACCACGATATACATCTTTAAAGCCATATGCCTGATGTGATCCATTTCCGATCATCGATGAAAATATGGACTCGAGCCTGCCCGTTGTTAGATTTGAATTTTGAGAAATTGCATCTTGAATCAGCTGATTAAAATGATAAAATCTTATTGGGAAGGCCGATATCGGCCTTCCAGCGAGGGCACCTGCACACTCATTAAAGGTGTAAAACAACATCTGGACTTCATCATACCTTCCCGTTCGTGACATGGGGTAGCCCATAAACTCTACTGCAACCTTTCCAAGAGAGACCCAGTCACCGTGACCTTCACCAAGATCAGGCTCTACATCCTCAAGACCGCTCGAATCATCACTAGTAGCCTCATCTGACTCATCAGATGTACCAGAGCCTGCCTGACCGTCTGTAGGATACAGGGGATTTCGGGGATCTAATGATAGCTGAGCAAATCTAAGCTCATACATTAATCGACCGGTCGACCGAAGTGCCAGGTGGAAGTTTCTAATAAACGGATCATCAGAGGCCATTAGTGCTGGATTGATATTGTCTAGCTTTGAGCCTAAAAGTGCTTGAACAGTATTTGTCGAGCCAATTACCTGACTTTGGAGCTCGCTGCTAGTGGTCCCACCCAGGACCAGCAGCGCTGCCCTAAGGGTTTCTTTGACCTCGGTGGACCTTGCACCTCCGGAATGGATCATGTCTTTTGCTCTAAGGAGGGAATCATAGAGGGCTCTCTCGATCATCTCATTTGACGAACTCTCAGGAGGGCTAAGGTGCTGAATATCAAAAACTTCTTCAGAAATTACCCCTCCTGCAGCGGCGGTCCGCCTAAGAAGTGCACAGACCTCTCTAATAAGACTTGTAACAACGGAAATGTGAACATAGTCTCCCGTACAGACGTGTGTTGTCTTAGTGTCCTCTCCTCCAGTTGTTCCCATCTCTAGTGTAATTTTAACCTGACCGTTTTGGTCCATGTTGTAATTTCCCTTGATAAGCCTGTATTTTTGAACTGACCTAAGAGAGTTTAAAAATATTCCCCAGGGAGATCCTGTCGCTGGGTCACTGTTGGGATGAGACCATCCAAACTCTAGAAAAGCTTCAGTTAGACCAAAAGTTCTAGGTGCTATAAACTGTGCAATTTCACCAAGCCTGGATCTGTCATGAAGTGTTATGTTGACCGTCGCCTTCTTGAATCCTATCAGACCGTATCCGGAAGAGTATTCTTTAATTGTAACTCCATCTAGAGACATAAAGGGAGCAGCAGGATCAATAACAGGCGTCGTTCTCTCTCTGTTAATGTCCATATTGACAAGCGTCTGGGGGGATGTGAAAAGCTCCATTCCTGTGCGCCTATGCCTTGATGCAACTCGTGTTGAGACAAAGTTAATACCCCACTGGTCGACTCTCTCTTCTGATCCATCGAGAGATTCAATAAATTCTTCCGTGCTACTGTGGGCTTCGTTTCTGAAGGCTTTCTCTATCACGTCTTTACTTTCTGCGGATATCCTATTTGCAATGTGCCAGTTAGGTGAATCCATCTCAACTGATCCGTCACTTAAGAATGAAATTATGTTTCCATGGGTCTTCCCTCTATCATCTATGGCGGGGGTGTCGACTTTAAATTGAAGATTGATAAAGGGTGTGCAAAGTGACATTTCTATTGTGGGGATTCCAGATGAGAAGAGGCTTGCCTGAAGAACATGTCTCGTGTTTGGGTTGCAATAAATCTTTGGAAGCACTAAGACGCCTAGTGTCGGTGAGATGATTCGATCTGGATTCGCTGGATCTTCATTGACCCCTGTATACACATTGTAGGTTCGAGGAGTTCTTGGAACTCTAATATTAGCTGCAGACCACATAGAGGGACCTCCAGCCTTTTGGATAATTTCCTCTGTGAGCCTCTCGATAACATCTCGAGCAAGGTCGTCAATCTCTAAGTCACCCATTTCGGCAACTTCTCCGGCAAAAGAGAAGTCGTCTGCGTTGGCTTCAGCGCGAACCGTGATTTGTGATTTGATCTCCAGGAGAAAGTCATTCTCAGAAGCACCGGTGTCATCTCTCCCACCAGCAATAAGCTCACTGATAAGAGTGCCTCCGACAGTGACTCCCCAAGCAATTCGTTCCCTTCCAGATGACGATGGCCTATTTTCAAGGGCTATCACATATGGTTGAACATCGAACCCATCTCTGTCGCGTCGACTCCCACCGAGTCCGGCATATCGGTCAGGTGGGCTGAGAGCTCTCCTATACTGATCTCGTAGCGCGGTCACTTTTGCTCCATCGCTGAAATTCATTTCCCATCCAATCTGGGTGGGGCTTGATTCTAAATTCCATGGACTGCGAGGTGAGAACCCCCCCGTGTCGAGCCCAGCGGCTTCAGCCATATCTCTCATGTCTGTGCTAGAAAAACCGAGTAGATCGTGATAGTGCAGACAGACTGCAACAAGACGGTCGACAGCATTTCGAGCGTCTGTGCTAGAATTAGTGATCACCTCTGAAGCTCCAACCATCTTAGAGATGCTTATGGGCAAGGCAGCAGAAGGTGGCATGTCAAATGTTGCGTTGTAAGAGTATCTCAAGGTCCGCGGATCAGCACCTGGGAGAGCTGAAGCAGCGTTACCCAGGCCGTAAGTCGCACCGGTATCTTCAGCAATTGTAGCTGCTCGTGTCTCAGCATCTTCATTGGATATTTGATATCGAGCTGCAACATCAAATGTGAATGAGCTAGGCTGAATTGCGCCTAAGTTGGAGTCTAGCTGACCATCTGATTTCCCCTGTATGGGCTCAAAGTAAATCATCATATCCTCAGAGAGACCGTCAGGTAGGTCGCTTCCTGCTGCATAAAAGGATCTTGAATAATCAATGAGATCACACAGGGGAATGCCTCCGGAGCTTACATCAAGAACTGATTCCATCAACTGGGTGGCACTCGTGTCGCCTACTAACAAGGTAAATCCACCGAAATTGAGGTGTTCTCGTCCTAGTGCATCACGCTCACCTCCACCCGTTTCTTCGGCGCCAAAGGAAGTGAAGTTATCTCTAATCTGAAACTGTGTAAGAGACAAAAGATCCATAGTGGCATTGTAAGCTGTATTTGGTGGGTACTTTTTTGCCATGCCTTAATGTCCTAGACCATTCTTAAAGCAGCACCGGGGCTACTGGGTATTGATAAAATTGTCCCAGCTGGGACTTGGAGACCCCATCCGATTCCAGATGCTGCTGCAATAATCCACCACAGGCTGGACCTTCCATAAACTTGACCGGCAATGGTGTCAAGCCTCTGGGATTCAGATAGCTGAATGGTTGTATAGCTTAGTGCACCTGATATAATTGCACTTCGTATTCTTGTAGATGCTCCAGAGGCTGGAATGCCCCTTCCACTATCGATTGGAATCATATTTGAATATCTTGAACTAAAAGACATGGCAGCTACTCATTTTTAAAAGTTTTTCTATGCTCAAACTCATAGGTTTCTCTTGATGACTGGCCTCCGTCGTCGTAGACGTCTCCAGACATTGCTCCAGCAGCTTTTCCAACATTATAAATTGGAGCTCTGTTGAAGCCCTCTCTGTCGATACCCGGAGGAATATCGTGAATGGGTGTAAATCCAATAGAGACTCGGCACATCTTCGGTGCCCTGCTTCCCCAGTTGATCTCCCACGTTGTCTCTTCTGTCATCCAGTCAAATTTTATATTCTTAATAACGCCCGCAAGACCTCGACCACGTGTGCTTTCAAACCCGCGGGTAATGACATTTCTTTCACTACTCATAAACCCCTGAGGGCCGCTTAAAAACTGAGAAAGCTCGCTTGAATCAACACCAAGGGCAGCTGCACCTTTGTTAACCAAATTTTTAACTCCTGCTACAAGAGCTTCAGCTGGATTTAGCAAGGGCATCATAAATCTATTAAAGATAATGTTTGGATCATGAATGATATCGGAATGATTTATCGTAATGTGGCATCCAAAAAAATCTTTAGGGACATTAAGATCTATAATAGCAACCCTGTAGACTGTACGTCGTCGAGCCTTGTCATTGGCATTGTCAGACCTGCCCGAAACACCCTCTGTATATCTTGATAAAATAACTCCTAGAACAGGCCTATTGAACCTGACTTTTTCAACAGTTGAAAGATCATTTCCAGCGGAATCGGCAACGACACGATACGGCTTAGACTGGCTGGCTTTAATAAAAACTCGATTTCCTGCAACCTGTCGCATTGCTGGTCCGGATAATGCAGCTGATGTTGGCCTATACCCAGAATTAGAATTATCAACCTTAGACTGTAAAGCAGCCCCGGCATTTGCGGTTAAGTTTCCCTTGGTTGAGATTACTGATGTTGGATCACCATCGGGATCAGAATACTGTCCCAAAATTAATCCTAAGATTGGGTTAGCAAATCCATTCTCCAGTAATTTTGATGCTGCTAGCTGAAGTGTAGGATTGGCCATGGCAGATCCGAGCATAGAGGCCCCACCTCGATCTGAACCGATTAATTTGCCAGATGCAGCGTTAAGTGTCGATATTGGACTTCCCATAACACCCAAGAAGATCTTGAGCATTAGCTCGTCTGCGGCATTTGTAAGCCGATTAGAGATAGCAGCAGCAAAACCCTCACCAGGACGGCTTCCCATCGTATGATGAATGAGATCCATATTATGTAACTGATTTCCGACACCAAAAATTCTTGAAAGATTAAATTTAGAATAGTTGCTCTTAATAACATCTCCCACCCTAAGCCTAATGAGGGGTGTGGCACCTATGACCTGGCTGAAAGGTTGTGTAAAGGTGGCATCCGAACTTCCGAGACTCCGATAAGTCCCCACAGAGTCTCCTGCAGACCACTGGGGATAGACAAGCGTCACAAGCTTGTTGATCTTAAACCACATCTCATCAAAATCTTCTTCAGACGTTGAAGCAATTGTAAATGAAAGACCGATGTCCCGCTTGGTGCTATTGTAGATTTGAACGTTATCCATTCTCCCATACCCGCCAGTATCACTAAAGCTGGCTGTATAGGAATCACTTAAAGTATCTAAAAATGCATGGAATGAAATTATCTCATTGGTCCGGATGTCGTGAAAATAGAATGGAACATACTCTGAATCCAATAGATCTTCGAGTCTCCGAACAACGGTGGAGGGAATTCTTTTTCCATTTTCAATATCTAGCCCTGCATACATTTTCTTTCCCATGGGTGAGGCTAAAAGCTTAGCGGGATTTACATCCTGCTCACCCATTCCCATTCTCACAACTGATCGAAACACACCAGCAGGAAGAATGTATGCAGAAGGTGTAGCACTTGTTCTCATGGAAAGTGAACCGGCATTAAATCCATCTGATGTCCTGCTCTTCGAAACACGTGTCGAAGGACCATCAGGTAAGTCGTCAACTGACCATGGGTGAGAACCCCTGGGGATTCCAAATTTTCCTGATTTTGATTTTTTGATTTTTAGCCTAATGTCTCCCACTATTGCCAGAGAGTTTAATATTCCAAAAACCCTGCTATCACCCACCCTATTAATTAATCTTTCTGCATCGTCAGGATCGAACCCCTCTCTTGTAGATTTCGATATTAGCTGATTTGCAACGTGGACTGATCTAAGAATCGATCTTGCCAGGACTAAAGAAAAACCCGGAGACGTCTTCACGATCTTTGAACTACCGATCTTTTGTCCCTCAAGCGCTGCTACAGAGTCAATATTAGAAAGAGCCTTATCTAGCCCAAGCATAAATTTTGCACCAGCATTGACACAATTTAGATAGGGCCTGTCTGTTGGAACAAGAATGGAGTTCATAATAACAGACATCCTTGATCTTGCATAAAAGCTTCCCTCACCGCTGAGAAGTATTCCTCGAGATGTGTCTATTTTTGAATTTGGCCCAGCTGAAGCTTTTAGCGCTATTTTCTTAAAGGATTCGATAGCAACCAGGGCAGATTTTAAAGCTATAACTGCTCTTGCCTTGAGAAAGGCGGTTGAAGATGGGTCAAAAGACTGCTCGTCTGGACCTGTCATTGCTCCAAATGAATTAGAAGATTCTGTGGGATCAGCAGATAAAAACTCACCCCTTCCTGCCCGAATTGAGGACTTGTCCTCGATTTTTTGATCGATTCCTCTGGTTGGAAACCCTTCAGCGTTCTTGGCTCGGAGGTCAAATGGAGATATTTTTTCAACTGGGTTTGAGGAGCCAAGCCCGGACTCGGGTGGGCTTTCATCATTTCCTGTCCACCTAATGGACTGATTAATTAAAGATTCACCAATCTTTGCCAGAGAGGTGAGGTTAACTTTTACAGAGTGCCTATCATACTCACCGAATTCTCTCTGGGTCGATAGAACATCCTCTTCTTCAAATTCTTCCTCTAGCTTTCCCCTTTCAACGAAAGCATCTCCCACAGCATCGCCGGCAGGAGAAAATCTATTATTGTTTCTCAATATATTAACAGAGGCATTTATCAGTTCTTTCTCCTTGTCACCGGCAGGAGATGATGGAAACACTCTCGGAACAGTCACAGAAAGCTGTCCATCGGAACCGATATCTTTTCCTGAAACAGTGGAGAGAAGATCGTGCCCATCTTTTCCGGATTCCTTGTCTATGAGGGATCCAAGGGTCACTGTCTCTTGGTCAAATTTTCCACTATTTGAATACTCAACAAGAGACACAGAGAGCGGAGAGGAGCTACTTGTATCAACAAAGGGTCGATCGACCCCAGAATTTGATGGAGTGAGGGGTGAACCCCTAACAGGAGAGATTGCCTCTGTGCTTCCTGGGCTTACATTGAAGATGACGTCATGGTTATCTTGAATAAAATTGACGTAATCCCCCAGAAGCCCTGTGGCGTTGTCAGAGAAGTCAATAAGCTCCTTTCCTGTGTTCGGATCGACACCAAGATCATCTCCCTCTCCAAAACTTCCATCGCCAGTGTCATCTCTCAATCGATAAGATATTGAGTCTGCACCACTTCCAAGGGATGTCAAAAAATCTTTCAGCGTTTCTCTGGCCAATCTATTGTCTCCGAACCAATGTTTTCATTTATGTTACTCATACTTATTGACTTCCCAAGAGTGTCAATAAATTTAATAACAGAATCCTCATCTACTAGAATACTCGCAAGCAACTGAAGAGAATTGTTGAGGCCGTTGGATATCTCCTTCATCTCTAATATGATCTGACTCTTCTGGTCTTCTGTCAGCGTGCTCAGAAGATCCTGAACTTCGGGATCGGACTCTAGCTGTAAAAATAAATCTTTCATCACACCCTATCTACGACAAAGTCATAATCTCCGGTTGCTGACGATTCAACTAGCTGTTGCTTAAAGTCAGCAAGGGTGACACCGCCAAGACTGACTTGTAGGTTAAGATTAACAGGGCGGTCAGCTGTAGCTGCTGTGCCAGTCTCAGCACCAGCAGCTGGAGATGGGAGAGCTCTACCCGCTTGAGGGGTTGCCCTAGGGGGAGACGCCATTCGGGTCATCCCAGTCAGCTCATCAAGTTCTGCAAGAACAGGGTGAATATCAGCTGCCGCTTCGGTCCTCTCCAGATCTTCTACAGACATTCCAAGCTGTTGTGCCATAGCATTTCTCTCTAGCATGGTGCCCTCGGCACCTATTTCTTGGAGCATGTCGGCAACTCCAGGACCGAAGACCGCCTGATCTCCTGGATTAATTGTCTTTTGAATAGAGCCGAATCCCAGGTTCAGCTCGGCACCAGGTCCAAGTTCACCAAACAGGGCATCATTTACACCACCGGTTTCTGCAGGTGCAATCTCCCCAGTCGCCTCGTAGCTAAATGTAATTGCCTGACCATCAACACCCTCCTGGACGTAGTCGACTATCTGACGACCTCCATCATTTAGTATCTGCTGGGAGGCTGGATCTCTAAGACCGACTAAAACGTTCTCGGGAACACTAAGACCTATATCCCCAG